GTTTTTTTTTTGTTTTTGATTAAATTTTTATTAAGCCTTACTAAGCCTTTTTGAGCCTTTATGAGCTTTTGATTGAAATTTTGATTATTACTTTTTACTTAATTTGTTTCATACCATTGTATGCCATAACCATTCTGTCCTATGAGAATGCTGTTGATGTGATGCCATAGGGAAGAAGGCATAGGTTGATGGTTTTGTATGTACCATGAGGGATGTCTGGTCTTCAGGATGTGATTGTATCTGCCATTGATGCAAGATACAAAGCTTTGAGCCTCAGACCCCATAAGGACATAGACAATGCCATTGGTATGAGATGAGAGATTGGTGAGAAAAGACCTAATGAAAGGTCGCCATAACAGAATGTGAGACCCAGTCTTGCCAGCAACACAAGAAAGTGCAGCATTAAGCATGAGTACTCCCTGTGACTCCCACTTCTCCAAACTCGGGTCAAAGATAATACTTCCATGAGGAAGAGAGAAGTCAATAACAGACTCCATAAGAACTTCTAAGTAAGGAGAAAAGTGGGAGGGTGAGGTAGAAGGGTCCTGTCCAATGATGACAACCCTAAGATTGTGTAAAGAACATACGGTAAAAGCCTTGAATATATCCTTAATACAAGGATATATAACCTGTCTGGAAGATGCAAGTCTTTTGAGTATGGCATTGGCATCATTCAGGTTAATGACCTTACACCAATCACCAAAATACTGTTGTATTGTCATTCTGCTATTTCATCAATATTAGCAAGTGCTACATTAAGAAGTTCTTCATTTGTTGTGGAAACAGACGGTGCATTGACCTTTTGAAGAGTAAATGGGAACTCACCTATATCCACTTTGATATTGAAGGACTCATAGGTTGAAGGAAACAGGGGATTGCTGTATATATGAGGAGCATCATACCTGTTTCTAAGAGCATTGGGGATTATCTGATTGATAATGTATCGTGTGAGAGAATCAGCCTTAACAGTGAATACAGACGGAGAAACCCTTAGGATAGGTTGAGTGAACTTATACACAAAAGATTTGTCAGGATTGTCCTGCTGTACCTTCTCAATCCGCCATGACATAATCATGACAGGCATGAGGTTCTTATTGAAGATAGCTCCACATGTACCATAATAATAGTCTTTGCCTTGAGTATCTAATGGTATTTTTACAAGACGCGCTCTATTAAATGTATTTATCAATATATTACGCATCTTAGAAGACAGTGTCTTGAAATTAGATTCTGTACCTGTATAATTAAGACATGCTGTAAAAGAATCTACCTCATCAGATGTGACAGGTAGATTACAATTAGACAGTTTTCCAAGCATAAATACAGGAAGCTCAAAGACATCCTTGAATATAGGGACATTCATATACTGAAAATTATGAATTACATTGTTCCTAAAAGGAAAGATGGAGTCTTGAAAGTATCCTTCAAAGCATCTTTGGATTATATATTTTAAATCTCTCATCAGCTTTGGGTTTTGAATAACATGTTTGGAGAATCATATTCAGTGAAGAAAGGCAGATCATAAGGGATGATGGGGTTAAGAGAATTGGCAATGAAATTGGTAAAGAGATTTACCATAAGAGAGCCAATCATACAAGCAAGATAAGTGGTCTGCTTCATTGAACATACAGTATGTTCTGCCTGGAAATCAGAGAAGAGAAACTCAGTTTCATACCTATCCATACTAACTTTATCATCACCTTGAATGCAGAAAATCTGTAAGGTGTCAATGGACAATCTACCATCAAGGAAGAGACATTTAGCCCTACTGTCGGGAGTCAAGGTCTGTATATGTCTTTTCCAAGAATTGTAGAAAATCTTTCGTGCAGCCATGTTGTCAAATCCACAAATCATGATGTCACCAGCCTCAGTGCTGTCAGTGAACTTACTTGAAACAGCATTGACCTGCCTGGCTAATGTGTAGGCAGAAATCATAGAAGCTATAGCATCAACCTTATATTGTCCAATATCATTGGTGCTGTAGAGCTGTCCTGCCATATTGACTCTTTCTACAACATCATCATCATAGAGAGTGATGTTAGCAGGAGCCATACGTGCAAGCTGAAAAGCCACATTAGAACCAATACCTCCTATGCCAGCAATAATGACACGAGACTTCTGTATTTCATCAAACCATGATGCACCAGAGAAACGAGTAGTAGCTTCATCAACAAGGAGAGAGGGGGAATTGAGAGGAAGAGGAGTAGAGGTATGTTCTGTAGGTGGAGTAGGGAAAATAGGTTCTGTAGGGAAAGTAGGTTCTACAGAAGAGGTCTCTGTAGATTCTGCTTCATCCATGTCCCCAAGAAGAGATTCTATATCTAAATCATCATTTCCTTCTCCTTGATTTTCATCATAATAATTCTCTTCTGGTATTTCTTCAAATTCAGGGTCTAAGATACCATCATCTTCAGTGATACCATTTTCTTCAAGAATATCGTTTACATCATTATCGGTAATATTGAGAGAAGTAGTCTCATTATTGTTTGAATTATTAATATCATTTGTTTCCATAAGCTATACAATATATTGGTAAAGGGTATCGATGTATTGCTGTATATAAGGATTATCATCAACATATTCAGAAAGTTCGTCAACAATAGATTGTGCAACAACACTTGTAAATATGTCATACTCATCATACGTATAAGAAGGAATATCGGGTTCATCATAGTGGTCAAGAGTGAACTGTATGATGAAGTCACGCCATTCACAGAAGGCATTGGGAAGACTGTCTACAGTAGCAGGCTTACCAAAGATGCGTTGATAAACATTAAACATGTGACGTGTAATCCAATGCTTAAAGTTGAAGGTCTTAGGATCAAGAATGAGATTGAGAGTGACTATGTGAACCACTACTTCATGAATTTTCTTAGGGTCAGGGGTCCAGTCATACTCAGTCTCTGTTTTATCAGTATCCTGTTTAGGAGTGTCCTTGAAATCAAGAGAAGTCTGCTGTGGAACAGTATTATTTTTTATATCCTTAGGGTGAAGCCATTCAAAGAACTGAGTATCACCAGTTTCAGACTTTAGATTGAAACCATTAGTCTGCTGAGAGACAACAGAAGTCTTTACAGCATCTTTCTTCTTAAGTTCAATTTCTGCAAAACGAGTGTCAAGATAAGACAGAGTATTAGGGACTTCATGACGTTCAACCTGTAAGTCAAAATACTCAATATACTCCTTGTCAACAATCTTAGTCAACTCAGTAGAGTCATTGCTGATGGTCTTAGAACCATTGCCAAAGAACTCATAGGAAGTGCCAAGAGACTTGACGGTGACCTCAGACTTAGACTGTACCTTACGAGTAATGCGTGCAACATAGGTACCTTTAGTGTCAACAACAAGAGATACAAAGCAATTGGTGTCATTGCCTTCCTGCTGAAGCATAAGATTGTCCTGACCACTGAAGAAGGCACCTAAGGCATGATGAGAATGTATCAAGCCAGTGTCACAGTCAAACAGTTCAATGTTCTGAGCCATATAAGCTGCAACCTCTTCAGACATGTGGAACTCAGTCCATCCAGATGTGCCTAAGTCCATAGGATAGAAATCAGCACAAGTGATGACTAAATCATTATTCTCAAAAGAACCTTCATGAGAAAAGAAAAGAACTCCAGACCATTCAGTAGTGGGAAATTTGCTGATAAGATACCTAATCTTTTCCTCTACACTTTGAGGAACAATGAGTCTATATGTAGACTGTCCTTTTACAAGTTTGGGGAGAATCTTGGGTTGTGTTGTTATTGTTGTGTTCATTTTTATATCTATAATTAATTACTTTGAGAATGTTCTTCAGTATATCCATAGCCATATAATGATTTATGACAGTGACAGGAAAGAACTCATTAATAGAAGATTTAGTAATAGTAGTAAGAATGCGTTTGCCTTTAAAGACAAGTACAAACTTACCTTTATAGCGATTTAAGTCTTGTAAATTTGTATTGTTTCTTGTAACATAAAACTTTCCATTAGAGACAACAAGATAGTTAAGCAAACTGCTGTCAACAAGTCTTTGTTTAGTGGATTCAGTAGTGAAAACAGTATTGCAATAACTGATGAAAGCATTGCTTATATCAATGATGAACTTATAGAAAGGCATGCCACAAATAAACTGACCATTACGGAAACTAAGAGAAAGATGTCCATGAGTAAGATAATACTGTATGAACTTCTTCTTCATAAAATCAGTAAAGAAAACAGGGTATATGAAACCAGACATATTGAAATTGTAATCAGTATAATTAGGAGCTATAGTAGACTTTCCTATAGTCTCCATTCTGCGCCAAGGACCTCCAGAGATAGACTCAACAGTGACATACATGGAAAGTTCCTGACAGAAGAGCATCCATTCAGCAATGTCACAATCAATCTTAAGAGTGTTGATAGTGTTTCTGATAGGTCCATTACCAAGGCAAGGGTTTTCAAATCGGGTAAAATCATATTTAGGAATATCTCTTATATGACTGTGCATATAGTTGCTAAGGAACTGTTCTTGAGAATAGGTAGCCCTGTTGAGCTGAAAGCCAGAGAACTCAAAAGGAATGAGACCTTTATCATCGATTTCAATCTTGGCATAGAGGTCTTGAATGTGAACAGACTTGTTATACTCATTGGTGACAGTGACACTAGGCCACCAAACATAGATAAGATAATAAGAAGAGTCTGCTTTAGCCTGAATATCAACATACTGCTCACCAAAGAAGTTCTTGAAGACCTCATATATATCACAAACCTCTTGATGATCAGGATTAGGGATAGGAGTTGCTGAATGTTGCATACTAATTATTTTAAAAACAAAAATAAAGGGAGCAAAGACAGATGTCCTTACTCCCAATGACCAAAACGGAAATATAAAGTTATGTTTTACAGACCAAGGTCATCAATGATGTCATCAATGTCATCATCGTCAATGAGATTGTCAGAGGTTGCAGTACTCTGACCTTGAGCAATAAGCTTATCAGTGTTCTCTGGCTCACCACTCGTAGTTATGACAAGCTTATGAATGTTTCTTTCCAGCTTCTGCAAGTCAGAAACAGAGAGCATGCCTTCATTGACAAGAAGACTGATGTGCATAAAGAGAGTACTGTCAACAGACAGAATTGTAGATTTGGGAATGAGGGAAGTCTCAGATTCCTTAGATTGATTGAGCTGTTCAGACTGTTCAGACACCTTAGGTTCATTCTTAGGCTGCTCAGTAGGTTCTGTCTTTGGAGCCTCAGACTTCTTGACATTAGCCTCAATGAATTTAATAAGGTCAAGAGTAGGAACCTGAGTGAAATTTCTACCAAACTCAATCTTAACAGCATTCTCCAGAGAGTTCTGCTTGATGAGGTTATAAGCCTCCTTACGACTAAGAACACCAGAAGCAATGTTCTTCTGAGTATTGGTGAGAAGAATGATAAGATTGTTGGTAGGCTGACCCTTATACATTACATTCTGCGGGAGCTGAGTGTCATCACTGAGAAGCTGGGTTTTAGAAATGCCTTCAGTAAAAGTCATGCCACTGAAATCAATGCCAGCAGCACGAAGATCAGTCTTAAGTTCGCCAAGAGTTGTGGCACTAGTTGTAATCTTACTTCTCTTCTGAGTTTTAGTATTTGCAATAAGAATTTCTCTTTCCATAATTTTTCTTTTGTTAATTGAATAGATTTTTTAATTGTTTGAATTGTGTTTTATCCTGCAAAGACTTATAATAATCACTATAGTCTTTACAAGAACCAAGATTAGAGACAATATTGACAAAACCAGTGCGTTGAGCCAATTTCTGTCCATCAATAATACCTGCCTTATCAGTATCAAAAGAAATAAATATCTTTTTATATCGTCTTTTCAACTCATTAATGGCAGTGTCAGACATGTCATAGCCTTCACCTTGAAGGCATAGAGTAGGGATGTGAAGCTGGCAAGATATGCATAAAGCATCCTTAAGGGAAGAGCAAATAACAACCTTATCACCATAAAGAGGAATCTTAGTCCAAAGACCTATGACAGAAGCATCCATCTTAGAAGACCACTTGAATCCTTTAGTATTATAAGGTTGATAGATTTTCATTTGTACACTGCCTTCCTTTCTCTCAATGAAGCTGTAGGCATACTTGTCAGCAGGAAATATATACTGCCTCCCCTTGTCAGAGGGAGAGCTTTTCTTGATAATAATCTTATAGGAGATGGGGTAAATCTCAGCATAATGAAGCCACTGCTTAGAGACTCCATAGGACTCCCAATAGGCATAATCATAATCATGCCAAGGACGTACTTTGACTTGAATGGAAGTAAGAGTGCTTGCCTCCTTTCTTGTAAAAGTACGTATCTGCTTAGGCTTAATGGTGATGTTGGTATTCTTAATCATGAGGTTGCAAACCTTTTCAAGTGTCTGATTGAATGTACAATCCCAATAAGCACAAAGAAGGTCGAGCAATCCACCATGAACAGAAGAATCAGCATGGTCCTTATACCTAATATGACCTCCATTGTCCATGTAAATGCTGAAAGATGGATGAAGGTCTTCCCTAAGAGGAGATGAAATCCTGCATGGAATGGACGTGATTTGAGGAAATACAGCAGAAAGAACCTGTGTCTCGCTGAACTTGCTGAAAATTTCAGTTTTAGATATACTGGGAAAAGTCTTGCCTATCACCATAAGATTATTATCATAAAGCAGTTTTAAGAATTAATAATTCCAAGGCAATTCATTGCCCATAGAAGTCTCAGACCCCTGACCACCAGTAGGTGCAGCAGGAGCAGTAGAGAAGTCAGTAGGCTCTACAGAATACTCTGCAAGAGGCTGCACACGGAAATCAGTAGAAGCATAAGAACCGTTGTTCTTGGCATTGGCAAGTTCCTTCTCAAGACGGTCAAGAGCCTTAGAGCCAGCACTATTGAGGAGAACCATGCCATTACGTGTAGCAACAGTCTGATACTGCTTGCCCTCATCAGTAGTACGCACACCATAAAGGAGCTTCACCTTATTGTTGGGCTGAAGAGCAATGGCATCCTTGATCTCAGAGAAATCACCAGAGAAATAGTCCTTGATATGTTCAAGTCCAAAGAGGAAGTCATCAGCATTGTCCTTCTTGACCCAAGAACCATTGACATAGTTGAAAGCATCGCCAACACCAAGATAAGCTTTGAGGAAACCAACAAGGTCAGCTTCACCAACACAAGCCATGCGATAAGAAGAATCAATCTTCAATTCTTTGCCAGTAGCAGAGAAAAGCTTCTTGCCAGCCTTGGCATCATTAGTGTCAGCCCAAGTGGTGTTGCCATACTTGTCAATGACCTGCACCTTAGATTCATCCTTGTTGTAAGCAGGAACATTGCGAAGAGTAAACATTGCACGATTGATAATCTCAATGCCATTGCAGATGTTAGGGTCAGTCTTGACTACAAATGAAACACGAGCTTCCTTGCCATTGTCAGTGTCAACAACATATTCAGGGTCATTAGCCAACTCATGGCCATAGATTTCCTCAAGCTGCTTCTTAGTAGGATTGACAGCCACTACAAAAGAAGAGCCTACACCAACATACTTCTTGAACTCCTGAGTCTCAGTAGACTCCTGTGTCTTACCAATGGTAAGGAAAACATAACTGTTATTAATTTCCATAATTGTCTTGTATTTTTTAAATATTTGTTACTTACTTGTTATTTGTTAAAAATGTCATTACTCTAATACTAGGGTATTAACAGGCATTGTATCTTCTGTTACACTTTCTGTCTGAGGTGTAGTAGGTTCAGTAGGTGTGGTAGGTGTATCAGGTGAACAAGGTGTTTCATCAACAGAGATGATGTACTGCTTGTGTTTCTCATCATAAGAAACAATGTCGGTAGGGAGATACTTGGTAGTCTTCTTAGGCATGCCATTGACATCAATGCCAGGCTCAATGACCTTCTTGACAAGCATGTCTACAGGGAAACCAATAACTGTAACAATACCAGCCTCAAGAGACTTAATCTGTGTGTCACAACCATCATACTCAGCTGTAAGCTTATCTATCTTCTCCTTAAGCTTAGCACGTTTAGAGATGAGGGGGTCACAAGCCTTGGCTACACACTTAACTGACTGAAACTGACTGTAAGAAATTCTTTTTTCCATTGTTTTTTGATTTTTTAAAATGTTGTTTATTAATTTGAATGTTTATTGCTTATTACTTTTTTGTGTCAAGGAAGATGGGACTCATGTCAACCTTGATGTTGCCCTTATCATCAGACTCGGCAACTTGAAAGACCTTCTCTCTAAGATGTAGAGGACGAGAACCACGGATGGCATTATCACCTCCAACAAAAGAAATAAGAGTCTTATTAGCCTGACGAGAGATATAGCCAATAGCATCAGCCTCACCACAGATAATGTCGCCAGTCTTTCCTGCAATGTCTACAGCCATCTCTGTAGTCTCCTCATCATTCTTTCGGATTTGCTTGTCCTTGACATGGCATACAAGAATGAGAGTGTCACAAAGAGGACGAAACATATTGACCATTTCCTTAATGGCATTGCGCATGTAAAGATAGCCAGCACCATTAGGCAATTGACGGACATCAGCCTTAGGGTCAATAATCTTATCACCATTAGCATCCTTCAAGATGTTGCCAATCTTATCTTTCTTATAGCCAAAATTAGCACCCATCTGAGTTCTACGATAAAGGACTGCTGCATAGAAGACAGCCATTTCTTCCAATCGAGAAGCATTGTCAATAGTGATGAAGCGATAGAAAGGCTTGTCGCCATTCTCATGATTCTTCTGTGCAATAAGATTGCGGATTTCAAAGATGTCATTGGCATTTCTTGCCTGTACAGCCATGACATCAAGAGCACGGTAGCCATCCTCAAGGTCAATGATAAGATTGTTGTCAAGACTTGCCATTAGAGTGGACTTTCCACACTTGGGTTTGCCAAACAAGACCATCAACCGAGGGTTGTAGTCAGTGGCTTTCCTACGCTGGGTAGGTAAAACGATGTTACTCATTTTTTTTTGTTTTTAAATTAAAATTGTTATTGGACTGCAAATGTACTTAGACAAAGAAGCCTAAGCAAGATGCTATAAAATGTACTATGAAGAATGAAGAGAATCACTTAGATGTACTCTCTTGATTTCTTTGAATGAGCTGATAGACCTTATTAAGCTCAGGAAGATTGTCATACTTAGGAAGAGGGGCATAAAAACCAGTGGCACCATCAAAGTACAAGCCAATGATGGCATTGCTCTCACCATCTCTACCTAATACAACTTCAAGGAATCTAACACAACTTCTAAGTTTGGTAATGTCATACTTCTGATATTCCTTAAGTTCAAAAGCAAAGGGAGAAGTGATACCAAGCATGACATCACAATCCTTACCAGGGTCCTGACTATCAGCAAGACCTTTCTGTGTAGGTCTGATTTTGTTGGCTTTGAAGGCTTCAAGAGAAATGGTCTCAGAATTTTGCTGCTGTACAACTACAGGAATATAATTGAATTTGTTGCGAACAATCTTCAAATATTCAGATAGTTTCTTAATAGAATTACGCAAATCCATACCGCGTTCAGTGGATATAAGACTTATATGGTCTATCATACAAAGAACATATTCATCAGGGTCATCAGGTTCATACCAATCAAATACCTCCTTGTCATAACCCTTAACCTTCTTATAATGAGTAGTACCATGCTTCTCAGCATAATCCTTCAGAACATTGTAGATGCCAGTAGGATTTCTGTCAGGAATCCATATTACATGTTCTTCAAAGAAATGAAGTATAGACTGATACTCTAATGTGTTAAGAAGATCAAGAATCTCTTTAGGCAGAACTCTGTTCTCATCAACAGACTTGAAGGTCTTGATATCAATCCTAATCTTACCTCCAGACAACTTGTAGAGAAGATAGCAGATGAACTTACCAGTGATGTTTTCAGCCTTCTCCTCAAGAAGAGCATAGAATATCTTAAGTCTTACAAGGTCAGGATGCTCATAAGCATAAAGAACAGTGTTGAAGAGGAAGAGGAAATTGGTAATCTTGGACTTAGAAGCCTTGGCTCCTCCAGAGATAAGATAATAAGTACCTAACTCAACTCCAGGGAAGTCATAACGAAAGGTCTTGAAGGGAGAAGGAATACAATTGACCTTACCACTAAGAATGCGTTGTCTTCGTTCTTCAGCATTTTGTAATACTCGTTGAATAAGACTTGTACTCATACCTAATTCCTGCTATTCAGTAACCAATCATCACCATTAACAATGTCTTGAGGCTTATTCTCAGACTTATTTTCAAGGAAAGTAGCCAAGTCAGAGAGCTGCTCAACATGGACTTCATCATCAGCAGTAAGACGTTTGTCATTTTTAAGAATGAAATATTTAGCAAGACGCATGCCTACATAGCCTTTAGGAGCATAGGTGTCAACATATCTTTTAGTGGCATCAATGATGTCATCATCAGATACTTCACCATAGATATCAAGAAACTTCTTGAGCTTGTTCTTGATTTCAGTCTTGTTACATCTGAAATAAAAAGGAGACTCTCTGCCATTGGCATACATCAGCTTCTGTTTAGGAAAACAATCCTGTACCTTCAAAGCAAGAGTTTCAAGCCGCTGTTCATCAGAAGCAAGAAAACTACTAACTTTACTCTTCCATTTGGAAGTGATGTCAGGAGAACCTTGCTTGAAAAGATCTAATGTAATAATACCACGATTAAGCATATTGGTAGCAGTCTCCTTATACTTGCCCATGCTTATGGCAATAGCAATGAGTGTCTCCTGCAATGTGAGACCAAGTTTGAGGCACTTAGCCTCGTCAATTTCAATTTTCTTCATGTTGTCTGTTATTTTCGATAATTGTCATGAACATTGATTCCATGTCATCATCCTTAGTAGTCTTGAGAATGAAATACTTGAGCAGTTGCATATGACTAAGGTCATTTGAGAAGGACTTAACGTACTCTTCTGTAGCCCTCAGAGCCTCCTGCTCAGTAAATGAAAAGTTGTATTTAACTACAAGTGCACACAGTTTCTGCACAATGAGAGAAGTCTTGTCAGTCCAAGAATATGTTGTACCAGACTTACAGCCTTGAGGATAGAGAGCTTGCAGCTTCTGAGCCAATGAAGTATAGTCAATATCACTATTTATTATCCTATCATCAGATGATATAATAATACTTGTTATCAAATCCTTTGTGTTACGTGAAAGAACAATCTCATTAGGATTGAACACATTAGTATTGACAAGTTCATTTGTCAACATCTTATCAAGACATTCCTTGTAGTTGATACCATAATAGCCTATAAGTAATACAAGGAAATCACCTATAGTAATGTGCTCATGTTGGAGCACATCTGAATTTACTGTAAATTTCATAATATATGATTGTTTAAACCTTTATAAACGCAAAAAGCACAACCCCTTGGGAGGAGCTGTGCTGAATGAAAATATTTTTTATGATAAGCTTTTATAAGCCTTTCTAAGCCTATCTAAACCTATTTAAGCTTTTAAAGAATGTTTATTTATTTTTTATTTTTAGTATTCTATAGAGAATGTTTAGTAGTATTTGAGAAGGAATGTAACAAAATGGGATTAAAAGATGTTTATTTCTTTCCTTAATATATTCATATTTGGCATTCCATTTGGGAGCTTTTAAGGAATTGATCATTTTCTCCAATTCTTTATCAGATAAAATGTTTAACTTTTTATCATCAGTATTAAAACTAATTGTAACATACCCAATATCATAACATGCTCTCATTTGCAATGACATGGAATAGACAATTCTCCTATGAATATAAGAGAATGCTAAAGCTGAATGATGTTCTGCTTCTATGATTTTTTCTTTGTCCATTTACTTATTTTCTTTGTTAATATAAGGTACTGTCATACCTACAGGCATACTGATTGATAAGAAGTTTTTTATATACTTTTTGATATTTTCAGGAGATAATACATATCCTAATTGCCTTAGTTGATCTGGAGCTTTTTTTACAATTTTACCATTATTTGTATATAAATCAACAAAATCATCTATAGATACTTCTTTATTTTTAATTTGTTGAAGTACTGAATATGCTCTTGCTCTTTTCTCTTGTGGGTCTGTTAAATAGTAGTAATCATCTATCTTTAATCCACTATTTTTATAAGGTATATTTGGCACAATACTTTCATTATATCTCATAATGTCACCTATATTTTTTGTACCTTTTCTAAAGATAAATGGAGGAATAATCATATTACCTTCATTATAAATACCAGCATTTCCAGTAGCCCAGTGTGCTATTTCATGGTCAAGAATCTTTTGAATTTCATAAGTAGAGAGATCCCTTCTTAAAGTAATACCATATTCAGGATTAAATTCTATAAATGGAAATTTCTTTTTCAAATGTAATGGTGTTATATTGGATTGTCCTTCTATCTCAGGGTTTTTATTTATTACTCCTTTTACTTTTCCTGGAAAATAATCTTTACTATTTACCCTCCTGTTTGTAAGTTTCTTCATGTAATTCCAATGGTCTTCCAATCCTGCTCTTTGAAGTCTACTTTGATAGTCTTCACTATTGATAAAGTCTGTATACCTTTGAGCAGCATCAGCCTTTATGTCCATTGGAATTTGAGTTTTGTCTTCCAAAGGTGAAGACAAATCCACATCTTCCCAAGTGCCTTGGTCTATAGAAGGTGTTTCCTCAGACTGTCTAACAATAGAAGAAGCTTTCTTTGCTCTTCTTGCTTTATCAAGTCCAGTAAGACTCTTGAACATAAGTCCTGCACCACCAGCTAAATCCATAGCAGTCTCAGGGGTAAATTTTCCTTGACTGACATCATAGGCACCTTTGGCTGCAAAACCAAGACCTAAGCCAGTATTGGCAGCATCTACAATAGGATTGGACATAAGGGAGGCTATACCAACTCTTGCAGTCTGTCCTGCTGTAGTAGCCAAGGCTGCCTGACCTAATGCTCCTACTAATGGAGTAGAAGCAACTGCAAATGGAACTGCTGAAAGAGCTTGATTCCAAGCAGTAAGGTTAGAATGCTCTTTCTCCCAAGCAGCATGATAATGAGCACCTTCTAAAAACTTTGTTTTCAAATTAGGATTGTACTCCCTATGAGGAGTATCAAGAACCTGTGTCTTATCATTGCTTTGTGTAAGATATTCATTAAATTGTGCAGACAGAAGATTCTCCTTTGAAGGAGTGACAACTACCTCGTCAAGGGTATGGACTGGCATAACAGACTTAGCTGAGCCATTGTTATCTAAGACATAATAGTTGCCATTGGCATCTGCAAATACATTAACAGGAGTCTGCTGCCCATCTGTCAGTATATTAGCTGGAGCAGAAGGGTAGGGGACTCCTTTGTATGTGATAGGATGAGAGTAAGAGAACTCTCTTAGTGTATTGTTATCTGTCATAATAGTTTTCTTTTTTTCTTTAAGTTTTTTATAAGCCTTAATGAGCCTTAATGAGCCTTTTTGAGCCAAGGTTTTTAAGTCTTACTGTGAATTAAGATTATATTTATGGCAAAGTAACAAAAACCTTTTGAGAGTACAAAGAAGTTAAGATAATTTCTTTAAGAGACTTTGAAGCTCGGTAAGAGAATAGACTGTATGGATAGAGTCAGGATTGAAGTCCTTAATCATATCCTTAAGTATCTCTTCCTCACGAGTGTTCTTATAGAAAGGCATGATGATGACTGGGGATTTATGTCTTAAGGCACGTCCACATCTTTGTACACTACATACCTCAGACGAGGAATAGTTGGCAAAGATAGCATATTTACAATCTACAAGATTGGCATTCTCATTAAGAATGTTGACAGAAGTGATGTGATTAATCTTCTTATCATTAAAATTCTTGTATATTTGCTCAGAATAAGGATTCTTGGAATGTATGCAATGCTCACCAAGACATTCAGCCTGCTCAATAGTCTTGCAGAAAGTAAGTGTGCGCTCATCAGCAAGAATAGAAAGTATATTTTTAACAATACTATTCTTGAGATTGGCAAGATACTTAATGCGTTCACCACATGAGAAAAGCCATTTGTTCTTGGTATATTCTTTATGAGTACGCATAAAAGAGTTCTTTTGAAAGAGAATCTGAGAGTTCATGTCATTGAGCTTCTGACGCTGGGTGCAGGAGATAATGGCATGTACTTTCATCTTACGATAACTCCAAAGTTTAGAGAAAGAACCATGATGAAGGAGACCTTTAGCCTTAGGATTAATCTCTATAAACTCTGTAGAATGAACATTATTAAGCTCAAGAGGATAGATAATGATCTGAGGTTCAGGAAGAACACCATCCTTAATGGCATCAGTGATGTTACACAATACAGTCTGTGCATGATACTTATAAAGGAAATACTGCTTGAGTTTTTGAGGGATTGTGGCACTGAGACCAATGACATTATGAAAGGAGATGGTGTTAAAGAGGTCATGTCGGAGGTCACTGTTGAGGTGATGACATTCATCCATAATGATGATGTCAAAATGCTCGTCAATGTGCTTATGAAGTGACTCATAACACTCAATAATAAGATGAGCATTACCCTTGATGCCTCCCCACTTAGCCAACTCATCCTTCCAAGTACCTTTATGAGCAGTTTTGGCTACAAGCAGAAGTATGGAAACCACGGGTTTGTTATTGCAAGAGGTTTCTATAATATGGTTTGTCATTCTTATGGAAATGTAGCTCTTACCATAGCCAGTAGGAAGTTCAACTAGGGTGAAGTTGGACTTGCCTAATGCAGCAAGGCATTGAGAATAAGCTTCTTCTCTTGTCATTTTAATTTGAAATTTAAGAATACCATATTTCAGGTATATTGTTGTCAGAATATTGATTCATGAGCTTCGAGTGATGAAAGATAACTATCAGCTTCCTCTTCAAGGAAATAATCTTCTATCTCCTTAGAAGGAAGATTTTCAGCCATTGCTTTGAGATACGACTCTTCCTTGAAAGGGTCATAATCGTTGAAATGTGCTACCATAATGTTTGGAATTTTAAGTTGATAAATATGTTGAATGTATTGTGTTGTCTATAAACTGAAAAACCATTCCTGTTTCACAACAGAGATGGTTAAAATAGTAATCTAAACGGAAATAAAATCTATATAATTATGACTACGAAGTACTCCCTATTGGGCTTGAACCAATGACTCTAGGTTTAGGAAACCTATGCTCTATCCAACTGAGCTAAGGGAGCAAAAAGCTTCTACTGTTCTCACGAATGGCAGAAGCAGATAAATTAAAAATTAAAAACATCGCAATCTAACATTTTGTCTATGATTATTTATAACAACAATGCAAAGATACACTATATTGATAATAATGTAAAACATATAACCAAGAGACTAAGAACGTCTTAATGGAAATATGAGGAAGACTTAGGCTTGACCTTTTCAATAGTGAAGAAGGTAGCCTTGCGCTGAAGAATATGTCGGAAACCAAGTTTAAGACACTGGAACCAGCTTCTGGTACACATCATGCTATACTCATGGACATACGGAAGAAAGCTGACATAGTAAATCTTGTAGAAAGTGGTGTACCTTTTAGTTCTTGGCATTGGAGTAGTATTTTGAGAAATTCTCGAACTTTACTTTATGAGTGGAAGGATTGTATGTGCAGCGTGCCATGAGCTGGACATTAGATTTTGGAATGTAGAACATAATGAAATAAGGTTTTAATAGTGAAACAATGTTATGAGATTGTCGTCAAGGATGCTGAGAAGTTTACGTCTGTAAGACAACTCATTATCAGCATCTAAATACTTGTTATTATGATAATTAAGTCTTGCAGTATTAAGTGTTTCTAACTTATCCATAAGGAATCTGTTTTTATACTTAAGTTGATTGCATTCTATATTAAGCCATACTGTTGTGATCAACAACAGGACAATAAGGGCTATTGTTAATAATATGAGCATAATTATTTGTTTTAAAGTTATTTCTTTTCTATATTGTCAGTATGAATCATTAGTCCAAGGAAAGTATTGCTTACAATATTTGAGATTTTTCCTTTTAAGGAGAAACCTCCAATGACTTCATTCCATACTATCTCAAAAGTGACTGTATTAAATACAATAATGTCACCCTCATAAACTTCCTGACCATTCCTGTCTTTAAAACCAGTGAATTGCCCGACAGTAGAGGGATTAACTTCATAACCTCCGACCATTGTGCGAGGTTCCAAGCCAGTTGTTGTGACCTTTTGATTGTGAACCAAGTCACCATATCGCCAAGTGCCTGTGAAGACGTCCTTGCCACGAAATTTGATTGTTCTCATTGTTTATTCCTCCTTTATGCCAAATGGTGTTCCGTCGGCAAAAGTTGTTTCAGCAAAAGCAGAGTCGTACGTTTTAATCAAGTTTCTGAAACTACCAAAACTATCAACATTATTAATTAAAATGCCTGTGGAGTACAATTCCATTATGTGTAGAAAATTACAATGTCCACAGGTTTTTCTTTATCCACCCGAACGGTTGATGCTTCTGCATTTCCCGCCAGCACTCTTCTGCGTTAGCAAATGGGCGGTACTTGGGTTCTGGTTTAATGCGGTATTTATATACGTCAAGATTGAATGCGGAAACAGTTAATTCTTGCCAATATTTATGGTCTGAGTCTCTGAACTCTATTGCTTTTCCTTCTATTGCTGCCTGTATAATAGGCAGCAATTCTTTTAGTTGCTCTCTATTCATTGTTATTTGTTTATTGTTATTTAATTCTTGCCTTTATTTCTTCATTGAAATGTGACTCAAAAATTTGTTCTACTGTAAACAACTCCGGAACTCCACATCTTTTATCCATTATATAGTGCCACTTGCTCCACCAGTGCTTTTTGTATTTAACAATATGTCGTACAACACATTGCTCTGGGACAAACTATGGGAGAGTTATGACAACGCTTTCAATCTTTATCTTCATACTTCTATCTCTGAATCTAATCCCATTGCCCATAGAATATGCTGAAGTTGGTGAACATAGAGCACATGATTGTTGAGGTTATGAAAGAATGAACTTACAGAACCATTGAAGTATTCAATCTTTTGGTCATCAAACATCTTCCACATATTACCATGTCTATCTTCCTCCCATCCATTTGCTTCTAAAATTTCATCAGTGAGTGGTATAGGGCTTAAATCTTCACAATCAAGTGAGCTATAAGATGTAGTACTTCCATCACTCTCTTCTGTAACAACTTCTTCTTTATAAGAATCAATCTTTATTATCTTGCAAATGCAATCATTACATTCTACATAGTCTCCTATTCTTAAGTCTTTTGCTTCTATATATTCCATTGTTATTTGTATTTATGGTTATACTTCTTGATTGCGTCCTTGCGAGATGTAGCCATTATCTGTTTGCCTTTGATAACGAAACAGTATTCTTTCTTGTGTTGAGATTTGGGGATAGGACGAGGTTTTGTGTCTGACTGTTGTATACGTACTCCTTCATCATACATATCTTTGTATGCAAATAAATTAGCTGCTGCTAGAGTCAACACTGTTTGTAATATCTTCTTACTCATTTTTCTTCCTCCAAAAAATCGATATTAAGTTTATACTTCTCTTTTACTTTCTTGAATTTGTCTAAGAGGAAAGGATTTTGCAAGATTGCATCCTTTACTTCTTGTACAGTTCCATATTCAACTAATACGATAGTCTTACTGCTTGGACGTTCATCATCTGGAGAGTAAGGAACACCGTAACATGTGTAAGGTACTCCGCCTGGCAAGTAACGTAGAAAGGTTCCAGTGTTCTCATCTAAAACCTCATCAGTTATGATTCTGTCTATCTCTTGAAAATCCTTATACTCTTCTTTTGAAAGAGTGAAGTTGATTCCCAAAGGATAATGCCCTACACAGCCATCAGTACCGAAGTATATTATGCGGTTTGGCTGCTTATTATGTTCTACTGGTCGCTTAAGACCAATGTGTGAAAAATCAGATGTTGACATAGTTACAAATTTTCGATTTTTTCTATAAGTTGTTTACGTGAAAGTTCACTATAGTAATATTCACCATGTACTGTTAGGACGGAACTATGTCCACTGCTCCAATCATGGATTTCCTTGATGTCTGATACTGGAATACTAACAGTATCACGTGTATCAGAAATTACTTCTATAAACTTCATTGTTCTTCTTCCTTTCTTGGTTTTAAATTTTCACAACGGCATGTTGCTTCTCCGAAATTGATATTGGCAGGAAAAAAGTGATAATAACTACAATATCCATTATATAGGTCTGCATAAGGACAGCACGGACAATCCCCTTGTAATACATTCTCCATGTTTGTTACCTCCAATTCTTTAAGATAAATATATACATCTGTAAATGTAAAGTTTGTCAGTTTTTTATATCTATTTACTATATCTTCTACAAGATACCATTTGTCTTTAATGATAACTTTCTCACCTATACGAGGAATATTATTGTAAGGGCATGTTAATCAAGGAATCTTTTAAATTTACTTTTTTCTTTGCCATATTATTCATCTCCTTTTAAAATTTCTATTAATACTTTTAACTTCTCTGCATCTTTTAATCTCCTAAGCAAGGGAAATTCATGAGAATAATCATGAGGGCCACCTGGACCTAATCCTAATCTAACATTACAACTGCCATCTTTAATATAGTTATTTCTATTAGCATACCAAGAATTATCAGTATCATAAAAATCTACACGAATATAAAGAACCCTATTAAATTTATGCTCTTTTTCATTATAAGTATTTGTAGATAACCATAAATCCCAATATTCTGGAATTTTAAGAGCTGGATGCATTTTAAATCCAAGTTCTTTTAATATCTTCTCCGTTATCATATTACTTATATTAATCTTCTACAATAAACCCATTTTCAGTGCAAGTATCAATAGCTCTAATTGCTATCCAAATGGCTTGCTTCTGTTCTTTGTCTGCAAGACTGCTCCTAATCTCACACAACTTTCTCTTTGCTTCTGTTGCTTTCATATTCTTTTTATTTATGCCTTGAAGGTGGTTAAATGTTACTTTCATAATTTTCACATCCCATAACATCTCCAAATCCCAAAGTTATATGGCCTTTGAGTTTACAGTCCATATTTCCTGTGCTATAATAATAATGTTCTAAATACTTACATCCAAAACAAACTAAATCACCCCTCATACTATACCATACATTTTACTTTTTATTATTCATCATATAAGCTATATCATGTACTTGGTGACACATTTGACAAACATCTTCAAGACTTCTTGTGTCCCAATCATAATACATTCTTCCGTAGCTTTCGGTTATTACTACAACCTGTCTGTCACGGAGAATTCGCCATAGCATTCTTAATTTATGTTTCATATGCCTATATTATTTCTAAATACACCATCCACAGCTACCTACATGCAATTTATCTTCTAGTTCGTTGCAAATGTGATAATAGTCTTCTTCTGTAATATTGTATTTATCTAATACATCCTTTGTTAGATTCTTTGGTTCAAAGTACATATCACCACAGCTATAAGGTTCTGCATTTTCTGTATCATGGTCATATGTATCACCAAAATCCATACTATCAGCATTCTTACCATTAATAGTGAATGTTTCTAATTCACAAGGCAATCCACTAAAAGGTTTAATAATTAATTCTATATTATTTTTATTTAATCTCATAAGAGATGGTTAATTACTAAAGCTCATTAAACTCTTTTTGAAATCTCTGTTTTGTTTCAAGAAGAAGTTGATTGAATTTAGTGTTAAATTCTTTGTCACAGTTTATTAGCCTATAAATACTATCTGAAATTATATAATTATTAGGCTTTTTCTGAAAGCACATTCAAAAGTATATCTACTTTAGGAATCAAACTCTTAGCTAAGATATTTGCTCTTTCTAATTTATCTATATCCATATTACTATCTATTATCTATTTTGTTTTGTTATTAATATCTTCTATAACCCCTGACACCTTTGACGTTAAATTATCAATACACTCTATAATGCTTTTACGAGTTTCTTCTTCAAAAGCTATATAGTCATCAAATTCATTGATAATCTGGTCAAAGGTGTCAGGAGAGAGTTTCTTACCAAGCATTACTTCTTGCTTGCAAGATTTTAGCCAATTTCTAATTGACTCTATTCTTTCTTGCTTATTCATGTTGGAGAATCAGTTGTACCTAACAGATATTCATTACCTTCATAAGGAATACAATATCTATTATAGTAAAAACCATTTATACAAACAAAAGAATATCCTTTATCTTTTTCACTATAATGAGAAAATAGACTTAGTGTCCAGTCTTCATCTGTATTATTTCTTACTAACACTTTATCAAAAGGTTTGAACTCTTGCTTTATTAGTTTATGCTGTTTTTCATCATACTTGTAACCCTTTCTAACTAAAGCCGAAAGTAATCTATTTCTATTTGCAGTAGAAGTTAAAGTTACTTCCAAACTGCAACGCTCTACAACACCACTATTGTAAGTTTCTAGAGTATCATTTGTATATAGAACAGCAATTACTATAATAACGTTATTGTTTTTTATTTTTGAAACTAAGCATAAATTATCTAGTTTATCAACAATAACATCCCCTTCTTTAAATTTAGATTCAATTTTTTCTAACTCTAAGGTGTCAGCATTCCACTTATACCCTGCTTCTGCTATCTTATCAAAGAGTTTTTTCTTAGCTTCTTCTGAAGCTGGAATGTAGAAGTTATTATACCAAGTATGATGTACTACAAGTTTTCCATCACTTCCTATACTACAATAACATATAGGAGCATTTTTATTGAACACATTTGTTGTGATAAAAGGACAACTTCCATCAACCATCATCATAATATCACCTGGTTTAGTAGGAAACCTAAACTTACTCCAATCTCTTTGGTCTTTAGATGGAAATAACATACATTCTCTTGTACTTTCAACGCCATTAACAACATTAAAAGTACCATCATGATTAAAATCATAAATGCAATATTTATTTAAATTATATACTCTAATTTTAGTTTCTGTAATATTATAAAAAGTAACTTCCCCGAATAATGGTGAATAGAGTCTATAATCTCTAGGACAATATTTTAATATTTCTGCTATATTCATAAGTTTTATCCTTTAAATAAATGTGTAAATGTCTAAAAATGTTGTAGCTAATTCTGTCATAAGTTACTTATTAAGTAAAACATCTGCTGCTAATAATCCTTTTATTAACATTCCTAATTCTCGTTTATCTATATAGAATAAACTTCTTGCTATTTTACCATCTTCATAAGCAGAGACTAAAACTCTACAGCCCTCTTCTACTTTTATATAATAAAGGCATGGTTTTTCCAATTTTCAATGTCTATATTATATACTTCACAATTTTTTATACCTTTATCCATAGTTATTAGTTTTTATAAACAGTATCAAGGATTTTTCGGAAGTTAGGGTTGTCAATTACTGCTAGAGCATCTTCTTTGCTATTAAATAGTGCAACCACACCTAATACATATTGTAGCCACTCATATCCTACTATATCATACTCATTTTTATCTTTCTTTGCAATATAGTACTGAGTGGAGTTTTGTCTGGGATGTATCCTATTATAATACTCAGCAATATTAAGAAGTTGATTTAGTGCTAATACTTTTTCGAGTTGCTTTTTATTAGTAGCATTATTTTTATCTATTTTGACACTATCATCACACTCTGTACAATGCAGAATGTTACCACTAGAATCTATGTAATAACCTGATTTGAATATACTATTGCACACATCATCATATGTAATATCTTTCTTTATAGGCTTGAATCTGATACACTCTAATGTAGAATTTTCTTTGTCAATCTCGTAACCTTCTGGAACTTGTATTTTGAGTTCTTTTGTTTCCATATTGTTTAATTTATTTATTAGAGAGGGAGAAGTACGAATTGAACGTATTTTGATTACTTGATGTATTAACTTCATCCATTATTATTTATTTGCTAAAACATTATATAGCTAATAATGGAAAGCCTTCACCTGCAACATTATCTTGCGTTACCTTTTTATCTTATCACCTGCCCTACGTATTTGCAACTATGTAGGTATCTCCCTATTTTTTATTTAATTTGCTTTTGAGTTTCTTTTAGTAATGTTAAAAACTTAGCTTTAAATTTATCATCTGCAACTATAAGTAAATGAAGACCTTTTAGATATTCATTATCTATATTATTTATATGATTGATGAGGTACTTTAAAGTATATTTCTTTATCAATTCTGAATAACTGTCATCGTTGTAGCTCACCATTCTTAGTAATGTTTATAGGAGTATCTTCTTTGAAGTACTCCCATGATGTATATTCTTCTTTCATTGTTCGTTGTATTCTTGTTGTAAACAGACTGCATCTTCATAGTAATCATCTATGAACAATTGACATTCTACTTTGCTGGTAACACAGCCTTTGAATTTAATTTTCATCCATTTCTCAATAAGAGCTATCTGCTTTCTTTGAGATGGGGTTGACCTCTCTAAAATTATCATTATTTTAAACAGTAAATAGAATATGATATAATAGTATTGTGAATCCTATTGTTACAAAAACTCCTCCAAAAAATACACTACATGCAATTTTTATATTGCCAAGTAAAGTAGATTCGAATATAGCATATATTAGCAGTCCAAATCCAAAAACTATGGCAATAGTGGTAAGTATTCCTAAAGTATACATAATTTAATTAATGTTTTTTTTTATTTGTAAACTACTGTTGTGTCTATAGGCACATTATTTTTATATGTTATCTGCAAGGTTGTTTTACCTCTGTAGACATCTATAGCTTGTGGACAGTTATTTTCACGTATCATCATTGTACCTCCTACCATTACAGCTACACTGGAATATACGCCAATTATATCTAATTTATCAACTTGATCTTTAAATATTATTACTATAGATACAATAAATCCTAATAATAATAAAACTATTCCTAATATAATCATATTGTTTCAAATGTTAATGTACATTGTTTGCACTCTGGTGAATGTATAATTCCTTTACCAGGAAAATAAATGTAATCATGATGTTTATATTCAAATTCTTGAGGCTTTTTATTCACTGGATAAAAGTTAATTAACAGTATCTCAATAATTATAAATATAGCTATAAACGTTACTATAGCTAAAGTTTTAAATGCACTACTCATTTTAATATTTTTACTTTAACTTTTTCTAGTTTAACTCTTCTAGTATCTTTAGGATGAATGAGAATGTCAATACAATGATTGTGACGTTTGTTCATGACATCTTTTACTTCATAGATACCAAAACCTTCAATATAGACTCTTCTAGGTTTATTCTTAGGAAATAACCAAAGTAAGTCTCTTGAGACAGCACACCACTTAATTTTATTATGTTTAAGATGATGGAGGTTTATCTTACTACCATCAGAAGTAATCAATGGCTCAGAATTGCACTGAGCCTTGACTGGTTGATAATAGGTGAGAGTGACATGAGTTATTGTTTCTCCTATGACAGGGATGTTGGCAATAAAGAATACTAAGGATACTAATACATATTTCCACATTTGATTGTTGTTTAAATTGTTAATAATGTTAGAACTCCAGCTAAGTTATAATCTTAGTACAGTATTTTTATTCACTGGAGATTTAAACTGAGATATATTGTTTAGAAGACCATTGTTCTTTCCCTTGAACTATAGAGAGATTGCTCTATTCATTGAGCTATAAATGTTGTTACATTTATATTTTTCTTTTATTTAATTCTTCTTTTAAAAGTGGTAAATAATATTCTTTTCTCCCTTTATATTTACTTGTAGAATGATTTCTTTCTAGTGCTTTTATTAATCTTTGAATTTCCTCTATTGTCATTTTATGTATATATTTAACACTACCCCTATTAGGAAGATATATTCCTTGTTTTGACAATCTAAGTAATTCTGGGTCTTCAATATTAGCTACTTGAATTTTTTCAGGTTTTGGAGGTATTTTATTTAATAATCTACGTTCTATTTCTCTTAATTTATTATCTCCAAATATTATATTGTTTTCAAAATCTTCAAAATATGACATAATCTTCAGTATGAATTTAAAATGTTAATAATGTTAAAAACCTATGTGAGTTACAACCTCACTACAATGCTTTTATTTAATAAGGCTAATTCCAACCTTTTTTAGTTTGATAGCATAACTAAAATTGGTACAGTCTAAATACGAAGACCTCAATATACTTACTATCCTCATATATTGTCTGTTGTACGGTCATAATAATTAAATCTTAATTAGAGGAAGGCGTTTACACAATACAAATTTGTTGTTTGGGTGGACTTGTATTATGATTTTGTTTATCCATATAAAAACTAAACACAGCTTAAGTTATCCAGCGTTGCCCTGTGTTCAATTTTACTTATTAGTTTATATTTACAATATTTCTGTTGTACTGATTGTATGCAAGTGAGTTCTGTATGTTGTACCACTTGAATACTTGAAGGAATGATTTGTTCATGACATTGTTTTGTAGAGCAAATCTAATTAGTGTCTGCAAATCTGATTTATCCATATTGATTAATGCTAAGAGTCAAACAAATCCAAGAGGTCTTGGACTGAATATTCTGTCTTAGTTGCAGATGGAGTAGGAGAGATATTCTCAGCCACACGCTTAGAAGTATCTTCTTTATACTCCAACTGCATCTGAGACAGTATAGAGAAAATATCAGTATTATTGTCAATGTTGTTAGCTTTGACATACTGGTTTATCTGTGAGAGGGTGATCATATTATTTTAAGAATATGATTAATCTGAGCTTCTGTAAGAGAAGGGAATTTGTTGAGCAATATCTTTTTGGTAAACTCAGACTTAAGCCTAGCACTAGTAAGACGTTTTGTTTCACAATTATCTGCTATAAAAGAGAGTAGATTGGTGAGTTGTCTTGAGTCCATATTATGTTTTATTTTATCATATGCCTTTATGTACTTGGAACATTCAGCTATTGTTTCTTGTTTTAAAAGCATCTTAAAAGTATTGACTAAATGATTGTTGTCCATATCTTTGATAGAGATGTTTTTACCGTCTTTAGTAGTCCAGATAATAAAGCCAGAGTTGCGCTTTCTAAGCCACAACTCTAGTTCTAAGTCTTGTATGGTTGCTTTTCTCATTATCTTAATAGTTTTTATTATTCCCAAGATTGTGTATAGAGAGGTTCGATAGTTATGTACTTAAAGAAGTCGTTGCCCCAACCTTTTCTGTTACATCTCATAGATGCTTCTGCTTTATGGAACTCTTCATTAACTTCTTTATGTATAAGTTGAGCAAAAAACCTATCATTATCTGTTTCTACAGTCATTTGTTCTAACTGTTCTTTACATTTTGCCCAAGTATCTACTGTGATATAAGGCTTGATGTCATTAGTAGATACAGATGTAAGAATATATAGGTTTTCTCCCTTTTTGTTTGTGATTTGTCCGAACATAATTGTAATATTTAGATTGAAATGTTGTGAAAAATGTAATATTGCTAAGTAGTTTTAGCAAAAAGAATAGATAGTTGTGCTTAAAGGAAAGATGAAAGTGTGAGATAGGAGTAAGTAAATTGTGCTATAAAACTGTAGAGATGAGAAAATGGTGTGTAAAGAGGCTGAAGTAATCTCTGGGAGAGGTATTTTCAGCCAACTTTACACACCTAACTATCTATAACACAACTAATTACAAATTTATTGCACACATAATTTTACTGTGCAATTAGATGCCTAAATCGACATCCTGCCAAGCATTAGCACCTGTATTGCAAAGTGAGAAGGTACCACTTTCAAGCTCAACAACCTGTAGGTCATCTTTTCTCTTTGCAATCTCCTGAGGTGTGAGGACACCAAGTTTAGAAGAGAAGGCAACGAAGGTTCTTGTGTTGTCACTTGGATTGGTGAAGATGCAAGACTTGAAAATTTCTCCAGACTCTTGGTTGGCAAATTCTCCAACCTGCATTTTACCATGAGACTTAGCAAAGTCAATGAGAGACCATGAGTTCTTGATACCTTTCAAAACTGAACCATTATTGGTAGCCATAATATTATCCTCATCTCAGAGGTACTATTGTTTGTAGATAACAACTAACTGACTGCAATATAACATTATTCCTCAAGGACAGTCAACCCTATTGGAATTATAAAACTATTGAAGGATGGGATATTCAGAATATCTTCTCTCCTCCAAGATATAGGAGTGGTGATGTGTCCCTTAGGATCTTATAAAGCTATTAAACTTCTCTTCTTACCTTTCTTACAGTACTTGCAGAAAAGAAAGAAATATATAAAGAAAGAAAAGATATGAGATTTGGTTATGCTTAGTACAAAAGACTAACTGTGGTGTGTCCCCCTTTTACTTACTTTTACTTGTGGAGCTTTGTAGATTTAAAGAATCAGGTTTCCTCTGACCAGTGAAAGATGGTAGTAGTAGAGTTTATGTGAAATTAGCTGAACTTCTGTTTAGAGTTATACTACTATTTTCTCTCTTGGTCTGAGGGATTAGAGTGACTGAAAAATACTGATTGTATATCTATATAGGTATACATACATTATTATATAAAGAAGACTTCACTACTTGTAAGTTCAATAACACTTTTAGATTGTCTAAGTAGATTTATCATAACTATTAGTAGATTAATCCTTATTATTATTTTTGTATCAGTAATTTTAAATATAATAATAATGAATGAATTTGCTTTAATCAATACTTCGAAAATGAAGAGTCTATTTAAAGAGTTATCTACGGTTGAATTTAAGATGCTATCAATGATACTATTCTATCTTAGTAGTAATAATAAAAAGTTATTTATACATAATGCAGACTTTAGAGACTTCCTATCTTCTGTAAACTTTTCTAAAACTCCAGAAAGAATAAGTACTATTTTATCATCTCTGACTAAAAAAGGCATTTTGATAAAAGAAGCTATGGGGGTATACTCTGTGCCTGAAGGCATGTGTCTTTCTTCTAATGTTTGTGAGAAATAATCCCTAATAAGATAATATACGCAAATTTATTTAAGTGTCTAATAATCAATTGGTTGCGAGATTACATATTCTCATATTTAAGAATGTCAGTCTCATATTTAAGAATCTGATTCTTATATTTGATACTTATATTATCATAATGTGAGAATAATTGTCTCATTAAAATGAGAATTTTATTATCAAGGTATGAGTAAATTTTTAGTAGAAGAGTTTGAAACGCATGGATATAATCCAAATACTGGTGAAGAGTATAGCTATAGTGGTCAGAAGTCAGTTCAATTGAAAAAGGCTGAACCTTTCTTTCTTACTTATAGTAAACAAATTCTTGCATTATATAGCACTGATGTACTTAATGCTACTACTAAAGTGTTATATAAAATACTTGAGTATGCAGAATGGAATACTGGAAAGGTTTTTATGACAACTGATAGAGTAGAAGAAATAATGTCTACCTGTAGTATCTCAAGAGCATCTTATCATAGAGCTATAAAAGAACTTATAGCAAAAGGTATTATAACTAAAGGTAAAGGTTCATATACTATTAATGAGAATATGTTTTGGAAAGGAGAATTAAAGATGAGAGATAAGATTATCAAATCTAAAATGAAAGTAGCGTTTATTCCTATATTGCCTGATAATGAGACTTTAGAGGCAGTGAATGAGTAAAAATTAAAAAAGCTAGCCTAATAAGGTTAGCTTTTATTCTTTTACTATCTAAGACCTTAAGAATTTATACCAAGTTGAGTAACCACTGTACTTAATAAACTCTCTAAAGGTTATATTATTGTAGCACCATACAATTAAAGTTGTATCAAGTACTGCAAGAACTAACCAAGTAAAGGATAATTCTGTACAGCAGATGAGCAATGCAGAGAGAATAAATGTAATGTAAAATATGATTGCTTTCATGCTTGATGTTTTTAGTGAGTGAAAAGGCTGCAAGGTGATATACCAAGCAGCCTATGTTTAGTGATTATAGTCCAAGAGCTTTGCAGTGAGTATTGTACTCTTCAATAGAGACCTTGATATTTCTTCCGAAGATTCGGATTGTCTTGAACTTTGGAGTGACAGCATTGTCCTTGAAAATAGGTACATCAATGCTTATCTCTCCACTTATTACCATGTTGTTGAAGTGAGAATGTCTTTCTTCAAGCATGTTAAGGTGAACTCTCTTGCTGGCTTCATAGTTATCACTTGAGCATACAGCATTACGGTTGATTTTCTTTCTCATAGTTGTAAAGGTTTAGTTGGTGATAAATTCTAATTCCATAGAATACTGTCCAGCTTAGCTTTTGACTCATAGTAGTCTTGTGGATCAAAAGCATCTACCCAGTCATATTCATTGTTAAGAGTGTCAAGCAAGTCTTCTGTAGCTTTGTTGTATGAATCATAAGCACTAAGAAGATGATTGACTTTTGTATTGTTGGTATTTTGGCATACCATAAAACCTGCAACCATACCAATTATCATTGATATGATGCAAAGAAGGATAGTTTTATTCATTGTTGTTGTGGTAAAAAGGAAAAGCAGGATTTCTCCTGCCTTTCATTGTTATTAGAGTCCAAGGTCAACATCTTCCCAAGAGTTCTGACCCTGATGGCAAAGTGAATACATATCTTCACCATCTTTTGTCTCACAGAGAACCACCTGAAGGTCATCCTTCTGTGCTGCAATCTGTCTTGGAGAGAGAACACCAAGCTTGCTGCTGAAAGCAACAAAGGTGCGAGTATCACCCTTTGAGAAGATGCAACTCTTGAATGTTTCACCAGATTCTGAGTTTACAAACTCACCAACCTGCATCTTTGGACCAAACTCTCTTGCAAATGCAATGAGTGACCAGCTGTTCTTGATAGTTTTTGACTGTGCCATAGATATGCCTCATAGCAGGACTTCATTAGTGCTATGCCTTTAGTTCCTCGGATGCTTTCTCCAGAGGCATGTATGCAGATGAGTATTTGCCATTGAACAAACTGGCAAATGGAAGGTTACTGTTCTTCACCCTCAAACCATCATGGAATGAAATCCCCCAGGGGGTATATCCCATTCCAAGATATGGTGGTGGTGGTGTGTTTTATTATCTCCACTCTTGATACATACTTCTAAAATTTTTTATATTCTCTTCTCCTGATATATACACTTCATCTTTGATACATATATTCTATTTTTCGTTATTATCTCTCATCTTTATACACACATTTATTGGATATTATTTTGTTGGTAAAAGTATTATAAGTAATTTTGTAACAGAGCATTAACAACAAATAATAATAGAAAATGAAAGGATTGGAAGAGTATATTTCAAAGCATGGTAGTCACTTTACTGAAAAGCTTGCTATTGCAGTTATGGATAGTAAATGGAGTCCCTCAGAGATAGAAAGGTCTTCTGAGACAATGGTATACTATAATGTGTCTGAGGCAACATTAGGAGATATTATATTTTTGGTTAACAAGTACAAGAAAAATCATTGTTGTGCTACTAAGAAGAAATGCTTGAAATATGCTCTGGATATAGTCGGAGATTATAGTTCCAATGGTTATGCTTTTACTCTTTTCTCTTTGATGAATAGTAGTATAGATTTAAAAGAATATGTATAAAACAAAATAAGAGGAGGCTTCACAGCTTCCTCTTATTCTATTAATTTATAAACCTTTAAACGTATGAACACTATTTTACATCACCTAATTTATCTGCCAAAGCTTCTGTATAAAACCAACTATATGGTTTATCAGGAGCTATTGTTCTATGTGTCATTGCCCACAATATACTTGGAATACCTATTATAATAAGGTATAGTGGTCCAAGGTACAGACTCTGTCTTGTATGACCATATTCATGCTTTATAGTATTTTCAGTGGCTCTTGGAGAGATGAATATATAACTTCCAAGTGTTACACTTCCCGAAGAATACTTTGTATAAACCTTTATTCCTTTATATTTTGTTATTGCAGGAATCTGGTTTTTTATTATCAAGTAACCTAAGTAAATCAAAGCAATGATGTTCTGAGGCAACTGCCAAATGTATTTCAGTATTGATTTTATCTTTTCCATAATAATCTTTATTTTATAGTTATCTCAATATTCTCACCCTTCTTATATGCAGCATACATTATATTATATAGCTTCAAGAAATAGTCCTTTGACTTTGTGACCATACCTTTCACATCATTCTTTCCTACAAGTATACAACCTTCTGTATCTTTGGCTGAATTACCACAATGAATAAGTACACCATCATATCCAGAAACATCTTTAAGCCTAGGCATTCTTGCACCATTACAGTTCTTTATATACCAATTACTTTTACTGAATCTTGGGCTAGGAATATCCATTCTTACCTTATAGGTTCCAGTTGGTATTGCAGTTTCTCCTGCTTTCTTCTTTTTCTTAATCTCTTCTGGAGACATACTACTTATAAGACCTCTATCTTTGTCTTCAAGAGTATTTGAGAAGAACACATCATCAACATATAGTTTACCAATGGTATATCCATCCTTCTTCCATTTTCGATCTATCAATATCTTCATATCATCTGTATGTTAGTTATGTTGCAAAGATAATAGTATGTATGATTTTATGAAAGAGGTTAAATGAATGTATTAACATGACATAAATGGTATTGTTAGGTCATTGTCATGTAAATCTGTTAGTTATATCTTTGCAGTACTTAATAGAAATAGAATGAGAATGTTAAAAAAATATGCTTGTGTTGTAAATGTTGTACTAATGATGATAACAATAATAACATTATACTTTACACTTAAAAGCAAGAAAGAAACTGAAAAAAGATGGAAGGAAGCTGTTGCTAACGTCAAGTCTTATGATAATCTATTCAATGATTCCAAGAATAATAGTACAGCATTTCAGTTAACTGTTGATCAGTTAAAACATTCTAATGATTCTATCTTTCAAGAACTTGATAAGGTAAGAAAAGAATTGAAGGTAAAAGACTCAAAGCTAAAGAGCTTACAGTATATATCTTCTAATTTTACAAAATCTGATACAATAATTTTGAAAGACACTGTTTTTAAGGATGAGAGGATTGATATTGATACATTGTTATCAGATGAATGGTATTCTATAAATGTCGGTCTGAGATACCCTTCGTCTATAACTGTTACACCAAAATTCAAGAGTGAAAAGACTGTGGTAGTATTAGCTAAGAAAGAAACAGTCAATCCTCCAAAAAGATTCTTCTTATTTAGATGGTTTCAAAAGAAACACATTGTGTTGCATGTGAATGTGATTGAGAAGAATCCTTATATAGAAGATCAGGATAACAGGTATGTTGAGATTGTTAAGTAAGTAGTGTTCTATTTGCTTTTTTATTATTTTTTAGTTGTTAAGTTGGTTCTCCCCCTGTCAGCGGACAGAGGGAGTTTTTTATATTTAAGGTCTTATTTAGATTTATGATGAATAAGATTTTCTATATAAGTGATAACTTTCTCATTAGCTTTGTTGATATTGGTATAGTCCTTTTGTATATAGATGTCAGTAATATCCATATCTGATACATGATTTAATGCTTCATGGATAGTGTACTTATCAATGCCAAGTCTGTTTCTTGCTATTGATGCCCAAGTATGTCTGGCAGAATAGAAATCAAAATGAGGAATATCTATAGAATCTGCAATTATATGTAATCCCTTGTTTATGTGTTTATTGAAATTGGCAGCATTACTATACTTCTTATAAAAGTTAAACACTCTTGATTCTCCCTTATATTTCTCAAAGAGAGGTCTTATTATATTGGGAACTACTATTTCAATATGTGCATTATCTGTTCTTCTATCTCTTGTTTTTGCTCTATCATAAGCCAATATACCATTATTATATGATGTACATTCATATAAGTCTACAGAGTTCATACCTATAAGACAGAAAGATAAAATATAACAATCTCTTGCCATTGCTGCTCTTCCAGTTCCTTTATAGTTGAACAATTTAACAAGGCTCTCATCACTGATAACTCTATTCTTTGTCATGGGAATGCTTTTAGGAATAGTGAAGGTATTAAAGGGATTATTGATTATTACCTTATTATATTCTGTATTGTATTCCTTTATAGCTTCATTGAATATATGACGTATACAACCTAAGTATAAAGACTGTGCTCTTGGATGTCCTGTAAGATATTCTTTATAATCACTAAGTAGTTTATAGTTAATGTCAGAAAATACTAATGTGTCACATTTGAGAAATCTATGTAAGGAATTAAGCATAATGGAGTAGTTACCTTTTCCCTTATTGCTTGATTTATCTATCCATTGTCTTGTATACTCAAAGAAGTCCAGTGCTTTGTAGTTATTGTTTAAATGGGAATATATCCATTCTGCATCAACATCCATATCTACAATATTCTTTTCCAGGTCATATAATTTGTTTTTTAGTGTATTGATTCTATCATTAATTTCTCTTTGTATATCACTTGACTTTATATTGCCATTTCTTGATAAATCACATTCCTTAACAGTAATGTTCATAGGAACTCTTTTCCTTGTTCCTTTATGAGATAAAACTATGTATACTTTTCTTGTCTTATCTCTTTTCTGTTTTCCTAATTCATGAGTAATTGTAGCCATATTCAGAAGTGTTTTATTGAATAATGTTTCTCAATTAATCATAGTAGTTTACCTCTATTGCATAACAATTGCCGCAAATTCCATTCCTCTTTTTCCTAACTCTCTGTATTACAGTAGCTCAGTTGGATTAGAGCAACAGCCTTCTAAGCTGTGGGTCTTGGGTTCGAACCCCAACGGGATCACATATAGCACATTTTGCATTACATCTGATAATACCGCTAATTGCTTGATTCAAGGCAGTTGGCGGTATTTTTTTATTGAGGTAGTATTACTATGATTGGTTGTTTTGTAGTTTTTGCTTTTAGATTAAAATTGATAATCTATTGGTTTGTTGACTGAATTGCCGCAAAATTGCCGCAAAAGATTTATTACTTAACTTTTGAGACTCTATACAACTTCTTGCTGTGTAGAGAGACTTGCCATTTAAGGAAATCTTTGTGATGTTGCTGTACATATTGTATGAGTTTGTTGATTGTAATGTGCTGTAACTTAATGCAAAGGTAATTATTAAGGATAGAATAAGAGGAAAAGAGAACTGGGTTTGTTTGTATTACTATGCTTAAATATTATTAATTAATCAGGGATTTAAGAAATTATCTATGATATTCTAAGAAGAAAATTGTATATTTGCAGTACTTAAACCAATAAACATAAAGTGCTATAAAATAGAGTGTTATGATGATTGGTTAAAGTAAAACTTTAAGTAGAAAAATATAGATAATATGGGAGTAATAAAGAAAACAAGAAGCAGGGATGAACTGAGATGGCAAGCTGAAGATGATGCCAGAGTAATGGCAACTTATCAAGAAATACTTGGAGACAAGACAAGAATGAATAGGGCTATTAAGGTAGCAAAATCTCAGGCAGCAGACCTTACAAAGAGAGCTAATGCTCTACAGAGTGTGGCAAGGACAAAATCATCATCTAAAAGAAAATAACTTATGAGTAAAAAAGAAAATCAGACTGTACAGAAAACTCGGATTGACTATATGCAAGCTACTTCATTGAGAGAGCTTTTGGATAATGTCAATATTCATAATAAGGAATATCCTGAAAATGCAATACTGAAGGAGGATATTGTGAAAATCCTTAAGGAAGAAGGGACATTCATTATGTTATATTATAGATAATGTAGTCTGTATATAATAATGTATAACAATCTAATCAAATACAAGTATGGTAGAACAAAAGAATATGAATGAGATGGAGTCTGATACAGTGGACTTTTGCTCCAGATGTTATTCCTTAAAAATAAAGTATGAGGATTCCATAGGAATGGATTGCTGTGGAGACTGTGGTTGTACAGACTTTAGAACAGCAAGCTTTGATGAATGGGAGAAGCTGTATAAAGAAAGGTATGATCATAAGTATGTGGAAGGAACAAGGGATATAAAGAAGTCACCTATATTCCAGATGTCAAATGACAAACTGAAGATAAAGGTTTCCAATGATCCTTCGTGGAGAGAGATATGCAGGGCAATGTATCCTACATTTCCTAATTGGCTTAGCAAGGCAGACTCTGTCATTCTATTGTTTGCAAAGCTGTACCAAGAAAATAGGTTGGATGATTTGAGAATGGAATTAATAAAAAGAAACAATAACAAACACTAAAAGAGAGATATTATGGAAGAGCAGAAGAAACTTACTTATGAACAGCTTAATGATGCTTGTAATCAGTTGTGGCAACAGAACAGACAGCTTATAAAGAAAACCAATGAACTTGAACAGTTTGCTATGAACAAGAGACTTGATTATCTTTTTAAGATACTTGAACATAGCAAGGAATTTTCAAGTGATTTTGTAATCAACTGTGTCAATGAGATTGAGGAAGCAATGACTATTCCTCAGAATACAGAAGATACTAATAAGGAAGAGAAGCATGAGTAATAGTAAACAAGGTTTGCCAAAGCCTAACAACATAGTAACTATCTCTACTTCTCCTGGCATAGAGTTCTTCAAATGGTGGTGTGTATTCCTCAGACCATTCATTAACCTTACCAATAGAGAGATAGATGTCATAGCCAGTTTTCTGAAACAAAGATGGGAGTTGTCTAAAAGTATAAGTGACCCTACTATACTCGATAGTATGGTTATGAGTGAGGCAACCAAAGCTAAGGTGATAGAGGAATGTCAGATGACACAGCAACACTTCTATGTTGTAATGAGTAATCTGAGAAAGAACAATATTATAGTAAATAATATCCTTAACCCCAGACTTGTACCAAATATAAGAAAGGATGATAATGGATGTTTTCAACTACTAATACTGTTCAAGGAAAACAAGAAGGCTGTATGACCTATGATGAGATTGTGATTGAAGTATCCAAGAGATTAGGACTCAGTAAGGAATTAGTCAATAAGACATATAAAGCTTATTGGAAATCTGTCAAGGAGCACATAGCTTCTTTACCTCTGAAGAAAGATTTATCAGATGAGGAATTTATGAAATTACAACCAAATGTGAATATACCTTCGTTAGGTAAGTTCTGTGTTACCTTTGACAGATACAAAGCAATGAACAAAGCATTTAGAAACAAAACAAAAATAAAGGAGAAACAAGATGTTACATGTAACAAAGATTAAACCATTGTTTGATCGCCTGCTTATTACAGCAGATAGGTTTGAAAAGGATATGGTGCATAATGGAGTTATCTTGGCAAACAAGGGAGACTTGAAATTATGGCAAACTGTAGTAGCTGTTGGTTCAGTAGTAAGAGACATCAAAGTAGGAGACAAGGTGATGATTAATTCCAATGATTTTGCTGTAAAGAAGTATAACAAAAACTCTGTACAAAATGACTTGGACAATAATCCAGTAATAACATATAACTTCCCATTTGAGACTGTTGATGATGAGAAGGGAAATCCAAAAGATTATCTCTATATCTCAGACAGGAATGTAAAATATGTGTTTGAGGGTACTGAGAAAGATGATTCACTGATACTACCAGAAAAACCGAAGTTGATAATATAAGAATAGAAGTTTGCAATAGCCTAAGTTTTAATCGACTTAGGCTTTTTTAGTTATAGAAAGAAGTATGGAGAATATAAGATTTAACAAGTGTCAGACACCTTTGGAAGATTTGCATTTAGAGGAATATCCAAAGGAAGTGCAAGAGCAGTGGTGGGACACAATAAATAATGTACCCTTTATTAAATGGATGGTGTCTGAGGACAGACCATTGGTTTCAGAATTGCCAAGAGATAAGGAAGGCAGGGCAGTAATAGACATAACACATCCACCTATTCTTGAAGGAAGTGATTATTTCAGACCCTCAGCATTGGCATATAAAAAGAATAAAGGAAGATACACGACCCTTAGACCTAATGCCAATCCAAACAGTGATTTTGGTAAGTGGCTATATGAAGAAAGAAAAAGAGGATGGAATGGTTACTGCAATCCAAAGACAGGAATGTGGGTGACAGGAGATTACTACTGGATGCTTAACTTCTGTCCAATGCACCTTGTAGAGAAAAACAGTAATGGAGTAGCAATAAGAACAGTAGCCCATCCAAGGTTTTGGGATGGTCAGTTTCTTATGTCTCATTATCTTAACCAAGGCAGAATACATGGACATCATGCTTCAGCACTTGCTTCACGAGGAAGAGGAAAGACATCATTTGGTGCAGGACTGCTTTCAAGAAGATGTATAATAGGGGAGTCAGAGGAAAACTCAAAAGAAGTGCAGTGCATGGTGACAGCAGTGGATAGAACAAAGCTGATGGATACCAATATGATATTGAAGGTATTCAAAGATAATCTTGACCATTGTGCAAAGTACACACAGTTTGCTTCACACAGACTGAAATCCTCAGACCAAGAGATGGAATGGAAAATGGGATATAAGAAAGCAGGAAGTGAAGTAGAATATGGAAGCAAGAACTCAGTGTCAGGAATTATCTCAGGAGTAAACCAAGATAAGCTGAATGGTTCACGTGGTGTGTTATATCTTATTGAGGAGGCAGGTATCTTTAAGAACCTTCTTAGTATGTATAACATGATCAGACCATCAGTAGAGCAAGGCAATGATGTGTTTGGAGAGATATTCTGTTATGGAACAGCAGGTGATGATCAGAGTGATTTCACTTCATTTGCGGAGATGTTCTATTCTCCAATAGGTTATAATATGGAAGCACTTGACAATGTGTATGATAAGGAAGGTCAGGGAAGAAAGCAGTGCTGTTTCTTTTATGGAGCCTATATGAATTATGCAGATGACTGTATAGATGAAGATGGTAATTCAGATATTACAAAGTCATTGTTGCTTATATTGTATGACAGATATAAAACAAAATATGGTTCTACAGATGTAAATACAATTACTAAACGTATATCACAGTATCCTATAGTGCCGCAGGAAGCAATGATAAGAAATCATGGTAATGTATTCCCAGTGACAGAGCTTAATGAGAGACTTAATCAGATAGACAATAATCCAGATGAGTATGATGACACCTATGTAGGAGAGCTTGTGCAGGATAATAAGACAGGAGAAGTGAAGTTCAATCCTACTACAGATATTCCAATAAGGGATTTTCCTACCAAGGACAATAAAGTGACTGGAGCCATTGAGATATTTGAAATGCCAAAGAAAGGCAGTGATGGTAAAGTGCCCTTTGGTAGATACATCTGTTCTTGTGACCCTTATGACAGTGATGTTTCAAATACAATGTCATTAGGTTCAATCTTTGTGATGGACTTATGGACAGACATGATAGTGGCAGAATATACTGGAAGACCTCCATTTGCAGAAGACTTCTATGAGATATGTAGGAAACTATGTCTGTTTTATAACTGTAGATGTATGTATGAGCAGAATATCATGGGTATGTTCTCATACTTCAGTTCACATAATTCCACACATCTGTTAGCAGAGACACCAGAGTATCTTGTGCAAAGAAACATGATAGGAGGTATAGGATATGGTAATAAAGCTGTAGGTATCAGAGCTACTACACCTATTATAAATGGTGCTTTCAAGATGATACAGACATGGTTGAGGAAACCAATAGTTACTGTAGAAACAGATGCAGAAGGAAACAATACAGAAGTAACAATACCAAACCTATATAGGATAAAGAACAGAGCATTGTTGAAGGAACTTGTGCTATGGAATCCACAAGGAAACTTTGACCGAGTGATGAGTCTTGTGCAACTGATGCTGTATAGAGAAGAGAAACTTGTGCTTGGTCATGGAGACTTGAGAAGTACAGAGACAATGAGTGATGGAATGGAGAATGATGAATACTGGGAGAAGAACTATCCTGGGGAGAGAGGAGAGATGAGAGAAAAGTGGTGAGTCTCACTAAGCCTAGTTGAACCTATCTAAGCTATTGTTTGGAAGGTTTGATTAGGCTTTATTGTTTTTTGAGGGGATTATTAAGAACTTCTTTTATTGTGGCTTAGAGAAAAAATAAGGGATAATATTGCACATATATGTTTTTGTACTTTTGTGGAAAAGAAAAGCTTAGAGAAGTAATGTAGAATTAAAGAGAAGAAAAGTATGGAAGCATTAAGTTTTGATAATATCTTGGGTGAGAATGAGATTGAGACTCTATTCACAGACCCTGAAGATACTGAGGTTGTAGATGAACCTACAAAGACAGAAGAGGAGGAAGTAATAGATACTCCTGATTCTAAAGATAATAAATCAAAAGAAAAGAATAAGACTACTGAGGTTGTTGATCCTGAGACCTTGTTTGAGGAAGAGACACCAGAGAGCGTAGGTAGTGGTAAAGATAAAGAAGGTAAGGAAGGTACTGTCACTGACGAGGAACCAGATGGCACTTCTCCAAACGATAACTTCTACTCTTCCATTGCCAATGCCTTGGCTGTGGATGGTATCTTTCCTAACCTTGACGATGAGACAGTGAAGAAGGCAGTTGATGCCGAGTCATTCAGTGACTTGATTGAAGCAGAAATCAATGCCAGGTTTGATGAGAAGCAACAGAGGATTTCAAAGGCTCTTGAGAATGGAGTAGAGCCAACTGATATTAAGAAGTATGAGAGTACCCTTGACTACATTAACAAGATTACAGATGCAGCCATTGCTGAAGAAAGTGAGAAGGGAGAGCAGTTAAGGTATAATCTTATTTATCAGGACTTCCTAAACAAAGGAATGTCACCAGACAAGGCAAAGAAGTACACAGACAGAACCATTAATGCAGGAACAGATGTTGAAGATGCCAAGGAAGCATTGCAGAGCAACAAGGAGTTCTTTAGTGGTGAGTACAACAGATTGCTTCAAGAGGCACAGCAGCAGGCAGATGAAGAAAAAGCAGAAAGGTCAAAGCAAGCCAAGCAGTTGCAGACATCACTTCTGAAAGACAAGAATCTGTTTGGTGATATGGAAATCAGCAGTGACATTAGGAAGAAAGCCTTTGAGACAGTATCCAAGCCAGTGTATAGAGACCCTGAGACAGGAGACTATTTGACAGCTCTTCAGAAATATGAAATAGAGCATAGGGCAGACTTCTTGAAATACACAGGTCTCATCTTTGCAATGACCAATGGCTTTAAGGATTTTGATTCCTTTGCCAAAGGTAAGGTTAAGAAAGAAATGAAAAAAGGTCTTAGAGATTTAGAGAAAACCCTGAACAACACATCAAGGTCAAAGGATGGTAGCCTAAGAATGATAACTAATCAGAGGGAAGATCCAGACTCCTTTATTAGTAAAGGGATGAAACTTGATTTGTAAGACCATGAAAAACAATATTATTAAATGCTTAAATGTAAATAAAAATGGCCGGAAAATTAGGTAAATTCCAGAAGCAGACATTTAGCCATTGGAAAGGTACAACTAAGGCAAACCATCTTGGTGGTATTTTTCAGATGCAGCCTCAGAAGGCAACATCTTTGATGGTACAGCTGCTTGCTTGGCATAGGGGTAAGACACTTAACACATTTTTGTCAAAGTTCCCCACAAAGACTTTTGACAGTGATGATGAATACACATGGGACATTGTAGGTAGTTCTGCAAGGAACATTCCTTTGGTAGAAGCGAGGGATGCTGATGGTGTAGATGTAACAGCTACTTCCCGTAGTAAAGCCAATGTAGGTGTGAATGGTGAGCCATTCTACTTGGTATTTGCAGAGGATTGGTTTGCTGATGGTGAGGTAATTGTAGGTGAGCGCAATGAGGTATATCCTATCAGGGTACTTGCAAATGGCAGGAATGAGGGTACTAACACAGTCTACAAGGTAGAGTTGATGGGTGGTATCATTTCAGGTATTCCTGTAGATGAGCTGCTTGCAGGTAAGAGGTTCTCAGTAGAGTATGCACCAGTAGAGAAAGACTTCTCTCGTAAGGTAGGTGATGTACGCTTCTCAAGTCCTGTAGCAATGAGGAATGAGTTTACTACTATCCGTATTCATACTAAGGTAGCAGGCTCAAAGATTAACAAGAAGATTGCTTTTGGTATTCCTGTTACCAAGGAGGTAAATGGTCGTTATGTTAAGGACACTGTAAATATGTGGATGCACTATGAGCAGTGGGAGCTTGAGCAGCAGTGGGATGACTACAAGAACAACATGCTTGCTTATGGTCGTTCAAACAGGAATATCAATGGTGAGTATCTTAATATTGGTAAGAGTGGTGAAGTAATCCGTATGGGAGCTGGTATGTTTGAGCAGATGGAAGCTGCCAATACCATTACATATAACACCTTCTCACTGAAGCTTATTGAAGATGCTCTCTATGAGTTGTCAGCAGCAAAGCTTGGTATGGATGACCGTACATTTGTAATCAAGACAGGTGAGCGTGGTGCTATTCAGTTCCATAAGGCAGTGCTTGACACAGTGAGTGGTTGGTCAGCATTCCAGGTAAATGGAGATGCAGTAGGTATGGTAAGGAAGGTACAGTCACCATTGCATGAGAATGCCTTGTCAGCAGGTTTCCAGTTTGTAGAGTTCCAGGCACCAAATGGTGTAAAGGTAAAGATTGATGTTGATTCTCGTTATGATGACCCAGTGCGTAATAAGATTATGCACCCCAATGGAGGTCCAGCATATTCATACAGGTATGACATCTTTGACATTGGTACAATGGATCAGCCTAACATCTTCAAGTGTGCTGTAAATGGCATGGAAGGTGATATGACTTCTTATGAGTGGGGCTTGAGGAATCCTTTCACAGGTCAGATGGGTAATCCAAACATGAGTCATGATGAGGATTCAGCAACTATCCATAAGATGACTACTATGGGTGTATGTGTGCTTGACCCAACAAGGACAATGAGCTTGATACCAGCAATCATAGCTTAAAATATAGAAAGAGGCAGTGAGGGAACAGAGTTTCCCTCCTGTACTCTGACTAAGAAAAGAAAACAGATAAAACAAAATAAAAGGAGAAGTAGAAATGGGAAGAGTTAGTAAGAAAGACAATCCAAACACAGAAACAGTGATGCAGGATATGGAATTGGATGTGACACCACAGGAGGAAATAAAGACAGAGATTCCGTTGCCTAAAGCAGAGACAGGGATAAAGTCAAGTTATGCAGAAAAGGCAGTACCAAGTTATAGTAAAGAACCAGCAAATTGCTTGAGGAATGAGCGTATTATAGTAAGATTTGTTCCAAGTCCTACAGCAATGGTACAGCGGAAGGGACATCTTTTGTCAGGAGGTATGGCAGAAAATGCTACACGAAGTTTTGTAGTGCCAAGGCTCAGTAAGACAGGAATGTTCAAGAATGTTCTTACAGATAGTGAGAAGACCTTTTTGGAAAAGGCAATGGGATTGGAAATCAACGCTCTCAGTATCTATAAGAAAGAAAACAACTTCTGGGATGACAGTAATCCAAATGGTATAGGCAGGGTGAAGCTGCATAAGCAAGATAATTATCTTGACCTAAGTATTCCAGAGCAGTATATACAGTATAAGATATTGCTTGCTAATAAGGACTACATAGCTCCATCAATGGAAGAGCTTGAAAACAGACCAAAGGCAACTTATCAGTTTGTGATTATCTCAGAGGGTGCAGAGGCACAGAAGAACCTTAGTAGGATGGACATCACAATGGAGTGTTATACAGAATATGGTGCTGTGAAGAAAGACAAGGATACTCTTAAGACCATTATAGAGCAGCTTGAGAAGCGTCCTATCAGTCCTAATGTAGAGCTTGGTTTCTTGCAGAATAAGATCAATGAATACATTCAGATAGACCCACGTAAGTTCTACACAGTGATTACAGATGAGTATCTGCCAGCAAAAGTACTTGTCAAGAGAGCAGTAGAAGCAGGACTTGTAGGAACAAAGAACAATACCTACTATCTGCGTAAGGATGGTTCTCCACTGTGTGAAATGAATGAAGAAAGTACCTTGAACAATGCAGCCAAGTATCTCAGTTCAATTAAGCATCAGGAGCTGAAATATATGTTGGAAGCACAGTTGAAGGAAGCAGAAGAAGGATAAATTTAATCATATATGGAGTTTAGGTAAGGAAACACAATTCCTTACCACTCCTTTCTAAAAACTATAAAGATATGTCAGCAGAAGAGATGGATAATATGTTTGAGACCCTATATAATAATATAGGCTCACCACAAGCCCCAGGTTTAAATGCTTATGAGAAAAGTGTTTTTCTTACCAAGGCACAGGATGAAATTCTGAAGAACTACTTTAATCCAAAGAGTAAGGGCAATAATACACAAGATGGCTTTGACGGTAATGCCAAAAGACAGGTGGATTTCTCTATGCTTACTTCTGTAGAGACAAAGAGTTCCAGTTTTGAAAGTCCTCTCTTTGACACAAGAGATAACACAAGGAGTGTTACATTACCTAAAAAACTTATGTTTGCCATTAATGAAATGGTAGAGGTTACAAGAACTAATGAACCTAAGCCAGTTATTTTACAGGTAATACCTATTAAATTTGATGAATATTCAAGGTTGATGTGTAAGCCTTATAAAAGACCCTTGAAATATCAGGCATGGAGACTTACCAATAACCAAACATCTAATAAGGCTGATATTATTATAGGTCCTTCTGATACTCTTAATAAATACACTATCAGATATATAAGGAGACCTCAACCAATCATTGTATCAAATCTGGATGGACTTACTATCGAGGGTGAAGGTACTAAAAAATTGGATTGTGAGTTGGACCCAATACTTCATGAAGAGATTCTTCAGAGAGCAGTAGAGCTTGCAAAAATAGCTTGGACAAACACAGGGCAGGATAATCTACAAGCAGTAATGCAAGCAGGACAGAGAAGTGAGTAATTATAAACAAAGATGGTATGACAGTAAAGGAGTTTTCAAGCAGTTTTGATACATTGCTTAACAGCTATGCTCTCATTCCCAATTTTGGAGAAGAGACTTCCAAGCAAGCCATAGCACTTGATGAATATGAAAAATCAGTGTTTTTGACCAAGGCACAGGAAGAAATAGTACTTGGTCTGTATAATGGTAAGAATCCCTATGGAGACACCTTTGAAGGAACAGAAGAGCTGAGAAGATACTTGTCAGATTTGATAGCAGAGAAGAAGTATCTAAAGCCAATAACAAATTCCTCAGGCACACCACTTGGTCTTGAAAGCAAGTCAAGGTTTTTTACTCTTCCAGAAGATCTATGGTTCATAACAATGGAATCAGTGGTAGTGGACAATGGTAAGTGTGGTGCAGAAACCAAAATGAAGGTATATCCAGTAAGGCAGGATGAATACCAAGTAATAAGAGACAATCCCTTTAGAGGAGCCAATGACAGAAGAGCATTGAGGCTTGACTTGTCAGAAGGCAATGTAGAAATAATCTGCAAGTATTTGGTGTCAGCCTACTATATAAGGTACATAAAGAAAGTTCCTCCAATTGTTCTTTGTAAATTATCAGATGGGTTGTCAATAGAAGGAAAGACAGAAGCACAAGACTGTATCCTACATAAAGCATTGCATCAAAGAATACTTGATAGAGCAGTACAGCTTGCATTGCAAAGTAAAGGATATAATATCAATAAATAATAGTTAAGGTCTACCAAGTAGACAATGTTTAATTAAATACGTAAATAAAAATGAGTGTTTATAGTTTGAATCAGGTAAGGCACCTGTATGTAGCAAACAAGTCAGTAGAGGCAACAGCAGCACTGGCTAATATGGGAGATTTTAAGGTGAAGACCTGTGGTGACATTGAGAAGGAAGTATACTTTGAGGTACAGGGTCCAGACACAGTGCTGAAGAGTGACTATATTCCAGTAAAGAACATCAATTATGTCAAGGTTCTTAAAGCAGCTGCTATGGCAACACCTATGAAGAAGGTGAAGGTAGTGTTGGACTCAACAATTAATGGAGGTGCTCCTATTGCTGGACAGGATTATGTACTTCGCATTAACTTCCATCAGTTCTTTGGTATGGGTGCTCAGGACCAGTATGTCAAGGATGCAGCAGTACATGCAATTAAGGGTATGACAGCAGCAAAGTTCTATGAAGAGATGGTAAAAGCACTTAACCTCAGTTTCGCGCGTGAGGTAAGGGCTACTGCTACAAGCAATCCTTATCTTAAGTTTACTGCAAAGACTGATGGTATTGAGATTGAGGAGGTTCCACAGTCATGGACACTAGGTACAGAGGCACAGGAGCGAGTACTCTTTGATGTAATGCCAACAACTATTCTATATGAAGGTACTGACCTTATTTGGGGTGCTGTGACTACAGTAGCTTCCACTACTAAGGTAGGTAATGGTAAGAAGATGGCAGACCTTGAATACTTCATTCTTGGTGAGCGTGGAGACCAGTATAGGAAGGTAGGTTTCCCTAATGACATTGAGACCAAGGGTATGATAAATCCAAGTAAGGAGTATGATGTGATTGAAATTCACTATGCCTTTACAGATACAGGTGTCAACAGCTATAGGACAGAAAAGGACATCACCATTGCAGTACCGTCAGAGGGTGGAGAAACCTTTGTTGAGATTAATAAGATTATTGCTGCTTTTAACACAGCTACAGGTCTTACTGTAAAGCCTCTTGCAAAGGAAAGTGTATAAGTAGTCTTTTGTTTCATATATTATTATGGAGGGATTGGGGAATGTATCCCTGGTTCCTCTTTTTTGTTTTATTTAAAGAAAGTAAGATATGATACTATTTGATCAGTTAAGAATCTCAGATGATGGACAGAGACTGTATATTAATGCACATGTGAATAAAGCAGACTATTTTAAGAACATGTATATAGACTCTGTGGTGATAATGACAGCAGATAAGGTATCAGAAACAGCACCAGGTACTCCAACCTCAGACTATGTATATAAAAAGGAAATAGAAGGTAATACCAAGGAATTAGATTTGGTACTTACTTCATTAGACTTGACAAAATCATGGGAGACAGATCCAAAGGCAATGGTTTTTAATAAAGCAGACATGAGCAACACATTGTTCTTTGTATATATAAAATGTAAGGGAACATCAGGAGAATGCACTCCCTGTAGGCTTGATGAAGAGACAACCCTTGGAGTAGTGTTTGATGAGAATGTGCTTTATCAGAAAGTGATGGACTATACCAAGGAGTTGGTAGCAGACTGTAATATTCCTACAGAATTTACAGATTTCATTCTGCTGTGGAATGCTTTTAAGGCAGCTATAGAGACAGAGCATTATGTAACAGCCATCAAGTTCTATAACAAATTGTTTAGTGTAATAGGGAATGATTATAACAATAATATAATAAAAACTTGTGGGTGCAATGGATGAAATAGTGTTTGAAGCATTGTCTAAATATTTCCATGCTTTAGAGTTGAGAGGATATATGTCAAAGAGTCACAGCATGAAGCTATTGGTGCTGAGTTTTTACAGAGACTTTGTATTCAAAGACTATAGAGGCATATTGAGTAAGAAAGATTATTGTTTTATAGAAAAAGCATTGGACTGTATCTATGGAACAAGTTGTTTAATACCTTATCCAGATTATTTGAAAATGGGAAAACTACATTTAGGAGAGATGACAGAGATGGCTCAGAGGTTGAAGACTCTTGAGGACACAGAAGTTGTAAAAATGATACATGAAGCTGAGGCAGATACTCAGTCAGATGTTGTGGTTGTAATGGAAGAGTAAAAAAATAAGAAGTCAAGGAATTAGGAATTAAGGAGTAAGGAGAATACAGGAGTTAAGGAGTCAGGAGTTAAGCCGAATGCTTTTTTGTTACAATACAATATTATGGAAGTAAAACTAAAGACTTAACTTCTTAATTTCTGACTTCTTAACTCCTTTTGCTTATAAAACTAAATTCTATATCATTAGTGTCCCGTTAAAATCGGGACCAGTTAAATATTAATCAAATAACCCCGGAAAGAGGGGACAATCGAGTTCTTTGACATTATTGAATTCAGTCCTTTCGAAGAGATCAACGAGTGGTGTCTTATCCATAAGAGAAATGCTTAGAATCAGAAGAACCTCATAAGTAGATCGCTTAAGTTGCAAATCATGTTGTACGATAACTTGTCAACCAAATGGCGAAACTTGTTATTGTCGAGAAATTCTATCAATTGGGCGAAAACGTATTTGTCTTTGTTCATCGTGCAGTGTTATAGATAACTGCAAAAGTACAAAATCAAATCATCGCACCCTTGAAATCTCTTGCAAAAGACTGTATTTCAATTAATTCAAAGAGCGATTAGTCCACTTTAACGGGACAGTAGTGATTCTATATAAAAATAAGAAGGGATATGTTAGTAAAGGAAATTGTATATATGGTGCTGGACTTGGCAAAGGCATATACTTCAGATGATTCATTCTTCAATGAAGACCATGTATTGTTTCTGTTGAAGAAGTACAGGAGCTTTCTGATAAAGAAGGAGCAGGAGAAGCTGAAGACATCTACAGATATAGCCTCAGAGTTTGAGTATCAGCAGATATGTCTGAACTTAGAAAAGGTACCAGCAATGGATGGAAGTCCATGTACAGGAGGGTATTATCTTAGGACAGAGAAGAGGATACCAAAACTTCTTGAAGGAAACATGCCAAGAGTATACCCTATGGACTTTTATCAAGGAATAAATATAAGCTATGTACCAAGAGACAAGATGAGGTATATAGGTACAAACAAGTTCTTGAGAAATATAATATATGTATCATTGGGAGCAGACCTACATTTATATCTTAAAAGTGTGAATCCTCAATTCCTGAATCTTAAGAAATTAAGGATGAGTGCAATATTTGAGGATTTTGATAAGATAGAGAATTATAAATGTGAAGGGGATGATACAATATGTGATATAATGGAGAGAGAGTTTCCAATAAGGGATTATCTGGTACCAACTTTGACAGAACTTGTGGTAAAGGAACTTGTAGGAAGCATGTATAAGCCTGTAGACCAAGCTAATAATGCAAGTGATGATATGTCGAAGTTAGCAACAAAACAGAGTTAAAAATGGACTATAAGGAGTTTAGAGCCAAGCTTATAAAGACAGATGTTCCAAAGAAGATAAAGATAAGAAATTCATGGGGAGTATATGATGCCTATAAGCATATAAGAAAGAAAGGCTGGTATGATATAGGAAGACCCTTGAAGGAGCATGAGTTCTATAGTATTGTCAGAGGTGTAAATGACCTGTTGGCTAAAGAGATAGTCAAGGGAAACACTGTAAAGTTTCCACATGGTATGGGAGAACTTGAATTGAGGAAATACAAGCCAGAGGTGAAGATAGTGGATGGAAAGCTGAAGATAGGCTATCCTATAAATTGGGACAAGACAATAAGATTATGGTATAAGGATGAGGAGGCAAGGAAAAACAAGACACTTTTGAGACATGAACCAAAGTACATATATCATATAAAATACAATAAATATCATGCCATATATGAGAACCAAGTCTTCTATGAGTTTGAGGTAAACAGATTTATAAAACGAGCATTAGTAGAAAGTATTAACAATGGTAAAACAGATACATTATGGTAACAGAGATACAATATACAAATATAAGGAGAGTGCTTGAGGACTTAGTAGAGCATCCATTGCTAAGAAACTTGACACTTGAGCAAGTAGTAAGACACACTCTTAGGTTTATATCCCTGCATGGTTATCCAAGTCTATACCAAGATAGGATAGAAGAAGTAGAGATAAAAGACTTTAGGGGACTGTTGCCTTGTGACCTTGTTTCAATAATACAGGTAAAAGACCTTGATACAGGTATTTGTCTGAGAGCAATGACAGATAATTTTGCAAGAGGTTTGGAGCCTAAGCTAAAAGAAGACAGAGGACCTAAGGACTTACTGAATAATGTTCAGCATGGGTATATACCACCAAGAAAGGTATGTGCAGAAGAAATGTCATTCAAGACACAAGGCAGAGTTATATTCACATCATTTCCAGCAGGAAGAGTGGAAGTGGCGTATAAGGCAATACCTGTAGATGAAGATGGTTTTCCATTGTTGATAGACAATGAAACCTATCTCAATGCACTTGAGGCATATATCAAAGTAAAGGTGTTCACTGTAAGATTTGATACAAATAATATGTCAGCAGGAGTATTGAGCAATGCACAAACAGAATATGCTTGGGCAGCACACTTGCTACAGAGTGAGATGACAACACCATCAGTGTCAGAAATGGAGAGTATCACAAGATACCTTAATACACTGATAAAACCAGTGACATACTTTGACAATGGATTCAAGAACTTAGGAGATAGAGAATATAGGAGGAGATATTAATATGGCAAAGAAATATATTAATTGGAAGACAAAAGGCATGAACAAAGACATGTCAGTATCAGCTTTTAATCCAGAGTTTGCTTTTGAGAACCTTAACATAAGACTTGCTACCAATGAAGGTAATACAATGATGTCTTGGATAAATGAAAAAGGACCAAAGAAGTTAACTCTTCATATAGATATAAAGCCTTGGCTTACGCCAAAATATGAAGAAAACTTTACTGATATGATTAATGGAATACCCATAGGTACAGCTGTTCTTAATCATAAGTTAGTATTGTTTACTTCCAGTGATCATATATATGTCTTTGAGAAATCAAAGGATAGTGCTTATACTTTGCAAGGTAAGATTCTTTATAGAGGCTCATTAGGATTCAGTCCTAATTACCCAATAGAGACAGTAGTATCTTATGAATCAGAGAATATTCAGAAGGTGTATTGGACAGATGGGTTGAATCAGCCAAGGGTAATCAATATAGCTCCTGTTATGGATTCTAAGACAGTAAAGTATAAGGATTCATCCTTTGATTTTGTACCAGAGTTAGCTTTAAGAGAGACTGTATCTGTTAGTAAGATGTATGGTGCAGGAGAGTTTCCTCCTGGAGTAATACAGTACGCCTTTACATACTATAATAAGTATGGTCAGGAGAGTAATGTATTCTATACAACACCCTTGCAATATATCTCTTATATCAACAGAGCAGGAAGTCCAGAGGAGAAGATAGCAAACTGCTTTAAGATTAAGGTAACCAATATAGACAATAACTTTGATTATATGAGGATTTATTCAATCCTCAGAACATCAAAAGACGGTACTCCATTGGTTAAGAGAATACAGGATTTGGAGATAAAGGAAAGTACATCAAGCTTAACCTATATAGACAATGGAACCAGTGGTGAGACAGTAGACCCTACAGAACTCTTATATAAGGGTGGAGAAGAGATTGCAGCTAAGACTATAGAGCAGAAAGATGGGGCACTATTTTTAGGAAATATTATGGTGAAGAGACCAGTTCTTAATATAAAGAATCGTATATTTGGAACAAATTCAATTAGCTCACAAAGTCCTTTAGCTAATAGTATGGTTGAAGCAACAACAGGAACAAGATATTTTAAATTAGCTTCTAAATCCCCTTTCACTTATTATAATACTCTTGATACAGAAGGCAATTATCAAGGAGCAGCTTGTTTTAAATCCAGAGAATATTATAGATTGGGTGTACAGTTTCAGTATAAAAATGGTAAATGGTCAGAGCCTTGTTGGATAGGAGACAAGCAATGTAATGTGCTTCCTTCAATGAGTTCTTCAGGGGATATGATACAGGTTCCAGAATTTGTTTATCACATTGATGCTAGTATTATCAGTGGTTTATCTACTCAAGGTTATAAAAAAGTAAGACCAGTATTTGCAATACCAAGAACTCAAGATAGGACTATCTTATGTCAAGGAATAGGATGTCCTACAATGTATAGGGAAGTAGATAGAAAGAATAATCTATATGCTGTTTCATCATGGTTATTTAGAACTAAATACTCCTCTAATATTATTAATGAGATTAATAACACTGATTGGAATATTCCAAATACCAAAAATACGGAGGGAGATGGTTATACTGGTGGAGGATATGTCTCTACAGACTATTCTCTTAAATCACAGTATAGAAATCAATTTGTTAAGGATTCAAATATGAGTTCTACAGTAATTTCTCCATATCTTTCAAGTACTGAGATTATGGGTACTTTTAATCAAAATGATTCATACTTTATAGACCATTATTTCATAACTTTAAACTCTCCAGATATAGAATTTGATGATTATATAAGTCATACAGATTTTAAAGGTTATAATTTAAGTATTGTAGGATATACTTTATTTGAGAAGACTTATGGAGATATAAGTATTCAGACATCTACTCCTACAATAGGTTCAGATGCTGCTGGATTTGTTCATAGAAGTATTGTGGCTCCAGGATATGGTGCTCTTATTTCAGGACTCTTTTATAATGATTATATAGTAGATGATGTAGATGATAAAGGATGGTATTGGGCTTATAATACCAGTAGTCCTCCTATAGACTATCCTGTCTATATGTGGCATAAGAATGGTTCTTTGAATAATGATGTTGCAAGAGACGGTAGGAGTGCCCAACTCTTGAAAAAGAAAATAAGTAATTACAGACTTGGTTCTGCAACTACTTATTATGCTATTGGAGATAGTACTATAATAGGAAGTAGTAGTACTGACATTCAGTTATTTAATTCTGATACTCTCTCTGTAATAAAGGTTAATGGAAAGACATATCAAGGCAATGTTGATACTATGGTTGTTCCAAGTGAGCCTTCTCCTTATTATTTTGTAGGAAATCCTTGGAGAAAAACAGTAGACACTACCTATAAAACAAAATGTTATTATAGATTGTCTCTTAAAAACCCAAATGATACAAGTTCAGAAAGTGGTATATGGGAATTAAAATCAAACAACAATACCTGGATTTGGGATAGAGATAAAGAAAGTAAAGGTAAAGATATAGGTGATCATGCAAGAGGCGTGTCTCAATGGAGAGAGGGAGTGAGTATAAAATATAAATCTACTCCACACTTAGTAGCAAATATTTATACCGCAGCTTCCTTTTCAACCTTAGGACAAACTCCTATTATCGAGGTTTATAAAGCTTATGATAAAGATATAATCTTTGGAGGAGCATCAAATGAGGCTTTACAAGCAGCTACATGGATTCCTTGTGGACCCTCTGTTTCTCTTAATGATAATACTGGAGGTATAGACTTGCAATATAAATGGGGAGATACATATTTCCAGAGGTATGAATGCTTGAAAACCTATCCTTTCAGTTCTGAGGATAGGAATCAGGTAGTAGAAATAGCATCCTTTATGGTAGAGACAAGGGTAAATATAGATGGAAGGTATGATAAGAACAGAGGGCAAGTAAGTAATCTTAATATGACACCTCAAAACTTCAATCTTATAAATCCAGTGTACTCACAGATGGATAACTTCTTCTCATATAAGATAATGGATGAAGATAACTATAAGAATACAGTATTTCCAAATACAGTGACTTGGACTAAAACCAAACAGAATGGAGCAGATGTAGACTTGTGGACAAACATCACTATGGCTAATACCTTGGAGATGGATGGAGACAAAGGAAAGATAAACAAGCTTATAAGGCTTAATAACCAGTTGCTTTCATTCCAAGACAGTGGTATATCACAGATACTGTATAATGAGAATACACAGATTTCTACTACAGAGGGAGTGCCTATTGAGATAGCAAATTCACAGAAGGTACAGGGTAAGAGGTATTACTCAGATACAGTAGGTTGTTCAAACAAGTGGTCTATGGTGCAGACACCTTTGGGCATATACTTTATGGACAGTAATGAGAAGAGCATATATCTGTTTAATGGTCAGTTGAATAATCTGAGTACAGCAAAAGGCTTTAATGCTTGGGCAAAACAGAATATTCCGTCAACAGATGTAGAATGGACACCTAATACATTCAATTCTTTTGTAACTTACTATGATAAGTTGAATCAAGATGTGTTATTCATTAATGGAAAAACAGCATTAGCTTATTCAGAGAAGTTTAATTGCTTCGTTTCATTCTATGATTATGGTGGAACACCATACTTTATTAATCTTGATGATATTGGAATATGGGTGAAAAGTCTTAATCTATGGCAACACCAAGCAGGAAAGTACTGTAATTTCTTTGATAAAAATAAATCCTATTCAATGACTCTTGTAGCTAATCAAGAACCACAGATAGATAAGATGTTTACCAACTTGGAGTTCAGAGCTTGTGTAGAAGGAGAAGGAGTTTATGATAGTAATGGTAAGTTTAAACCATCTTTACCCTTTGACACTGTAGAAGCATGGAATGAGTATCAACATGGAATACTTAATCTTAGTGATAGAGATGGTCATGACAGATTTACTCATGGAAATAAGGATGGTAATGCTTCACTTAACAGGAAGTTCAGAATATGGAGGTGTGATATTCCGAGGGACAATGCAACTGTAAACAATGCTACAGAGTCCTTGATGGGAATAAAGAGGTTTAAGGCAAGACCCTTGGATAGAATAAGGAATCCTTGGGTATACATAAAGCTGACAAAAAATGTGGCAACAAGTAAGGTAGAGGTGCATGATATTATGGTGACATACTTTGGGTAGGGGTAGGATAGAATACCAAGCCTCACTGAGCCTACCTAAGCCTTACTAAGCCTTTGATAGAGAGGTAAGGGAATCTTAGTGATTCTCTTACCTTTTTTTATTATAAGGATAAGGGAGAGGTTATAATGAGTGTAAAAAAGTATCTTTGCAATAAACATATTACTAATATGAGAAAAAGAAACAAATTATATAAAGTGAACAAATGGAATCAACCATTGTTTGCTCAAGGTATAGATAGAGAACATCAGAATATCTTTGATGGTCTGGACTTCAGCTACTTAAATAATGTTGATGCAGGAAGTTTTGGAAGTCTAAATAAAACAATAGACCCATCAAAAATAACAAGTTCACAGATGTCAAGCTGGTTACCTAAGCATGTAGATGTACCTGTAGGTAAATTAGGTGGAGCAGGTAAGATAGGTAATGTTGTAGGTGCATTAGGTGATGTTGTAGGCGGTGCTGCTAATAGAATTATAAGTGGTGGACTTAATTCTGGTGCTGGTAATGCAGTGAGTGGTATAGGTAGTGCTGTTGGAAGTGCTATCAGTACTGTCAATCCTTTAATAGGTGGTGCAGTGAAGATAGGAACAGGTATTATTGGTGGAGGTATAAATGCTCTTTTTGGTATGAAGACAGATCAAAAGAAACTTCAGGCAGCCAATGAAGGTACCAACTATCTGAATAGCTTTGTATCAGATGCTTCAACTTTTGATGATATACAAGGTCCAAATGCTGTGGCTAATGTGCAGAATGCTTATAAAGGAGGACTCTTTAAGAAAGGCAAGGCAAGGAGGAAGAATGCCGCCCTTAGAGCAGAGAGAGCAAATGCAGAGTCATGGGCAAATAGAAGTGTAGATAACAATATTGATAATATAGCAGAGACACAAATGGATACAATGCTTGCAAACTATGCTGCTTTTGGTGGTCCACTTGGAGGAATGCCAAGCTTGGGCACTGGAGCAATAGACTATGACTTTATGTCAAACTATCTTGTGACTAAGAATAAGGCAGCAGAAGCAAAGAATAAAATAGCAACCAATGTGTTTGGAAATCTTCCAGTGACACCACTCAGTACTTTTGCTTTAGGAGGAGATATGCAGACTAATGGAGGAGATTTTAGTAATGGATTGGCACATATAGATGCAGGGGGTTCACATGAAGAGAATCCTTATGATGGTGTGCAAGTAGGTATAAGCAGAGAGAATGGTCAGCCAAATCTTGTAGAAGAAGGAGAGACCATATTTGATGATTATGTGTTTAGTAAGAGAATAAAGGCTGATGCAAAGACAAAGAAGAAATTCCATATAGGAAAGAATGCAGATATTAGTTATGCAGACTTGTCGAAGAAACTTGAGAAGGAAAGTCTTGAGAGACCAAATGACCCTATATCACAGAATGGACTAAAGAAACAACTTCATAACCTTGCAGATGAGCAGGAGAGGCAAAAGGGAGAAGAAATACAGGATGCCTTTGAACAGTTACCACCAGAGCAACAGCAGGCAATAATGCAACAAGTAGCTATGCAGGAACAGCAAGCTCAGGAAGCACAGCAAATGCAGAATGAAGAGCAGCTTCAGAATGCACAGCAGGAAGAGCAGCTTCAAGGACAGCAGGATAATGGTGAGCAGATAGAAGAAGAGCCTAATGTGGAAGAAGGAAATATGGAACAGATAAATGCTTGTGGAGGAAAGATGAACAGATTTGATAATGGAGGAGATATGAAGAGGAAGATATACAACCTCTTAAAAACACCTACAGACAGAGAGTTTGACAAATGGGCAGAAAAGCATAATATAGGAAAGATAGATGATTGGAAAAATATACTAAAGAATAAGTCATTTATAGATGCTTTAGGAAAAGATAATCCAATGTTGGGAGATGCTCTTTCAAGAGGATATGACTTTGGTGCTTATATTCCAACAAAGAATGGAAAGTTGACTTTTGATTTTACACATGGAGGTTGGGGAAAAGAAGACTATGATGCTTGGAATGGCAGTACAGATGCAGCTTGGAAGGAAGCAGTAAAGAAGGGTCTTGTGAAAAAAGGCATGAAGTCAGAGGAGATAGGCAAAGCTCTATCACAGACAGATGCTTATAAAAGAGGCTCAAACTGGCTGAAAGAAAATGAAGAAAACAGACTGTTCTACTTGCAGCAGATACTTAATAGTAAAGATGCACCAGAAGCAGCAAAACAATATGCAGCAAGATATGTTGATAACAATGGTTGGCTGAAAGATGTAAAGAGGGATTATCAAACTATCTTTGAAGACCCTAATGGAACTGGTGTTAGGAATACTCATCCTGGAACATATTGGAAGACACCTAATGAGATGTTGAGAAACAAGATGTCAGGAAACTTTGTAGTGAATGATGATGGTACAGTAGATGAGATTATAGGAGATGTGCCAGAGGGATGGAATGGTACAGGAAGCTATAAGTGGCAGGATGCTGATAGTGATTATGAGTATAACTACTATAAAAGACCTGTAGACTCAGTGGTTACTCCTGATAAGAAAGGTAAGGTAGAAGATGAGGAATATGAGCCAGTACATAAACCAACATGGGGAAGGACAGCAGGACTATTAGGACCAGCAATAGGTCTTGGGATGCAAGCCTTAGGTATAGGAAAACCAGACTATTCAGGAATGGATGCTGCATTGGAGATAGCAAATGGAAGTCCAGCATTGGCACATGCTCAGTTTATTGGTAATCGTCTTAAGTATAGACCAATGGATATATGGTATGAGCAGAATAGGATGGATGCTAATAGTAGAGCTACAGACAGAGCTATTCTTAACAATGCTTCTCCAATGGGAACTAAGATGGCAGGATTGCTTGCAAATGGCTACAACAGTCAGATAGCAGACGGTGAGCTTTATAGGAAAGCTTTGGAATATAATGATGCACAGAGACAGAGAGTAGCAGAGTTTAACAGAGGTACAGATATGTATAATGCTAATGCTGCAAATCAAGTATCAGCTACCAATGCTCAGATAGCAAACAATAACAGACAGCTTAGAGCACAGATGAAGATGGATGCTGCAAGACAGAGAATGGCTGCTGATGCTGCTTGGAATCAAGGTATATATGGTAATGTGAATGGCTTGTTTGCAGGTTTGGGAGCCTGGGGTAAGGAGAATGCACAACATAATATGATTGCAGATATGGCTGCTGATGGACTGTTTGGAACAATGAGTGACAAGCAGAATATAGGTAAAAGCTATATAAGAAAGAAAAAGGCAGCATGTGGAGGTAAGATAAGTAGGAAAAAGAAAGGTTTAACATTTTAAAGAGTAGAAGATATGCCAGACTATTCATTTGTAGTTTCACCTTCATTCAATCCATTCAGTATGCAGGAAATGCTTGTACCACTTTCTGCATACAAGGATGCTTTTGAGAAGAGTGAAGAACAGTATGACACCTTATCACAAGGTGCAGATAAATTTAAATATCTCAGTGAGACATTGCCAGAAGGAAGTAAGGCAAGACAGATATATGAAGGCTATGCCAATGACCTTAGAGCACAAGCAGAAGACCTTGCACATAATGGTCTTACTATGGGCAATAGGAGAGCCTTGACATCCTTGAAGAGAAGATACCAGGGAGAAATGGGTAGAATACTTCAAGCAGATGAGGCTATGAGAGAAGAAAAGAAGCTAAGGCAGAGTCTTGGGGCACAAGATACTTCACTGCTTTATGCTAATGACAATCTAAATATAGATGACTTCTTGGATGGAAAGAATCCTAATCTATATAGGATTAGTGGTAATGAGCTGTATACAAGAGGAGCAGCTGCTGGTAAGGCAGCATCATCGAGGATATTCTCAGCAGGAGATGCAGGAAGTACACTGAATGGTTATTATAGAGACTATGTGCAGAAACTTGGATATAGTCCTGAGACCATAAGAAAGTTCTATGAAGATATGTCTACAATACCAGAATTGCAGATGGCTGCTGATGCTATACTTGAGGAGAGAGGAGTAAATCAAAACCTCAGTGGGTATAATCTTAGGAGAGCAAGACAATCAGTCATTAATGGTATGATAGACGGTGCAGTATATCAGGAGAATCATAGTCCTCAGAGGGATTTGGGAGTGCTGACGCCTATGGAACAAAATCAGATAACTATGCAGCAGAAGCAGTTTAATCTGAGTAAATCTCAGCTTGATGCAAGAGCAGCATCTATGGGATATAGGATAGATGATAATGGAAACTTACAAATAGACCCTGATAGAATGGAAGCTCTGAAGGAGTTGAAGAAGAGTAATAAGGGTACTGGTAGTTCAAATACTAATTCTGGATATGATACTAAAAATAAGAAAAGTATACAACTTACGTGGCATGGAAATAACCCTAAAGATAGAAATGGAGAAGCTGATGATGATGTTACAATAAAAGAATTAGAGGATGGTGCTTCATTACCAGGAAATCCTGTAAAATTTGATGAACTTCCTTCTTTTGTTAAAGATAAAGTACAACGAGCAATTGGAGGAAGTAATACAGATTTTTACAGATATTATTATAAGCCATTTAAACAAGGTGCTTGGGGTGGTATTTGGGATGATACAGAAACAGAAGTTGCTATAATACCTACTGATGTAGTAAAATATAATAGTGATCCAGAGATTCCTGCTGATTTAACAAATCCACAACAAAATAAAGGACAGTGAAAACTGTCCTTTATTCATATACTTTTTCAAGAGCATCTTTAGCACTTTTACATCCTTGATTAGCAGATAAAGTCCAATAATACTTTGCCTTTATTATATTAGGCTTTAGATAAATACTATCTGGATTATCTAAAATATATTTAGTTTCATTTTTATCCGTAGTATAATTTCTGTTTTCCAAAGTTATAAAAGTATCATTACCATCATAAATATAATTATCAGTTCTTCCTAAATAATGTATTGAGTAATAAGCCAATCCATTTAAATAGATATTACCTAAATTAAATTGAGCTATAGAATCTCCATTTTCCGTTCCTTTATTTAACCAAAATAAAGCTTTATCAAAATCTTGATTTACACCATTACCATATTTGTATGCTAAACCTATTTTCCCTTGAGCTTCAGCATTTCCATTTTTAGCTGCTTGCATATACCAATATGCTGCTTTTTCTTGATATTCAATAGCTTTATTTCTCATAAGGTAATAACTGTCTTTAGATAATCTATCACCTAATAAAACTTGAAATTTTGTATCACCTTTTTCTGAATAAAAGGTTAATAGCTCCAGTGCTTTACTATGTGCTAAGTCACAATTAATATTTAAAAGTTTATTAATATTAGTTAGTGCTTTATCTACATTTAATTTGCCTTCTTGATATAATGAGTTACATTGATATGGAATATACCAATAAAATCGAACAAAAGCAAATACAATATATAATATTAGTACAGCTACTGCTAAAGCAATAACTATTCCTATTCTTTTGCACCATTTGATTATTATTTGTTTATTCATTGCTATTTATTATATTTCAAAATTTTCTAAATCTATAGGAAGGTACTCATAAGATATATTTCCCTTGAAAATATAATATTTACCGTTTTTTATCCGATGTTCAATGTTATTTTTTTATTCATAAAGTATATAACCTTCCTTATCTCCTTTAACCCATTTTGCAACTTTAAGTTGATTCTTTCTTTTTGTAATCTCTTGTGGAGAAAGTTCTCCTATTATAGGAGAGAATGCTACAAATATTCTATCTGAAGTTTCTCTAAAGACTACACAAGTAAATTCTTTTTCTGTATCTTGGTTTTTATAATGTGCTAATTTGGGCTTGCCATATTCTCTTGCAAAATCAAATAAAGACCATTCTTTGATGAAATAATCATGAATATTTATATGATTGTTTATAAGACTGCAAAGGTTTTCTCCATGTAAAATCTTATTTATATTATCTATAGTAAACCCTAATGACTCTAACATATTAACATATTTAGAGCAAAAATAGTAATCCATATCAGTTAATTTCCATAAGCTATTACATGTACTTACAAAAAACTGAAAGGGACCTTCTACATGAATAGTTCTTGCAATACTAATTTCTATTTTTTTATCAATGATAGACATTTTTGAGAGAATTTCTGTAAGAACTTCCTCATTGAAATCTAAAACAAAAGTAAAGGTTTGTAATTCTTTATATTCCTTATCTGTTATATTACTTCCTTCATCAAGAGATTGCGCCAATAAAATTGCTAATTTAAGTAAACTGGTTTTTTGATTAATAGATAAGGAAGTGATCTCTAAACCCCATTTTTCAACATCTTCCCAACTTGAACTGTTAGGAATGTTATCTTTTCTATATTTATAGTAATATATGCTTTGATAGTTTTCTATATTCTTCAAGAAACCTTCAATTTCTTTTTTAGTAAATTCTAATCTTATAAGTGTTTGAGTTATAGCAGCAATAAAGTCGTTGCTATAATATGCTAAATGTGCTAAAGTCTTACAAATGTATAAAAAACGAATAAAGGGACCATCCATCTTTACACTTTTAATTTCCTTAATATATTGAATTATATCTTCATTTGACTGGTATAGCAAAGCCATATCTAATATAGTAGAATTAAATCCTAGCATATTAGTTAAATCTTTTAATATTGCATTTACTGAGGTTCTGTTTCTTGGTATATTATGTTCATTACAAATAACACATATTAAAGCCAAGAATGTAAATTTTTGTTTTGGGGTAAGCACATTAATTTCCCATTCCAAATTTTTATCATATATGGAGACAGAATCATTAAGGACTTCAGTTGAAGTACTTTTATTACTTATCTCTTTAGTTCTATTTTCCTTGATGCTCTCTATATTTGAACTATTTATCTCTTTTTGTTTTTTATTATTTTGAATTTGCTCTAGTTCCTTTTCTTTTTTTATTTCCTCTCTAACTTCCTTTCCATATAAATCATCTAAAGCTTTATCACATTCTGTTGTAAACATCTGAATAATAGTATTAAACATTACTGTCTGATTAACAGTTTGGTTAAATGTGCTTTTAGTTTTTACAGGGTGTCCATCTACAGTAGTGTGAACAGCTATTGTCACTCTTTTGCTTGGATTATAAGAATAACCATCTCCAACATGAATTTCATCAACATCAAACGGTTGTTCTATACTCCAGTATTGTTTATTCTCATTATCAATACCAAAAGTAAATTCAATAACACATTTTTCATTTCTTGTTATAGTGAATGTCCTATGTATATGTTTAAATAATTTTAATAGAGTGCTATATCTCGCCTCTATTGTCTTTGGTTTAAATATATCAAATAATCTCATATTGTATTAACAGTAAAAGATGGTTTTGATTATGGTGTTATATTATAACTCTACCACTAAAGATTTCTTGATTTGTCTACTTTATATTTAAAGTCCTAAATTAACATCGTCTAAACTTCCTGCATTCCCAATATAAAATACATATTTACCATTCATATTTAAACCAACCATAAGGTCATCTTTCTTCTGCATGATTTCATCCTTAATAAGAACTCCTAAAGACTTGTGAAAATTGACATAGGTTATATTATCATTTTTAATGAATCTACAGGAAGTAAAAACTTCTTTAGTATCAGAATTGATTTGATTATTACTATACTGCATAGGACCAAACTCCCTTGAGAACTCAGTAAGAGTCCAAGTTCTACTAAAAGGACCTACTAATTTTTTCTTGTTGTTTGGAGGTGTTGTAGGTTTGGTAGGTGGGGTAGGTTTTGTAGGTTCTTCTATGGATGGGGTAGGTGTTTTGTTACTTGGTTTTAACAAGCAATATATTACTATTGCTGCAATGATAGTAATGATAATTAATAGTTCCATGATTGTTATTTGTTTTTAGTTGTGATTGAAATGTTTATAATGCAAAGGTAAACATTTTATTGGAGTTGTTATATATGATTAGGAGTTATTTTTATATATCCACATCCTTCCAAGCCTTTCTTCTTCCTTTTATAAGACTGTAATGTCCTGCCTTTGATTTGATAACAGCTAAGTCTTCTTTCATATCTGCTATCTCTCTTTCAGTAAGCACACCTAATTTTGAAGAGAATGCTACAAAGGTCTTAGTTCCATCTTCTTGTGTGAATACACAACTCTTGAATATTTCACCAGTCTCATGATTAGTAAACTCTCCCACCTGCATCCTTGGACCATACTCTTTTATAAAAGCTACCAAACTCCATATGTTTGAAGAATGCCTGTTATTTTTCTTGGAGTCAGAGGCAATATTGAAATCTCTATAAGAAGAGACAGACTTAAACTCTTCTTCGGTCATTTCCTTATAGACATTATATTTCTTAAATATCTTAATAACCTCTGACTTCAATTCTTCTTGAGTGAGAAGATTCAGTTTTGAGTTAACTTCTATATCCCATCTTAATGCTGCACATATTGAAGCCAATATCTGTGTGTCATTTGACCTAAACATAAATCTCCACATACTGCATATAACAGAAAGAAAATCTATATAGTTAGGAACTGTGTTCTTGGTTATAGATGTTTTAAGAAGCTTCTCTATTTTTGAAGAAGACACAACAATCCTCATTACATCTCTTGCTTTATTTCTACTATGGTCTTGATAATAGAATCTGTCAAGAAAATGCTTCCTTATATCATAGAGATCTAATGAACAGTTCTTGTATAAGTCATATAATGAATATTGCATGCTACTGAGTTTTATTAGTATAACGTAAGATAATTTAATTTGTTGCATAGTATCTACTAAAAAACATATACTTTTTAAGTGTTTTACTTAAGCTGTTCTTACACTAATCCTTAATGTCTACCTTTGTACATATAGAAAATTGATTAATAAATAATATAATGTTAGACAAAATTTCCACACTCATACAGTCCTTTGCTAATTTCTTAGGAGGATTCAGCAAATTGAATGATGTCAATGACCATTCTGTGACTGTGTTTTTTAAAATCATTCTCTGCACCCTTGGTGCTCTTTTCTTTGGTAAGCTGTTCTTACGCGATGACCTTTATGACTGGGTTGTCACTATAGCTATGAAACCTAATCCCATCTCTATTGCTGTAGTTGTAGGTCTTGCTATGATTGTATACTCCATATATGCACAAAGAAGGATTATGGCAGCTGTGTCAATTGCTATACAGCAACAGAAAAAGCAAGAGAAACTCAAAGATAAAGAATGCTATGCACAAACTTCAAGAATAGAAGAAGAAGCCAATGCTCTTACTGACCATCTCAGAAAGTCACTCAACTGTGATGTGGTGACTATTGAGCTGATGCACAATACAGAGAAATATATTGGAGGTTATCATAAGAGGTTCTATGATGAGAGTTTCCCTTCTATCAATACTGCTGAGGGAATTACTTTTAATTACAAGGACTTTCAATGTATTCCTACTAATATATTCCCAATCATAGGACACATACTGAAGACTAAGTTCAAATGGTTCACATCTATGGATGAAGTGGCAGAGATTGATTCTGGCTATGCACACATCCTTAAAGAAACTAATTGTACTGCCCTTGGTATGAGAGCTATGAAGACTTCAAAGAATGAAGACCTTGGAATACTTACAGTAACATGGAGAAAGGGACATGAAGATAGGATTCCTGATTTGGACATTATACAGGATATGATGACAGAGGTAGCTTCTAAGCTTGAAGTTCTGCTGGATATGTCAGCTTATGAATAACAATATATAGATAACTTAATTTTTATTACAATGAAAGAAAGTAAGAGTGGAGTTAATTGCATATTTGTTCCCAATGCTCCTAATGGTGACAGGTCAAGAATGTTTTTGGACTTGATGGATAAAAAGAAGGAGTTTCGTTATACAAGGGAACAGGCTATTGGAATATATGTAATATATACTAAATCCAATGCTAAGGAGAAGATGGAAGCTGTAAAGAATGCAGATGGCTCTCCAAAGTATCATATAAACAGTCAAGGGGAATTTCCCGCAAAAGATGTGGTAGACTATCTTGGTGTGGAAAAACAGATGGAGGAAATAAACAACTTTGATGTAGAGGAATATAGGCTTGGTGCTGTAGATAGTATTGGTGGAAAAAGAGTTGACTATACAGATGCAGAAGAAGTTCTTAATAAAGTAAATGACTTCAATAACAGTCATACTGGTCTTGTTGCAGGAGTAGAACAACATACTACTTCTGATAATATTGTATATAATATAAAGGTATATGCAAAAGATGCTGGAACTATAGATGTACCAGTATCAACAAGAGAAAAATTGAAGGCTTGGGAGATATATAAACAAGTATTCAATGCTAATGGTATTGATATTACTTCTATGCCTGAAGAACTGAAAGGTACCTTCTCTGCTTATAACCTTGATTTGGGAAAGCAGCTTAGAAATATTTCAAAGATAGATATAAATAATATCTATAGAAAAGATGCCTTGATATTGTTTACTATAGATAAAGATTCTAAGGAAGTACAAAGACTTATAGATAAGTTTGGTTCTATAGAAAATGCTGCTCAAGCTATTGATGATTTCAATCATAAAGTTATAGAACTTGACAACTCACAACGTCACCTTCTTGCTATGGCAATAAGTCATGCTAAGAAATTACATGGTATAGATGTTGAAGCATTGATAGACCAGATAAACCAGACAACATTTAGTATTGAGGTTAACAGTCCTGAAGTAGAATGGAAAGAAGAGATTGATAAGTTGAATAAAAAGTTTCATATATTCAAAGGAGAAACAAGAAGAATCAATGATGATATAGACAATGTAAGTCAGGCTTATTCTGAGATTATAACACAGCTTAAAAGAAAAATGACTGCCTTGCATAAGGAAAAAGGAGTGACAGAGGAAGGCAAGGAATTGAAAAGACTTTATAACAAGCTACAAAAAGAACTGGCTGAAAAGAAGCATTATAAGAGTATTGTTGACTTCCTCAAACTTGCTACAAATGATATAGAAAGTATAGAGGAAGAAATAAAGAATGTCTCTCTTACTGGTGATAATATGGAAGTCATTATGAATAAAGCACATGTATTGAAGCAATATAAGGATATTGAGAATCAGTATAGGCATATTGTATCAATGCTTGCCTTGGACAACATGGATCTTAATGATATAGAAAATCAAGAAGACATTGATACTATAAAAGAAATTGCTCAGAAACTGAAGACATACTTTGAAAATAAGGAAGGAGTTATAAAGAAGCTGACCAAACAGAATATATATGATATGGCAAAGCTAATGTCCAAGGGTAAAATCTCTGACTCTGAGCTTAATGATATGCTTGAGAAATCTCTACAAAGTGTTGGTTGGACAGACAGATGGCTGAATAGTGTAGGAACTGCTAAAAACTTACTCATCAATGTTGCAGGTACTGTAATGCGTAATCAAGAGATTATGAGAGACCAAGCAATGGAAGATGTAGAAGCAAGAATAAATATTGCTAATGAAAGACTCAAGAAAGCAGGTTTCAATTCTGAGTTTATGTATGAGGATGAAAAACATATCATTAGTGATATTAATTGGGAAAAATTTGATGCTGCCAAAGAAGATGAGAAAAAACGATTGAAAAGAAATGGTCTCAGAGGATTTGACTTGGAGCAAGCAATGAATAATTGGATATATGAGAATACTGAAGACAGACTTGTAGATAAGGAGAATGGTAGAAAAGAAAGGGTTCCTAATGAGAATTATAGAAAAGCTGAGGACTTTCAGAAAGACTGGGCACCTGCTCAGAAGGAATACTATGATACCATCATGCAGATTAAGGGAGAGCTTGAATCCAACTACCCTGTACATGCACAGAATTACTATTATCCTCCTCAGATAAGAAGAACATCAATGGATGCTTTTCTTAAGGCTGGTAAGTCTTTTAATACAAAAGGTATTGGTAAGGCTATCCTTAATAAGCTCAAAGACCCGTTTGTCATAAGGGAAGATGACACTAATTTCATTGATAATGCTGTAGTGGATGGTGAAAAGACTACACTTGTAGAAGGTGATTATGATAATACTCCTAAAAGAAGAATTCCTATATTCTTTCAGAATCAAGTAGAAGATGGAGAGTTACTACGTGACTTCTCTTCTGGTATAATTCATCTTGCAAGTTCTGCTATTAACTATGCTGCTATGTCTGAGATAGAAGATATGATGTATATTATGGCTGACTTTGCTGACCATAAAGACCCTGCAACTCCTAAGTCAATGGTGGAAATTTCTGATAGTAGATTCAACAAGGTAATCAAGGATGTCTATAACTTTGGTAAAACAAATAATGTAGGTGCTGTACTTCATGGTTTCATTGACCAACATATATATGGTGTAAAAAGAAATCCTAATGAGAACAAGGTATTTACTAAGTTCTGTGATTCAGTTATCAAATACACCTCATTCAGAGGACTGGCTACTAACTTGCCTGGTATGGTTGCCAATGGTACTGCTGGTATAATACAGATATTCATTGATGCAGGAAGTAATGAGTTCTTTGGCTATAAGGATATGGTATGGGCTTTTACCAAGTTGTTTGGTGATACTGGTGTCAAGGGTGATATGTCTGAGTATCTGTCTAACAACACCAGTTCTAAAGGAACATTGTTGCAGAAGATGTTTGACCCTATGCAGGAGAATTTTGAAAAAGCTTCTAACAAGAGATATTATAACAGTTTCCTCAGACACTTTATCTCAAAGGATTTTAGCTATGCTGGTTATGGTGTAGGTGAGTATTTCATTCACATGCTTCCTATGTATGCAATACTAAGACATGAGAAAGTAAAACTAAATGGTAAGGAAATTAGTCTGTATGAAGCCTTTGATGTTACAGAAAAGAAAGATGATAATGCAGAACTTATTATAAAGGAAAGTGTTACAGACCTTGATGGAAATGCTATTACTAAGGTTTATCTTGATAAGATAAGAGGTAAGATTATGTATGCCAATCAGTCTATGCACGGAGCTATGAATGCAGAGGATAAGGGACTTATACATCAATACTGTATGGGAAGACTTGTAATGAATTTCCGTCAATGGATGGTAGGTCATTATAGCAGAAGATATAGAGGCAGGCATTTTGATTTTACTCTTGGAGAATGGAGAGAAGGTTATTGGGTGAGTGTTTGGAAAGGTTTGTTCAATGATGATACCAAGGACACTTGGAAGTCAGGACATAAAAAGGATGCTATGTTAATGTTCATGAAAGATTGTTGGTTGATGATGACAAAAGCCCAGACTCAGTGGAACAATCTTAGTGAGATGCAGAGATATAATGTCAAGAGAGCAAGAGCAGAAATATTAGTATGGATTAGTCTTCTTGGACTTAGCTTTGTTCTTGGTGAAGAAGATGATCATAAGAAGGAATGGTTCAGAAGATGGTGGATTTATCAGACCAAGCGTATGCTTACAGAAACAGAAGCATCAATGCCTGGTATAAAGATGCCTAATAGTATTATAACTATGGTACAATCTCCTATTGCAAGTGTTAATACTCTTAATTCTCTGTTATATGTTATATATGGACTTACTAATGGTGACTTGTTTGAAGAAATTCAATCAGGTAGACATAAGGGAGAAAACAGATATTGGAGGAATGTTGTGAAATATGATTTACCTTTTTATAAAGACTGGGAAAGACTGGTGACTATGGATGAAGATGACTCACTGTTTAAAGTGTTTGATTATTCTCCAAGTAATAATTAATACATTGAAGAGTAGTACTTTAGAGGTACTACTCTTTTTTTTGTTTTTGGTAGAATTGATTTTAATTTTTAAGCCTTACTATGCCTCTTTATGCCTACCTAAGCCTTTGTATTTATTAGAAAATGAGGTCTTAGTAAGTCAATAAGCTAAGATAATGGAAGTGCTAAATAGTGTTGAGGCATCTAAGTAGTTTATTAAATTTGCAGATAGAACTAAAATAAAGAGAATATGCCAATAGAAAAGATAAAAGGATTAAGAGGGTTAAAGGGATTAGACAGTCTATCTCCTGAAGAGCGTGATGCTTTTATGAAAGCTAATGCTAATGTGTTAGACCAATATCATAACCTTAATAATAGAGATAAAGCAGCTAATATCTTATATATGAATCAGAAGTATATTAATACTTTTGGTTTAGATGCTTTTAATTTAAATAATGATGGAACTGAAAATTCTTTTAACCTTAGAAATGAGCAGACTAAAGCAGAGTTAACTTGGAAAGCTTTTAAAGGTGCTTATGGTAATGATAGTAATTTCAATGAATTAGCTACATATCTTGATACAGATGGTATGTATGACTTGTTGAACAATGATGAGTATCTTGGTAGTAAGAAGAGAGCACAGATGTGGAATGCAAATGTGAAGAAAGCTAAGGGTATGCAGAATACCTTTGACCAGATGGGTATGAATCCAAGGATTGCAGCAATGGAGCCTGGATTGGCAGCAGGACTTCAGATGGCAAAACCTGCTGTTGCACAGTCTCCAAAGCTTCAAGATGATGCTTATGCTAAAAGAGATAAGGAGATACTTGATAAGCTGTATGCAGAGTCACAGAAAAGAAGAGAGAAAGACATACAAGGTGATGCAGACATTATGTATGCCAATATGCTTGATGCAGATACTAATAAGCAGAGGAGTATTGGAAGTTGGTTGAAGGACTTTGATAAGATAGCATCAAAGAGTACTGGATATTATTCAGGATTTAAAAATTCAAGTTGGTTGAAAGACTATGATGATGAGAATAAGCTGAAGGACTATGCTAAATACCAAGCATTGAAACAGAAGTATGGTGAAGGAGTAGCCATGCAGTATCTTGGTAGAGACATACAGAATAGGATAGCAGAGGCACAGGATGGTAAGTTTACTGGTAATACACTGAAAGGAGTATTGACAACAGCATGGTCAGATATAGGTTCTGATATAGCATTATTTGCCAATATGAAGAACTGGTATGATGTAGACAGAATGGCTGTAATTAATCAAGGTAAAGACCCAGATAAACCTATATATGACAAGAAAGGAAAGATTGTTGACTATAAGAGGAATGAAAACATTTGGACAAATCCTGCCTATTGGAATAATGTATATAAGTATAATACCTTTTCTCCGACAGAGATAAAAGCAATAGAGGAAAGAGGTGGCATTTCTACAGATGTGAATGTAAGAGAGTATGGTTATACACCAGACTTCTTTTCTTGGGACACAGTACAAGAAGGTTTCAAGCAGAGTGGTCATTTTGTAGAACCATTGTTGACAACTGCTCTTACAGGAGGTGCTGGTAGATTGGTAGGTATGGGAGCTAATGCAGCAATGGAAGGTGTTGGACTTTCAGCCAAGGCAATGCAGACTGCAAATAAAGCAGGAAGAGTGCTTAATGATGTTCTTGTAGGAGCAACCACAGGTCTTTCAGGTTCACAGTTAGAAGCAATGGGAACCTTTGAGGAGCAAATGGAGACAGCCAAGCAGAAAATACGAGAACAAATAAACAGTGAGCTTCATGATTATCAAAGGTCAATAGACTATAACAGCAAGGACTCAAAAGCAGCCTTAGACTACTACTATAAGCAGTTGAAGGTAAAGGATAATAGGAGAGTAGCCAGTGGTAGTAGGGAAGGAATGACACAGCTGCCAATGAGTGATGAGACATTGAAGGCACAGGCAAAGCAAATGTATACCAATCAACTGCTTGGTGCAAAGCAAAAGGAACTTGAAGAGCTGCATAAGAAAGATGAGATGGAAGCTGCAAGAGCAGCAACAAAAGCCTATATGACAAACTTTGCTATGGACTATGTAAAGAATATACCTCTGACCACAGCAGTACAGAAATTCTTGATAGCAAAGGGTTCTATGAGAGGAGCTTTTGACAACACCATAGACAAGAATATCATAGCAGATATAGAAAAAGGTGGTGTAAAAAGAGCTGTAAAGGGTGATAAAGAAATAAGGTTCTCATCAGGTAAAGGACTTGCAAAGGAGATAGGAAAACAGTTTGCAGGAGGCTTTGCAGATGAATATCTTGATGGTATCAATGCTTCATTTGCAGGAGGAGTAGGCAGCAATGTCTTTGACAACTACATGAAGAGGAACTATGACCCAGAGGCTTATGACAGTACAGTAGATTCATTTGCAGGAAACTTTCTTGCAGGATTGTCAGAAGGAATTGAAGGTATTACAGATAGGCAGAATCTGTATGAAGGCTTTATTGGAATGGTGTCACCAATGACAACAGTAGCACCTAACATGAATGCTGTATTTCATCCAAAAGATACATGGAATGCTGTGTTGAATAAAAAGGATGCTTATGGAAATAAGATAAACTTTGCAGAGAGAGCAAGCAGTGTGATGATGAATCCATTGCTTAATACCATTGCAGAAGCAAGGCAGAAAGACAGAAGGATAGACAATACAGTAGAAGCAATAAACAGAGTAGTGGCAGCTAACAAGGGTAAACTTGATTCAGCAGCCAAGACTATATCTGTGCTGAATAACTTCAATACACCAGTTAATGGAAACAATCCTATGAATATCCTTGACTATAAGGATAATAAACTGCTGAATGCTTTTACCTTGATAAAGTCATTGAATGAACTTGAAGACATGGGTGGAACAAAGAGTAAGCTGTATGAGGACACTATGCATACTATACAAGGATTAGCAGATGGAACATTGTCAGAGGAGGAGATGAGTAATGAAGTAGACAAGTTCATTGCAGACCCTGACAATAAGTCAATACTTGATGGTAATGAGGATTCAAAGAAAGTGGCAGCAGAAAGACTGCAAAAGAATGCCAAGTACTTCATGGATATGAAGAAAAAGGTAGATGAAATACAGCAGATGTTTGCCAATAGTCCAAGTATGAAGAATGTAGACCCAAGAGTAGCAGCAACACTTGTGTACAATACTGTAGCAAAGGATGATTATAAAAACAGACTTGAGTCAATATTGAATGAACTTGGTACTGGTAGTGCAGATACAGAATCTACATATACTCCTAACTATGCCATGAGATATGATACAAAGAACTCAATAAAGAAAGCTGTTGCAGCAAGGAAGAAAGAAGTGGTTAAGGCAGACAAGGAGATAGAAGAATTGTCTGCAAGCAATGGTTATGCAAGAACTAAGATTCAACAGCTTGAAAAACAGTTGGAGAATACTACCAAGGAAGGTGAAAGAATCACTATAAAAGAAGACATCAAAAAATACAAAGAACTGATAGACTCACAGAACTTTCAGATACAGACTTTAAGAGAGTCAAAGGACAGACTCTTGGGTGAAAAAGAAGACATCAGTAAGATAGGAGAGGGTGAAGACAGCAAGACTTCATTTACTGTAAATGATATTCTTAATGCTGATGTTAGGGATATGGCATATATCCTTGACCATAAGAATAAAGAGAACTTCTCAAAGAAGAAACAGGCAGTCATTGACAAGGCTATTGCACGTTTAAAACAGAAAGACCCAGAAGCATTGAGGAAGATAAATGATGCAGGAATACTTGCATCAAGAATTGATGATATGGAGACTGTGTATAACAAGATTAGTAACAATGACAAACTTGCTTCTACATACTTTGATGCAGCAGAACAAAGTAGAGGTATGGCAGCTTGGGGTGAAAGCATACAGAGGGAGATAAAAAAGAAATATAAAGACATATCAGATGCTTATCAAAACAGAGAAGAAAATCCTGAAGCTTTCAGAGATAAAGTGCTGGAAGCAAATAGTGAGATTGTAGAGGCATATATGAATGATTATCCAAAGCAAGCTGAAGCAATCAAGCCATACTATGACATGTTGAAGTTTAATGATGATGTTGCAGCTATATTGAAGCATAGTGCTCTTGAGACTGGAGAAAAGATGATTATAGCAAGTACTATAATCAGCAATCAAAAGAAATCAAACAATGTAGAAGAGGTTCAAGCAAAGCTGGAAAGTATTGTAGATGACCTAGAACTGAGTGAGAACTTCAGAAATCAGATTGACGGATTGCTATCAAAGGTGGCACAAATGAGTTATCAAAGAGATGCTACTATTATTGAGAATAGAAAGCAAAGGAAAAAGCGTGAAGCAGAGGAAGCAAAAAAGAAGGAAGAGGAAAAGAAAAAAGTAGATGAAGCTGCAAAGAATGCTGCTGAGAAGAAGGTTGCTGAGGAGAAAGAAAAGCAAGAGGATATTGATAAGATTCCTGGTAAAAACGATACTTTAAATAGTACAGAAGATGTGGACCTATTTATAGGTGAAGAACCTTCTGAAGAACCTCAAAAAGACAAGACAGATAATGAGAAGAGTGTTACAGTGCAGAATACTGCAATGCAAGATGCTACAACACCCATGACTCAGAATGTGAAGACTATCTTAGGTGATGGGTCTGGGGATATGAGTGTTACAGCAGGAGAGATGTGGTATGGTACTGGAGACAATGCTAAGAAGGGTAAGTTCACTGTGACAAAGATGGAAGGTGAAATATCCTTTGACACAGATGATAAACATGATGTACTGAGTATTGCATCAGATGAATATGAGGTGACTCCTGAGACAGGAGAGCATGAGGAAAATGCTATGTTTGAAGCAAGTTCTATAAAGAAAAAAGATGATGATTGGTATTTTGTAGGTAACTTTGCAGGAACCAATAAAACAACAGAAGTGAAAGCAAAGAAATCTTTTGACATAGAAAAGGCTATAGAAAGACAGCAGAAAGCCAGAGAAACAGAACTTACAGCCAAGGGGGTGTATATTGGTAATGTGAACATTGTTGATAATGGAGACAGTGTTCAAGGAGTATCAGCAAGTATCGATGAACAGATTAATGACATTGACTCTAATGGTAAGGAAGTGCATGTGTCAGAGACAAATATAGATGCTGATGAACTGAATGGTGTAGGAGAACATAACATAGAAGCAAATGTTACTACTCTTAGTGGTAATGCAATGAGTAGATATGAGCCTAATCCATTAGAGCAAGATGGAATACTTGTTAATAAAAAAGGCAAGGATAACAGAAAACAAATGGATGAGTATTATGCTTGGATGGATGCTACTGGAATAAAATTGCAGAATATCATAGACCAAGAACTTGGAAAGATACTTAGAAGAAATCCTAATGCCAAAGTGAAGTTTATGTCAGTAAGACCTGAGAGTAATGCTACCAATGACAATGTTATGCAAAAACATCTGATGCTTGTATTGGATTATGATAATAGTATCAATAAGGGAATTACTGCAATACATAATGACAAGAATGGTGGTGTAATAGAGAGCAATGGCAAGAAGTATCTTGTGATAGGTGTAGCTGGATTTGCAAAAAAGAACTTTGCACAAAAGTCACTGTATGATGTGCTTACAAATCCTATATCTCCTACTTATAAGAACAGTACTGGAGAGCCTTTGGGATTAATGATAAAACCCAGAAAGGAATTTTTTGATACTCATTCTAATGAGAGGTTTTATGTGAATGAGAGTCTTAGTACTGAGATTGTGCCATATTCTTTAATACCAGGATATATTGTAAAGCAGGGATTGAATGATAATAATATTGAGTTTAGGAGTGTGAAAGAACTGCTTGCTGACAAGGAGAGAAACCCTATGGGATATGACATGCAGAGTGTGGCATGGGGAATACAAGAGTTGACAAAGTTCTTGACTGTAGGAACTTCTGTAGACAATGTGATGGTTCCAAGGAATACTATAAGGAATGCAGGAAGTGCTTTTGTGTTTATACCAGCAGGTAATGGAAAGCTGATACCTTCATACTTGAAAGTACTAAAGTATAATGAGATGAGAGATGGAGCATTAAAGGACAGAGTGAATAGATTGTTGCAAGATGTTGTATCCCCAGACTATGTAAAAAGGTATCAAGCAGTAATGGACTTGTGCAATATCTTCTACTTTGACAAGGATGGGGATAACATATTGCTTAAGAAAACTAAAGCAGAAGTATCATTGGTACATGATGGAAAGGTACAGAAGACATTTACCCTTGACAGTAACTTTGACAGAATGGAGTTTATGAAGGCTATAGAAGATATGAATCCAAGAGTGAACATTACTGCAAGAGTGCTACAAAGTCAGAAGTTGCTGAAAGAATATGATGAGGCAGGAGCACTGATGACAGATATAGCAATGTTTAGTACAGCAGGAAGTTCATATAGTATCTATGGACTGGATGGTGAAGGTAATATGTTAAAGCCAAAACAGATAGTGAATGAAACTCCTAAGGCTGTCAAAAATAGTGACTTTAAGAATGAGAATAAGAGTCAGGTAATATATAAGCATCAATATTACACTCGTAGAGAGGATGATGGAATGTATTATCTTAATGGAGAACCTATTACTGATGAAAAGATGATAAAACAGTTGGATTACAACAAAATGATTATAGACAATCAGCTTAGTCCTATCAAGAATGAAGGAGTATGGGAATACTTTATCTTGAAAGAAGGAGAGCATCCAGAGGCTATAAAGGTGAATAGGAATACCAAAGAAGTGAAGAATGTCAGTGAAGAAAAAGCTACAGAGATAATAAAGGAGATAAAAGAAAAAGAAGCCAAGAAACAAAGAGAAGCTGAAGCACAAAAGCAGTTGAAGGTAATGAATCTTCAAGATGTAGATATGAACTTTACAGATGATTCTAAGTCAATGAAATTAGTAATAAACCCTGAGACTGGAGAAATGGTTGCTGTTAATACTATTGATGAGACTTCTACTACTAAAGAAGAGAAGAAAACAGAGGAAAAGACAGAAGAAGTGAAGAAAGAGTCAGAGGAAAAGAATAAAGGTAAAAGGATTCCTGTTGCTAAGAGTGCTTCATCAACACAAACTTTTGCAGAGCTTTATGGAAAGAAAGCTTATAGGATGAATATACTAAAGCTGATTAAGGGTAAATGGAAAGATGCTCCTTCTGTTCCTGCACAACTTGAGAAGTTCTTAAGAGATAAAGATATAGAGGTAGACAGTATTGGAACATCAAAGGATGATATAGAAGCTTGGATGAAGACAATAGAAGATTGTAGATAGAATGATTAGATATAAGAAGATGTATTAAGGAAAGCTTTGATACATCTTTTTATTTTTTATTAGGGTTTTGATTATGTTATACAAATGGTTTTATTAGTTGCTTAAAATGTAAAGAAAGAGTTTTTATTTTTGTAGAAAATAAAATCATAAAATATGAATAAAGGAAATTATTTTAGTGAAGCTGCCATGAAAGATAGCCCTAAGAAAAAGTTGAGATTTGAACTTAGGGATGGTTCTGTGACAGCTGAGAAGATAGCTGCTAACAGCATAACGGCTGAGAAGATAGTGGATGGGACTATTACTGCTAACAAGCTGGTGAAGGGTATGTTTGACGGCATTGAGGACAAGCTGAAAGACGGAAGTATCACTACTGAGAAGCTGAAAGACAATGCTGTGACTGGAAACAAGATAGCTAATGGAAGTATCACTTCAAGCAAGATTGCTGCTGGTAGTGTGACAGTGGAGAAGCTGGATGGTGCTGTGGCTACACAGGAACTGAGTAATGCTGAAATTGACAAAATGTTTGAATAAAAAAGGAAGGAGGAAAATATGACTAAATACTTGGACAATGAAGGACTGACTCATTTCACTGGAAAGATGAAGGGCTATGCTGATGGTAAGGCTGGTGAGGTGGATGGCAAAGTGACTACTCATGTTGGCAACAAACAGAATCCTCATGGTGTGACTAAGGCACAGGTTGGACTTAGTAAGGTGATTAATGAAACACAGATACCATCGAACCAGAAAGGTTTTCCAAATGGTGTGGCTACACTTGATGCTAATGGTAAGGTGCCTGTAGAACAGATGCCTGATATAAAGACTATAAACGGAGATCCAATTTTTGGAAAGGGTGATCTTCAACTAAGTGCATCATTGTATAAGATTGTGGATAAGTTGCCTACAACTGGTATTGACACCTCGAAGATATATCTTGTGCCAGCAAGTGCTACTACAGCCAAGAACAACAAGACAGAGTATATTTATCTTGGTGACCCAAATAAGGCGTATGATGAATCTAAGTGGGAGAAGCTGGGTGATGAGCAAAAGAGCGCTTCTGTAGTAACTCCTGGAGGCACAATAACAGTAGATACTGCTTTTAATACAGAATCTTCCAATCCTATAGCAAACAAAACAGTAGCAGCGAAGTTTAATGAGGTAGTCAATACGCTTAATGGAAAGGTGCCACAAGGAACCTACGATACCAAAATGGGCGCCATAGATAAGAAACTGACTGCGCTGGAAAACAAGACTATCACTGTTGACGCTGAGCTGAAATCAGATTCTACCAACCCTATTCAGAATAAGGCAGTGAAGAGTGCTGTGGATACTTTGAATACTGAAATTGGTAAGAAGGCTAATTCTACGGATTTGAATGCTGCTACTGGTAAAATTACTACATTGGAAAATAATGCAGCTACAATACTCAGTGTAACAGGAGAAGGAAATGGTATTAGTAGCATATCTAAGTCGGGTAATACCATTACAGCAACAAAGGCAACGTTTTTGACATCAGCAGCTGGACTTGCGACAACTGCGGCTTTGAATGACGGTTTGGCAAAAAAGGCTGATGTTAATCATAATCATGATACTAAATATGCTGCCAAGAAACATACTCATCCAGAGTATGCACAGAGTAGTGCACTTAATGATTATGTAACTAACACTGCGTTAGACGAAAAGAAATTCTTGACAGATACATCATTGGCAGGATATGTGAATGCTGTTCAGCCAGATGGAACAAGTGGAAATGGTATTGCAAGTATAACTAAAGAGGGTAAAACTCTTAAAGTAACAAAGGCAACTTTTCTAACTGGGCATCAGTCGTTGGATGGTTATGTGAATAATGTCAAGGTAACTGGGGTTGCAAATGGAAATGGAATTGCAAGTATAGCGAAGAATGGTAAGGACATTAATGTAACACAAGGAGCTTTCTTGACAGCAATAGACGGTATTATTGCGGAAACAGGTGAGGCTGTAGCTGGAAAGGGAGTTACAGATATATCTATACGAGGCAATAAACTTGTTAAAAAAACAGGTACATTCATAACACCTGAAACTCTGGGTACTTCTATTGACGACTATGCGAAAGATAAGGGCTATCTCACAAAGGATAATCTGAATGAAAAACTGAAGGAGACTGTCATCATCAAGCTGGTGTCAGACAAATCAGATTCAGATACTGGACTGATTGGCGCGACTATTACTGTGAAGAGTGGCGACAAAACGGTGAACACACAGACTTGGCAGGGTACTCCTATAAACGTTAAGGTGCCATGTGATAAGGATGTGACGGTAGAGGTTGGTACAGTGAAGATGTATATGAAGCCAAAGGCATTGAAGTACATTCCGTCACCACTGTATAACAGAGAAGTAACATTTACGTATAAGGCACTGGAGATAGGGGTATTTTTTATTGATATAAATGACAATCTTATATATAGTACTTCATGGGATTACAATAAAGATACAATTGTAGGAGTAGCTTTAATCACAGAAAAAGTTGCTATTGTCATGGCACCAGGAGCAAAACAATATCTAAAGTGGAGTGAGCAAGCACAACTTGTTGAAGGAGTTACAACTACAACAAAATACGCGGACGCGATAGCTGATTTTAATGGCAAAGCCAATACAGAGGCAATTGTAAAAGCACTTGGTCAAAATGCACCAGCTGCATATTACTGCTCTAACTATACCTTTAAAAACGGCAGGAAAGGTCACCTTATGTCAGCAGGTGAAGCCTATGAAATGAGCCTTAATGAAAATACACTTAGTACTATGCTTAATTCTTTAGACTCAAGTTCTGTTAATTTTGATACTGGTAATAAATATTGGATATCAACACAAGCAAGTACTGACCTTACGTGGATTGTAGACAATAAAATGTATATTAGTTCATTTAATAAGACCTACACCCAACCATATACTATCCCTATATATTCACTATACGATTAAAACAAATAAACTATGATAAAATCATTTGGAAAAACCGCTGATTTCAAGGCGTTTGAAAAGAAGAGCGAATACATGTATCACATTGCATGGGCAAAGAAGATACAGACAGAAAAGAATGAAGAGACAGGAGAGGAAAAGGAACTGCCTCTTTGTGACTACTGGGTTGAGGTATTTTTCTACAAGCCCAGGATGAGCAGCGTGATAGAGAAGATTGCTGAGTGTGGAGAACTGGCAAGCATGGAGGAGATAAAGGAGATAGCCGAAGGGCTTGGCGAGGATGTGCTGAAGGCAATGAAAGAGACACTGCTGGCATATATAGACAAGTATGATGAGTCGGAAAATGTGAACAGCTTCTATATCAACGGCATACGCACTTGGGCAAAAAAGGAGGAACGCATGGGCTTTCAGCAGAACATTGCAGACAAGGTGGCATTAGGATTCAAGGAAATCACTTGGTGGTTTGACGGTGTGCCTATTACTCTGCCCTGTGACAAGGCTGAACAGCTGCGTCTACAGCTTGAAAATTATGCCTTTGACTGCTTCAATGCAACTGCACGTCATAGGGCTGCTGTAGAGAAACTGGAGAGTGTGGAGGATGCTATGAGGTATGACTACAAGAGTGGTTATCCCGAGAAGCTGAGGTTCAATGTTGAATATTAATTTGGATTTAGGATTATGATAGGACTAAGTATTATTGCAGCATTGCTGTTTGTGGTGATGCTGATTGTAGTGATTAAGAAATGTGGTATACCAGAAATGGTATCGTCTATCTATTATCTGCTTGGTAAAAGTGGATGGGTGTTTCAAGTTGTCATGATGTCTGTAGGCATGTTGATGCTTATGTGTCTGCTGGACTGTGGCAAGGGTGTACAATGTCTGGCTTTCCTTGCCTGTGGAGGGCTGATGTTTGTAGGTGCTGCTCCAAGGTTTATGAATGAAGACAGAGGGGTGCATAAGGCTGCTGCTACAATATGTGCTATGGCAGGAATAGGCTGGTGTCTGAGTGCTAACTTTATTATGACTATTGCAGCTATTGTTGCTTATGTGATAGGCATTATATATGTTAAGAAGCTCAGAAAGTATGCACTGTTTATTGCAGAGGTAGCAGCTATAGGTTGGACGTTCCTGACTTATTGGGGACTATCATTAGGTATTATCTAAAAACAGAAGGTATGGCAAAGTTTGTAGGAAAGAATGGATTGGCACATTACACCACAAAGGTGAAGGAGCTTGTAAAGAGCAAGACTACTGACAGGGAAGGTGTGGCGGATGGTGTGGCAATGCTGGATGGAAACATAAAGATTAGGGACAATCAGCTGTGGGATGCTACTGAGAGTAAGCACGGACTTATGACAAGTGAAGACAAGAAGACATGTCAAGAACTGAAGCAAGCAAATGAGTCTGGGGCACTGGTTGATGTTCCTATCTTTGAGGAGTATAACAATGATAGTGTGACTCTGATAGAGAATGTCACACCAAGCAGTGAAAGTGGTTTTATAGTGTTTCTGAGTAAGATGAATCGCTTTGTGCTGTGTATCATTGAAAGTGGTACTGGCACTCGTAAATACTATAAGAACTGGAAGGAAATGCGCAAGGAAGGCTTTGGCAATGGTATTCCTGAGAGTGGTAGCCTGTACTCGCTAAAGGATAATAGTAAGCCTATGCTATATATTGGCAATGGGACTACAATAACTCCTGTGACGCAAGGAGCTATAGAGTCAATAAGCAACGGGGAGATAGACCAGTTGTTTGGGAAGTAAATTGAGATAGTTTAAACTAAAATGTAAATAAAATGAATAAAAGAAAAGGTAGCAAAAGACTTTGGTAAATAAACAATAATCCACTTATACACTTGTGTAAGTGGATTATTATATTTTATGTTGTTTCTTTAGCTTTATTTACTAATATCATAAGAGAGGTTCTAAGATCATCTTGTTTTGTAAGATTAAGTTTCTTTCTAATATGAGTGCGTTGACTTGTGATGTTGGAAGGTGTTTTGTGAAGGATGGAACATATTTCTTTTAGAGATTTATCCATAAGGATGAGTTTACAGATTTCTACTTCTGAGGGTGTGAAGGATGGACAGATAGAGAGAAGGTTGATAGTTTCTATATACTGCTGATGATAGTAATCCTTAATGTTGTTGAGTAGTTCCTCTTGATGAGTGGAAGACAATCTTGATAAGAGAGAGTAAACTTTCTCTTTATCTGATTTATTAAGATTGATAAGCATATCAATGGCAGATTGCTCCTCTTTGGTAATTCTGTTAGGCATACGGAGACCTTTAGTTGCATTCTTAGAGTCAAAAATTATGATGTAAAGAATAAACATGTAGCCAACAAAGAAAATTCGCATGACTCTTAGGATGTGATGGAGAGGAGAGGTAATGCAGAAGATGATAAGACCAAGAGTTAGAATTGTTGTTATAGTGATAGCTAACTTACTTAGACGCACAGCTATAGCTACTGAAGCAAGGATGAGAATAATGTTGAGGTTGCCAAGAATATGAATGCCATAGACACCTGTTGTAGATAACTCATAAAGAGATTCTGCTGATAACTTTATAGCAATAGCAGTAAAGAAGGTATAGACAGATGTTTTGGTGGAGAGAGTGTTAGTCCAGAAAAGTATCTGTAGAATAATGACAAAGATAAGGTGAAGCCAATTATAGACATCAAAGATGGTGGAATGATGATAGTCATTAAGACCAAGAATATTGGTAGGAACATAGAAAAGTTCTACAAAAGTAGTGAAAAGAAAGCATACAAATTGTCTGCGCTCCTGAAGACCACAGTAATAAGGATACTTGAAGTGTTCAAGTCTACTTATAAAATTAAAGAAAAATGTTGTCATAACTATTATATTGTTAGAATATTGAGCGAATTAGTAATAAAAGCAAAGTTAGAAATAATAAATGAAACAAGGGAACCTATAGTGTTAAAACTGAAAGAATAAGCAAAAATCAGCTTTTCTATCAATAAAAAACAGTAACTTTCAGCATTTTTCAGTTTATAATCACTTGCTATACTTATAATATTGAGATAATTTTGTCAGTGCTAAACCAATACAACGACATTAAAAACTTAGTATTATGAGAACAAGACAAAAGAAAGAAGAAACAAAAGACAGTGGAGACACTGTAGTAAGAGAAAACACTATCTGGAGATTCTACCAATGTGCAGCAGTGATATTCCCAATATTATTAATGCTGTCACATTGGTGTATCTTTTATGTGTTTAGTCAAAACACACAAGAACTGATGAAATATTCAGATCAGAATGAAATATGTATAGCGTGGATATATGTATTTCTTTTCTTGGTATTGCCGTTGATAACGTTGCCAGCAAGTTTTCTTTATGGATGGTGTAACTTCCTCAGAATACCATTTGTGTACTTCATATTCATCAATGTAGAGAGGTGGTATTATGGCTCATGGTTCTGCACAAATGAAATGATAGACACACACTATACTCTTATATATTGTATACTCTGCATATATGCAATAGATACAGTGGAAGTATGTGTAAAGCATAGGAAGAGTGTGAAAAGAATCCTAAAATCCATGCTGACGTGCTTATTGAAGATACTCAGAAAACCATTTGAGGGAAATGAAAAGACCAATGAGTTGTATAATGAGGTAATGATGGAAATGGAAAGGAGGAAGTAATGACAACACCTGGAGAGCAATGGTTGTGTAGAGCACTTGACAGATTTAAGGAAATAGTGATGAAAGGACTTTGTTCAAAAGTAGATATTACCTATTTCAGTAACTTGTTGAAGTATGAGTTTGGCAGAAGAGAGGTTAGTATAGATGAAAAGGAATGGCTGACTAAGGTAGAAACAAGCAAGATGCTTGGAGTGAGTACTTCAACCTTAGACAGAATGATACTGAGAAAAGAGTTTCCAAGAGGAAGAAAGATAGTGCATCAAAAGCATTTGGTGTGGAAAAGAGAGATGGTTGAGCAATATAAGGAAAGAATGTTACTCAAAAGAAAAACTTGATATACAATGACTTAGACTAGAGGTTGAGCAATGTTATATTGTCCAACCTTTTTTATTGTATATTTGCAATGTAATCGGTTACAAAGTGTTTTATAAAATTTTGATAGTTAATTGCTTAATAAAGATTGTATCATGGATATGACAAATGAGAAAGTCATCGAGAAAAAGGTTTATGAAGATGACAACAGAAAGCATGATTATGCAAGTAAGGGTGTTGCAGGAACAGCTCTTGGTTTAGGTATAGCAGGTACTGCATTGGGAGTATTGCCTTGGCTTACAGGTAATGGAGGCAGGAGTATTTTTGGCTCACTTGGAAATGGTATGCCAGACAATGTAAACATCAATACTTATGGAGGCATGACTGCTAACAATGCAGCTCCAACAGCTCTTGAGGTAATGGAGAAGGAATGTGCAGATGAAGTGAAGTTGCTTACAAATATGTTTGGACTGAAGCTTGACACTGCAAATAAATTCTATGCAATGAGAGAGACAGATGTGGCAGAGAAGTTTAGCTTGTGGAAAGGCTTTGTAGAGGCACAGAATGCTGAAAATAGGAGAGCTATGGAAGCAGAGTTTGGTCTTTATAAGAGTCAGAGAGACGGTGATGACAAGCTGAAGGATGCAATGGTGCAGCAAGGCTTTGGACTTTACAAGAGTCAGAGGGATGGATTTGATGCACTCAATGAGAAGTATGCTGCAAAGTTCAATGAGCTTGACAAGAAGATAGCTGTAATGGAAGCTATACGCCCATATCAGGATAAGCTGTTGATGGACTATACAGACAAGAAGACTTGCAAGTGTATATATGGTCAGCTTGTATTGCCAAGTACTCCTACAGTTACAGGTTATGGTAGTTATCAGAGCTGCAACTGTGTCAGTAATGGAACACCAGCAGGAGCTTAAGAAGATTAAAACTCGTAAGAAGAGATAAATAAAAAAGAGCCAGCATAATTGGTGTTGGCTCTTTTGAAGAACTTAATAAGCCTCTCTAAGCCTGATTAAGCCTCTTTAAGCCTTAGGAATGAAAGGTTTTGAGATTATTTATATAAACTATACTTATGTGAAGGAGATTGATATGATGAATTTTGGATCAGACCCAGTATTAGGTGGACAGCAGAATCAAGCCTTGGAACAGTTGAACCAAGAATGGGCACAGAAACTTGCTGAATTGCAAAAGCAGAAAGGTGTATTTAACATGCAGCCACAGCAGACAAAGACTCCTACTTGGGATGAGATAGACAAGATAATGGATGGGTTGACAGACTCACAGAAGAATTATCTGAATAATAATGAAGAGTTTGTAGAAAGCTATAAGAATGTAGCAGACATATTGCAAAGAGAAGAGTTAAGAATAATCAGACCATTGGTGGAACAGACTAAAGATGGAAAGGAAGCCTTAGAGAAACATCTTTCCCTTATAAGGAAACTCAGAAAAAATGCAATGCAGGCAGAAGAAGAAAAGGCTGCATTATGGAATGAGTATATGACAAATTATAGTGACATGACCTTTAAAGACTTTATGATAATGATGAAAGCAAAGAAAGGAGGAAACAAATGAACATACCAACATTAAAAGAAAAGTTTCTAAGTAGCTTGGATTTATGGTTTAATAATAGAGTGAATGAAATGGTGAAAGACAATCCTGCACTTACAGTGCCAGCTGTATATATTAAAAGAGGATGTCATAATATAATAAACAAGTATGAAGGAAAAATAAGTGAAGGTGTGGACAATGCAGCACTGTTTCTTGCAGATGAGAATGGAGATATAAATCCAAATACATTGTTTACAGATGCTATGGAGATGTTCAATAGTATGGAAGAGACAACCTTTGACATGGGGTTTGTAAAAGGAGTAATGGGCAAAGGAAAGGTAGCCATAACATTGCCAGACAACATATTGATGAACCTAATATTTGGAAGTAAGAAAACAATAACATTCAGTGGTGAAGATTTTATGGAGTTGAAGTCATTGCTTACTGCATAACAAACAAGACTTAAAGTATGGAACAGAATGAAATAATGAAAGCCTTTGAAAGGCTATATAATAAAATGGTAATGTCAAAGGAACCAAAGTATATGAATATATTTGGTGGTGTCATGGAATGTATGATGAAAGACATTGCAGATTGGAGACCAGATGTAGCACAGGAATATATAGACAGATTGGAAGCAATAAACTGGTATAATTATCTGTCAAAGAAAGAAGCTACACAGGTAGTAAGTGGCATGGAACCAGAGGGAGGATGGAATACTTCAGAGTGGGAGAGCTGCATGAAGTCACAAGGTATTTGTTTGGAGGAAGAACCTTACTATAATAAGTGGGCTTTGTATACTGCAATGAATATGATATATTCAGACAGTATAAAAACAATAGCAAAGATAGCAGGGAAATCTCTGGCAGAGATGTCGCAAGAAGAGATATTCAATGCTATACATTTGCTTGCTTTGGATAAGTTGAAAGATAAGGACGGAGTGTTTAATGTGAGGAAGTATTTTGGAGTATAGTTTTTTGTTTATAAGCCTTATTAAGCCTTATTAAGCCTTTCTATGCTATTGGTATAGGAAGGCTATTTTTATGTTATGGAGTTAGATAGAGTTAGGGAAATTCTTAGGTGAGGTATTTAGTTAATGGGTTTTATTATCTTTGTCTTAGAATAATAATAAGAAAAATAAAGAAGATAATATATGGCTTATAATGCAATAGGTGGTTTTCCACCACAACAGCTTTCTTTTAATAAGAAAGGAAAGAAATGGAGGGCTAAGTGTGTTGACTTTGGCGATGATCATAGTCTGATGCACTGCCATTTGACAAGGAAGTCAGTGAGGGCAATGAAGATAAACTATGACTTGCTGAATGGTAAGATACACATGGATGATTTGAAGGTTATAATGAACCCTTATAACATTAAGGCATCATTTATACCTGAGAACATACAACATTATCCAGTGATAAACTCAAAGCTTGAAGTGCTGAGGGGAGAGGAGTCAAAGAGAACCTTTGATTTCAGAGTGATTGTGACTAATCCAAATGCTGTGTCAGAGATAGAGGAAGAGAAGAATCTACAGGTGAACACAATGCTTCAACAGCTTGTGATGGATGGTTCAATGGATGAGGAGAGCTTTAACAGAGAGATGGAGAAACAAGCAGACTACTTTACCTATGAATATCAAGACAAAAGAGAGGTAAGAGGAAACTGGTTGCTTAATCACTATATGAAGGAACTTGAGATGTCACAACTCTTTAACAAGGGATTTGTAGATGCCTATACTGTAGGAGAAGAAGCATATATATGTGATATAGTAGGAGGTGAGCCTAACTTGGAGAAGATAGACCCTCGGAAGATGAGGATAATAAAGTCGGGAGTATCATCATATATAGAGGATGCTGACATGATAGTGATAGAAGACTACTGGAATCCAGGAAGAATAATAGATGCTTATTGGGATCAACTGTCAAAGAAAGATATTGAGGCATTAGAGAACTCAACAAACAATAATGGAGGTAGTCCTTATGCAGACAGTATGAACAACATAGACAGTAGGTATGGTTTTATACCTAATGTAAGTTTGTCAACAGCTGGAGATGGAGCTATAGACCCATTCAGTCTGTTTGACAATACAGAAGATACAACATCTTTACCTTATGACATGAATGGTAATGTAAGAGTGTTGAGAGTATATTGGAAGTCAAGGAGACAGATAAAGAAGGTGAAGAGCTATGACCCTGAGACAGGTGAGGAAGAGTTTAACTTCTATCCTGAGACCTATTACTGTAATCCTGACAAGGGAGAAGAAGAACAGACATTCTGGATAAATGAGGCATGGGAAGGTACAAAAATTGGTACAGACATATATGTTAACATGAGACCAAGACCAGTGCAGTATAACAGACTGAGTAATCCTTCAAGATGTCATTTTGGTATTGTAGGAAGTATATATAACCTTAATGGTGATGAACCATACTCATTGGTAGATATAATGAAGCCTTACTCTTATCTGTATGATATATTCCATGACAGACTAAACAAGGTACTTGCAAAGAATGTTGGTAAGGTGATAAGGATGGACCTTGCAAAAACACCAAAGGGATGGGGTGCTGACAAGTGGTTGTACTATATCAATGTAAATGGTGTATCAGTAGAAGACAGCTTCAAGGAAGGTAGTGTAGGTATGGCAACTGGTAAGCTTGCAGGAGCTATGAACAATGCTTCATCAGGAGTGATAGATGCCTCATTAGGTAATGAGATACAACAATACATAAATGTGCTTGAATGGATTTCAACAAAAATAGGAGAGCTTGCCGGTATATCAAAGCAAAGGGAAGGACAGATCAGTAACAGAGAGACTGTAGGAGGTGTAGAAAGAGCAACACTGCAATCATCGCTCATTACAGAAAGACTGTTCTTTACCCATGACAGTGTGAAGAAAAGAGTGTTAGAATGTTTCTTGGAGACTGCAAAGATAGCAATGAGAGGCAGAAAGAAGAAGTTTGACTATATACTGAATGATGGTAGCAAGAAACTTGTTGAAATAGATGGTGATGAATTTGCAGAATGTGACTATGGAATAGTAGTGGATAACAGTAATGGTACTATGGAACTTAACCAGAAGCTTGATACACTTGCACAAGCAGCACTTCAGAACCAGTTGCTTGACTTCTCTTCAATAATGAAGCTCTACACAACAACAAGTGTTGCAGAGAAGCAGAGAATGGTTGAGGCTAATGAAAGAAGGAAGAGAGAAGAAGCACTGCAACAGCAGCAACAGGCACAGCAGATGCAGCAAGCACAGCTACAGCAACAGCAGCAGATTGCACAGATGCAGGCAAAGCAGGAATATAAGATGCATCAAGAAGATAATGAGGTGAAGCTATTGGTTGCTCAGATAAACTCAAAGGCTGAGGCTGACAGAATGGCTATTATGAATCATGATGCCTTAGATACTACTGCTCTTGAAAGAGAGAAACTATCGGAGAATGCAAGACAATTCAATGAGAACCTTGCACTGCAAAAGAAAAAACAGGCAGATGATGCAAGGATTCAAGAGAAAAAGGTGAATGCAGCGTTGAAAAGGTAAAAGGGAGTTAATGGGAGTTAATGAGAAGTTAGGGGAAGTTAATGGACAATAGTTTTATTGGTTATATATTAAGACATACGTTTGCTAACTTTTACTAACTACAGGTGAAGCCTAAACTTCTCCTAACTTCCGTCTCCTTAACTACTTTAAATTAAATAATAATTAAATAAAAGGAAGAGATGAAGTTAATAAAGACAGAGAATTATTCATTGCAGATTGCTGATGAGGCATTGTTGATAAAACCTATAAGGAAACTATATAACCAAGACAGAAGTGCATCAAAGGAACAGTTCTATAAGCAGATGTCATACCTTTATTTTATGGTAGACCCAAGAAGTACTTACTCATATATATTAAATGAGGAAGAGAGAGCTAAAGCTATTATAGAGCAAGAAGGATTGGAGAGTGACTTTAAGCCATCACCCTTGTTGCAGGAAGCAATGGAAGTATATAAGAAGCATACAGTGACACCATCACAGGAGTTGCTTAATGCAGCCCTTGTAGCAGCAAGAACTGTGAGTACTTTCCTAAAAAATCCCAATATCTTGAATGAAGAGGATGATAAAGGAAGACCCAAGTATCAAATATCTGCAATAACTACAGCACTGAAGAATGTTGAGGGAATAGTATCATCATTGCAGAATCTTCAGAAGAAAGTAGAGAGTGAGCTTAGTGAGCAGAGTAAGGCAAGAGGAAGTCAGGAGTTGACAATATTTGATGATGTAGATTAATATGAAGAAAAATAAAATATGTTCTTGTGTCATACCCATTGATATGTTTTATAGTGAGGTAATAGTAATGATAACTACTTCTAAGGAATATCTTTATGAAGAGGTTGAAGATGTTCTATCTGAGGATTTAGGTATGAAGAATGAATGGGCTAAAAACTTTGCTTCAGAGATACAGAAGTATCTTGATGAAGAGAAAGTTCTTCCTCCAGGTATGACTTTGGATATTGAAGGATTAACAGGAGGTAGGGATGTCTTTATTATCTTTGATGGTACCCCAAAAACTGTAACTAAGGAAGTTATTATCCATGAAATGGTTCATGCTATGCAATGTATCTGTGATGTTAGGGGAATAGATGATAGGGAAACAGAGGCTTATATGGTTGAATATCTCTGTCATGTACTTTTTACTCAGATAGCAGAATGGAATAAAGGGACTAAGAAAGGTTAAATATAGCCTTACTGATAGTGTATTGGATTATTCTTGTATTGACTCCATTGATTATGGCTTAAGATGTAAGGTTTATTAAATCTATGGAAATAGTGATGCTACAGGTATTCCTGATAATGTAATGAGAGGAAAAGATTCTATTGAACAATTAAGAGAGTAAAATTATGCCAGTAAAAGATGATTCATTAGTAGCTCAATATATAAGAGCAATAGAAAATCCAGATTGGGATAATCTTTCTATTTCAGATAAAGCTGAAATGATGAAGGTTGCTATTGCTAATGGGATTACTACGTTGCCAGAGATAAAAAAGGTTTATAATGAGTTTGTTAAGGGAGGAAGGATGAATGCCTCACAAGGATATACTCCCTCAGACAGTATAAAAAAGAGGATAGCTAATTGGGAGGGAAGCTCTATGAAGACTAATAGAAGCTTTGAGGATGAGGCAAGGGACTTTAATAGAGTAGTGCCTGCTGAAGTGAGAAATAGACTGACACAGCGACAAAAAGATGCTTTGTATTCTTATGGGTATAATGTAGGAATGGGAAGACTGAAGCAGAGAGTAGTGCCAGTGTTGACAGCTTATGCTGAAGGTAAGGCTTCAAAGGAAGATGTACAGAAGGCTATGTGGGCTTCAAGGGATAATGAGCTAAGAGGACTTACTACAAGAAGAAATGCTGAAAGGGAGATGTTTGGAGGAAACTATAGAACTAAATATACTGGTACTGGTAAGCTTGGAATACATATAGACCCTTCAGAATATACTATACCATCTAATTATTTCAATAACTTCAATGCAGAGATAACATTACCTCAGATGCAAATGCCTAATGGTATGGATGTAGATCCTGAAACACTTTATAAAGCTCCTGTTATAGATGAAACAATGTTTGAAAAACCTGTTGAGAATGTAGAAGAGATTGTCTATGACCCTCAAGAGGATAAGATGGAGGGAATAAGGAGGTTAAGCAATGTACTTGGGATGATGAGGGGAGAAAATGGTTTAAGCCTTACTAAGCCTGACTGGGCATTCTTGAGCCTTGGGTAGGTATTGTAGGTTTGATAGGAGAGGGGTGAATATTTGGAAAAAAGAAAGGGAGGTAGTGACACCTCCCTTTTTGTTTTTACTTTTATTAGCAATACTTATGGAACTCTTCAAGAGCTTCATCTTCATTGAGGTCAAGACCTTTTTGTGCAAAGACCTTTTGAAGGAACTTAGTGAACATTTTTTCTTTTTCCTTGATAGTAAGAGCAAGTTTTTCAGCACCAGGATGGTCAAGCTTAGGATTCTGAAGCATAATCAAATCAGCAAGAGAAGAGAGGTTTTTGACCTCCTCAGTCTTGGTGATGACAGATGTCTTTACAGATTCCTCAGCAGTAGATTCCTGTGGGCTTTCAGTCTTCAAATCAGAAGCAGACTCCTGTACTGTAGATGCTGGTTTTTCCTCAGAAACATTTGAGACTTCACTTAGAGGATTTGTAATGTCTGAGGTGTTAATCTCAAGGTACTCACCATTATTGCCAAGAGGTTTTACTCTTTTGAAGGTAAGCTCTTCAGAGGTTGAAGAATCAAGGTGCCAGTAATAGGTCTGCTTACCTACTTTAGTCTTCATGTAAGAAACATCAGTAAGGTCAGCTATTTCTTCTGGTCTATAAACCTTGAGTTCACCCATCTTAAGATTAACATTATAATGAGTATCCTTACCACCTTTCCAAGGAACAAGCTTATTGTTATCCATATTATTACGGATGAACTGGTTGATAACCAACTTAGGTACAACAGTGGGGAAACGTCTATAAGTGTCAACATAAGATACACCAGTGTTCTCATTCTTTAATCTTTCCTTGACATAAGTAGGAACCAATGCCATGAAAGTCTTAGGAGAGAAACCAATACCAGCACGGAAGAAACTGTAGTCAAACAGCATCTTAGAGAGCTTAGAATCAACCTTATGGAGGTCAATCCAAGCACTGCGAAGTTCCTCCTTACGCTGTTCATCCATACCAGTGATATTAATTGAAAGATAAGGATGTCCAGTGCTCTTGGCAACATTCATTCTAATGGCTTGAATAAGCTCATTATTAGGATACTTAGTCTTGAAGTTCTGCTCTATGAACCACTTAGGGAATGCTGTTGCATAGTCCTTGAGATTCTTAGAGTTAATAACCCCAGACTGTACAAGAAGATAAGACTGATAGAAGTTAGAGAACTGGTCAAGTAACTTCTTATCACCATACATCTTGTCAGCAATATCCTTTGGCAACTGAGCAAGCAAGTTTCTGAATCCAGCACTTCCAGCAGGCATGTCAGAGAACAGAGACTTAGCTATGTCAACAGTTCTTGCAAACTGCTTCAAGACTGGATGATCAAAGAAGATGTCATCAATATCCACAGGAACACCATCAGCAGTGTAAAAGTGAGTACCATTATCAGTATTGGCATCAATAAACTGAGACATTTTGTGCTCAATTATAAGATTGTCAATGATGAGTGGACCAACAGCACTGGAAATAGAATTAAATCTTGTGGCATAAGTGGGCTTACGCATAGCATCAGTAAGACTTCTCATCTTTTGGAAAGCAAGCAGTACCTTATAATTAGTAGCATCATGCTCTTCAGAAGTAAGACCATTAACAAGTTCCTCAGTAGAAAGAGGTTCAGTATTGATGTTAGAAGAGTCATCAATGTTATACTTTCTACGGTATTCATCAAGCCACTTATTGATGAGGCTATCAAGAGATACATAGTTAGAAAGATTCTCTCTATTGAACTGATTAAGCAGACGCTCTATAACATCTTGAGAAAGGAAGAGAGCTGCATCATTGAAAGTTATACCCAATCTCAACATAGTGTTAAGCATACCAGCAGTAGTCATATTGACATTCATAAGATTGAGGATAGGGTCTTTCACAGCATCAGCAGAAGCAGACACAAGAGAGCCAAGAGTCTTACCAATGAGAGTGCCCTCACGGTCATACTTTTGGTCTATCTGCATTCTACCACCAAAGGTAGTACCAGCAATAGTGAAATCATCATTACCACAAATCTCAGACACATCAAGGAAGATGTCATTACTTTCAAGAGTAGCATGAGCTACTTTATTGACAGCAAACACACCAATCAATGATGCAGCAGCAGAGTTCTGCTTATAGAACTGAATCTGAGTATCAGCAAAAGTGAGGTCCTTATCAGTATAAGACAACTTCTTGAGTTCATCAATAGACATGCCTTGCAGAACATTCCAAGAGATGCCTTTATTGGCAGGATTCTTATAGGCAGCAACCATGTATCCCATCTTCTTAGGAGCATCAAAGCCACCAGGATTAAGAATCTTGTCAGCAGTCATCTGATTAGTAAGAACAGCATAAGTCATATCAATAATCTTATTGTCACGATACATTCTTCCACTTGTAGGAGCATCAGTATAGTAGGCAACTTGTTGATATTGACCATAAAGCCATTGCATAAACTTATCAGTAGACTTCATCTTTTGAGGATTGTCAAGGAACATTCTTATCTGCTCACCAATCCATTGATTGTTAGTTTTACCATTATGAGCCTTAGCATAACTTTCAGAAGCTCTCTTAAAAAGTTCACCTTCAATATCCTTTCTTCTCTTAGTCTTAATAGGTATGTCCTTACGCATGACATAACGCTTATCAACATCAAAGTCAGAATCATCAATCTCAGTAAGCTCATAAGGAAGCATGATAGCATCACCAGCTTCACGAGGCATGAAACCAACAACCTTCATAGGAGCACAAGAGTACTTATCCTCAGTAGGAATACGGTAACTAACCATCTTTAGAAGCTCTGGGTCAACAACATTGATAGCATCAACATTGATAGAACCATCAGCATTAGAGAACTTGTCAAAGAGTTCATTAGACCATATAGGACAGAACACTTCAAAGTAAGCAATACCACCTTGATTCTTCTTGAGATAATCCTTATAAGAAAGACCATCATGTTCAGAGGGAACATATTCCTCCTCAAGAGGAATGAGATTTCCCTGCTTGTCATTGAATCTAATGTGAAGCTGTTTAGAAGTACCAAAATTAGACACCTGCACAATAGGACCACCAGCAATCTTCTGCTTGTTAACTCTGTTCTTAATAACAGAATTTATAAGCTGTTCAATGCGTTTAGCCTGTATAGGGTCACCTTTTGGAATTCTAAATTCACCAGTCTCCTTATCAATAGAACAAGCCTGCACAAGGTCAATTCCATAGCGAGGAGAAGATAAAACTTCTCTTTGAAGAATCTTGGAAAGAGCAATATTTCTCTCACGCTTATCCCCACTATTCAAGTGAAGTTCAGCAGAAAGATTATCAATACTCTCTTCAATATTATCAGCAATAGTCTGCTCATATTCCTTACGGAACTCATCAGCCTTCATTCTCTTGACAGTGCCATCAGGTTCAGTCCACCCATAGAAGTTATCCACTTGCTGACCATTCTCATCAATAGTGAAGAGGTCAAGGTCAGAGGGAGTAATCATTCTAATCTGAGAACCATGAGCTTGAGAATGCTCTCTAAAATGCTCAGGAACCTCCTGCTGAAGACAGTAATCCTCATAAGAAGTTTCATGTACAAAGGTATCAGTGTTATAGTTCTTATAAACTCTTTCACCTGTAGCATCGGTCTCTTCCTTGAAGATTTGATTCATCATAAAGGTATAGGCAGCATTCTCACCACCTTCCATATTCATGAACTGATAGATATTCATCTTGCCTTGAAGACCAGACTTAATAGAAGACTCAAACTGAACAGTGTCAATGCCTTTAGTAGGCATAAGACGTTCAGAATCCTCCATTACTCTATAGACAGCTCTAAGAAGATTAGGTCGAGAAAGCTTTTCACCTTTAAGAATAGCATCAGCCATGATAAGAAGATACTCAGCATTCTTGGCTTGGAAAGGAACCTGCATACTGTGAATAGGAGCATTAGCTACACCCATATCCTTAGTAAGCTTAGAATACACAAAAGGCTTTAGAGGCTGGAATGCAGTCTCCAAATCACTATATGTATATTCACCTTTAAGCAACTTCTGATAGATGTCCTCAGCTTGATGAGACCACTTGCCAAAGATGTAAGCCTTCTTTCTGTAAGAAGATGGAGAAGAATATCCTTGAGCATCAGTGACATTAATCTTAGTGTACTTACCATCCTTACCAACAAGAGATTCCTTAAGAGCAATCATTGCAGCCTTCTGATTGTCAGGGGCAGTAGCAATCTTGCGGTCAAATACTTCAGAAATATTGGCAATGATGTTAGACTTGAAAGAATCAAAGTCCTTTAAGATGAATGTTCTGTACTTACCATCAGATACTCTATTACCACTATAATCAACAGCAGAGATATTACCTCTAACACCAGGAGCATGAAGCTGAGCAAGACGTTTCTGCAAATCCTCAGTATCCTTATAGAAAGCAATGTCAGAAAGAGTAAGTTGAAGAATGTTCTTAGAAGCAAAAGAGTCATTCCAAAGGAAGTTTTCTACTTGGCTTCTAACCCAATCATTGATTACATCTTCCCTCTCCTCATTCTTTATGTTAGAGGAATTGTCAAACTCAGAAGGATAGATGTCCTTGATGTTCTTGGCAGTTTCAAGAATACCATTCCTTTCCCAAGTATTAAGAATAGACTGTACTCTGTCTTCTGTAGACTGACGGATAATCTTATCAGCAAGTATACTAAGTTCACTGCCTTCATTAGAATCAAGAGCAATTTCACCTTTTACAATCTTTTGAAGAAGAGAGGCAAACCTGTTGTTGTCAGAAGACACAGAGCCATCCTCATCATGCAGAACATTTCTCTTAGACACATCACCATTCTCAAGATAGCTGTTAAGCACAGGAAGGAAGCAGAACTTACGACCATTAGTGTCAAAGTTCTTGATGAATCCAGAGTCATTTTTAGACATGTTTCTTCTGAGGACAGTCTGTATTCTACTAATTTCTTGCAGAAATATGTTATGGAGACCATTGACAATAACATCCTTATAACCATCACCTCTATAAGAGTAGAACTTTATGAACTCAGAAGAAGGCTTATTAGACTGCATAGGCACTCTGAACCAAGCAGGAACTTGGTCTTCAACCTTTGCACTCTCAGAGAAGTACTCAGTGATGAGAGAAAGAGTGTACTCAGCATCACTCATGTTGCGCATATAGTTATGCTTATTGAAGTTAAGTTCAACCTTATGGTCAAACACCTTACGAGCATTCTCATCTCTTGCAAGAAGTCTGAGCCATTCATTACGCCAACCCTTGGTAATGTCACCATCACCAGCACCAAACTTGAACCATTCAGAAGAGCCATATTCATTAAGAATGAAATCCTCAAAAGCCTGACCTTCCTGACGAAACTTGTTAAAGAGCTTAGTCATGAATGAAGGAGTGATATAAGACTGATACATCTTGCCACTATCATAGAAAGCATTGATAGCAGTATCCTCAAGCTTATCAGTGATAGGAGAGAGGAAGTTGCGGAGACTACCATTAATACCAAACTTAGTGCCAAAAGCAAAAGGATTATAATCCTTCATTTCACCCTTATGCTGAGCAGAAACAGCACTATCAAGGTCTTTGACAATGAAGTTGAGAGCAGAAGTTACCTTATTAATGCTCTCAGCATTGACAACACCAGAAAGCATGTCCTCAGTGACATTATATCCTAAAGCTTTACAAACAGCCATGATATTGTTAGAGACAGACTTAGACATATCATCATTAAGAGTCTTGACATACTTAAGAGACTTGTCAATGTCTTGAAGCTCAGACAATGCCTTATGAAGAGTGAAGTCTTTGCTATCAGAGTCAGCAGAGCCAAGCAACTTAGCGTTAACCTTACCATTAGTGCCAAAGAGAGGATGCTCTCCAATCTTGAACTGAGCAGTAATAGTATTCATCACATCAGTAAGGGCAGGATGACTGTTGACAGTTATGCAATGATACTTACCATCTTCAAGAAGAACAACAGAGTAAAGCTGAAAATGCTTAGAGAACACTCCATAGAACTGGCTTTGGAAATCAGTCTCACTACCACTCTGATCAGACAATCTCTGAATAAGCTGAGAGAGCCAAGGGTTCTGAGGTTGCTTATTAGAGAGCTTCTTAATCATATCATTAAGAGACAGAGAGCCTTGAGTCCAACGAAGAATACTATTAACAGCTTCACGAGGATTAACACGCTCTGCAATACCCCACTTACTCATAACCTTACTACTATCAGCATTAAGACGATAGCACTCATGAATGCCTTGTCTGACAAGAGCAGACATAGAATTAAGGACATCAATAGTGCAATTTTCTATTTGCCAATGCTCCTGCTCATCCTTACCACCTTCTTCAGCAACAACATCCTGATCATTAGAGTAATCATTGAAGTTGTCATAGTCAATATTGGAATTCTTAGTAGTAGTGAAGTTGCCCTTAGAGAAATCCTTGGTGATACCAAAGCCCTCATTCATGGCAAAGACATCAGCAGCAAGATACATGATAGCATCCCAGTTAGCAAAGATGAGGTCAGCTTGAAGACCACCATCCTCAGCATTCTGATATGAATCCCAGTTAGCCTCAGTATCAAATATAGACTTAACTTTATCAATAAAACGATTGATGCCAACAGTCTCAACAATCTGTTTTCTTGATGCAGATTTAAAGTCAAGTTTAGTCTTGAGAGTAGGGAACAGCTTTTCAGCAATGCCTTCTTCCTTTTGAAGCTGAGAGATAGAATCAGAGATTTCATTAGCCACAAGTTCAGCAGTATGACGAATCTCAGATGCAGAAAGATGAGCTACGCCAAGTTCATCAAGGTGGTATATCTCACCATTAGCTTCCAAGTCTTGGTTGCCAAGAAGATTGTCAATCTGACGATTGAGTTTATCATATTCATCAAGAGTCTTATCAACTTGTTTCTTCTCAGAATCTTTAGATTCTTGAAGATACTCTTTCTCACTTGTTGCTTGTAAAATGTTGTCCATGCGATTGATAATGTTTTTATTATCCTCTATGGATTTTTCACCAGAGATTTGAGCATCAAGTTCCTTGAGATATGGAATCTTCCAAGCTGCATCTACTGGTGTGTCCTCATAGAGGTCATTAAAGTATTCATAACTTGGAAGAGAAACAGTTGAAGGCTCTTCCTTAGTAAGAGTGGTAGGGGCAGTAGGGGATGTAGAACTATCTATATCTAAAGACTTGTTGACATCTTCCTGAGAGAGAACTCCTTGTTCCTGAGTTTCTCGTAGGTTTCCATCTCCTCTCTGGATTCTGGCTTGTGACTCAGCAAGTAATCCTCCATTGCTTGTTTGTTGTTTTCCTGCAACAGTTTCTGCATTTCTTGTATTGTTGCTTTCATTGTTTTCTATTTTATTGTTAGAACGAGAATTATTAGTGTTTATTGTCCAAACACCAATAGTTTGATTGTCTTTTTGAATCTCAGAATAGACAGCTCCAGCATCATTCAATGCTTTAGCTAATCTCTTTTCACCTTCATTATAAGTACTATTTTCTGTATAAGCCTTATTGTCAGTAAGCAATGTCGCTCCAGCCTTTAATGCTTTTAATGCTTCAGTAATAGTTTTATCCTGTTGTTGATGTCTAACATCTTCATTTCCTCTTTTACCAGGAATACTTACAAAGACTACATCATCAGAGGTATAGTTTCCAGTATTAGCTTTATCTCCTGCTTGTTGAGCATATTTTCCAGTAGAGCTGTTAAAGATACCATCTGCAAATCCAATAAACTTATTTGCCATAGCTCCTTTTATAGCAGCTTTTTTGTCTACACTATTAGCAGGAGTAATATTCAAATGAGTAGTATTTGAGTTTACTTTATCTTCTTTTACTTCTTTAGTAGGATGAAGAGGAGAACCTTCCTTCTTAACATTATTACTAACGATAGTAACAGTATCAGTAGCCCTTGACACACCTACATATTCAAGCTGCTGCTTGAGATTGATAGTTTGGGTAGGTGCTGTATGTTCAGTAGGTTCAGTAGGTGTTGTAGAGAAATCGTTTGAAAATCCCAAATCAACATCTTCTGCATCTCCTGTGAAATTAGCACTTGAAGCTACATTATTATCTACTTCACCAAGGTCAATGACCTCCATAGCATTGTTACTATTAAGACCAGCTCTTGATATATCAACATCATCCATAAGAACATTGGTAAAGGTAGAGCCTTGAGACTTATGTACAGTCATAGCATAACCAAAGTCAATGGTCTTAGCTTGAAGAAGATTATGATTACTATCCTCAATATTGTCATTGACAAAGAGGAAGTTATCAATGAAGTTGATTCTTTGATAGATTTTAGCCTTAGCATCTCTACCAACAGCATGTTTGGCTTTAGCCCAAAGCATCTTCTTCTCATTGGCAAGCTGTATAGCAGCCTGAAGATTAGAAGGATTGCTCTTGATGTCAATAAAGTCGAAGGTATCTACATTACCAACAGGGTCTTCAAGAGTGAGAGGAATAGCTTCCATAGTAACAGTTGTACCATCATTGAGACTTGTTGTTATTTTATGGGCTTTGCCTACCTTAGACACCTTGTAAGACTCAGAGTTGATGAAACGATAAGACTTTGTTTTCCAATTATAACCCCAGTTGGTATAGCCAGTCATAGGTTCACCTACATTAGGAGTAGGGGAAGTGTAACCAAGAAGTTCTCTGACTTGGTTGTTATAGGCAGATACAGCTTTGTTAGTGAAAGCAAGAATCCTAAAATAATTAGGGTCATGCTTCAGACCTTTGACATAATGAGCTACAACATTGTTGATTTCATCTTGATGTTTAGGAGAAATGTAAGCAACACCTTCACCTTTACCATTAAAGGATGAAATACCAGATAGAGGATTACCATTGCGAAGGTCAGTAGCTTCCTTGAGGATAGCATTATCATCAGTACGTTCTACTTGAGTAAGAGTAATGACTTTACCCTCACCATTGCGGAAGACCTTTGATATTTTATCTTCATTTACAGGAGCAAGCTGTGCAGAGTCTCCAACATAGATAATCTTAAGACTATTCTGTTTAGCAATGTTGTTGAGAATATTATAATTCTCTTCATTAATCATAGAGGCTTCATCAATAATAACAGTAGTACCTGGCATAATGTCAGCATCTCTCAAGACATTTACCAAATTACGTGCATTGTAGGTATTGCTGTTAGAATCAACTTCAACACTAATGCCAAATACCTTGTTAAGAGTAGCAGCCTTGAAGCCAGCCTTAGAAACACGTTCATTAAGAACAGCAGCAGCCTTGTTGGTAGAAGCACAAAAGACTACTGGACGATGCTGTTTTCTACCTTTCTCAGCAATAATCTCCATAAGAGAGGTCTTGCCAGTGCCAGCATAGCCAGAGAGAGTCATAGAAGTTTCATTAGACTTCATGAATCTATCCATCTCATTAAGAGCATCTACCTGCTGAGCATTAGGCTTGAAAGGAGCCTTAACCTTAGTGCCATCAGCAAATGTGAAGTCTTGAGGTATAGGCTTACCACTATGCTCAGGCTCAGATTTAATGTCATTGATGAGGTCATAGTCAGCAGATTCCTGCTTGATAAGAGATATTTCATCATCAAGCTGTTCTTTAGACATGGAATTAATAAAGTCATTAATACTACTTTCTTGAATTGAAACAATATCATTGTTTATCACATATTTTCCATTACGGTTAAGTTCTGGAGTATTAAGTCTGAGGTCAGCATCAATGACTATCAAATTACCATTAGGAGTTTTTATAACATTTTCATCATGAAGATCAGAGACATACAAATCATCAGTAATAAAAGTATTACCTTTATCTTTAGTTGACTTTGTAAAACCTGCCTTAGTAATAAATTTGTCTATCTCTGTTTGTGTTGCAGGAGTTCCTTGAATGAAAGGTTGCTCTACAAGAAATTGGAACTCTCCTTTTGAGTTTCTTCCAAAGCCTGTAATCTTTAACGCAGCTTCAGGGAACAAAGTGTTGTGAAGAGTGATTCTGTCAAGAGCAAACTGTGGAGTAATAAAATATTCTGTAGAAAGAATTTTAATGACTTTTGTGTCACCATCATTAGCAAACACTTTAGCCTCACCTCCTTCTGCAAACAATTCCTTGCCATTAATTGTATCAAGATTATCATGCCAAATACTTTTAGCCTTAGCCCAAGACTCAATTATCCTTTCTTGGACAGGCTGTTGTCTCTTGTCTCTCTCATACCTTTCTGAGACTGAGAGTGAAGCATTTCCACTTGAGCTTTCATTTGAGCTAAGGAGTATGGATGCTGTTGCATTTGCTGTACCTCCTTGATACATTCCTCTTGATGCTTCTTGAGGAAATCGTTTATAAGTGACTTTGCCATTTTCAATATCTTTTATTAAGTTATCTAATATTAAGAGAGATGCTGTAGTCCATTTACCTGACTGTGCTGCATTATTAATAATATTAAGAGAATTATCCAATTGCGTTTGGTTTTTATTTTCTAAACGCTGATTTGTCTGATTTATTGTATTATTGACTACTTCTTTTCTGAGTTGGCTTTTGATACCATTATAACGCATGTAGGTATCAATATCAAAGGCATTAAGAGCCTTGTCAAGGGCATTCATTGAACGCTGATAATAAGTGTCAGAGGTATGGAGACCTAAGAGAGCCTTAAAGGCATCAAGAATCCTTGACCAGAAAGATTTGTTAGCTTTACTTTGTTTATCAATTTCTTGAATTTTATCTCTGAAGATAGGATTGGCAAGTTCTGCAACAAACTCAAAAACATCAACAATACCTCTTTCACCTTTAAGGAGAGAGTTGTTCTTGAGATCTTGATAAAGAGAGTTAATCTCTGTACGGAACTCCTGCAAAGCTTCAGGTCTCTTCCAATTCTCTGTTTTATTAGAGAGAGCATACATAGAGATAGAATGAAGTACTTCATGAAGAATGATAGAAGCTTTTTTGTTTGTCATTATATCTCTTTCAAGGAAAGACTTCTTATAGGTGATAGTATTGCTATTGGTGTATCTACCCATAATTCCAAAAGGAAGAGATTCATTAAAAGAAACTTCAATACCTAAGTCCTTAGCAATGCTAAAGACTTTATCAGCCAATACCTTAGAAGTTCTATTTTCATTGAACCTGTTGTATAGCTCCTGTACCTTAGAAATGGTATAGGTTTGATTCTCCCTAATACCAAGATTAAGCTTCTTGATATCCCTCATAGAACCAATGTTGTCAAACTCATCAAAGAAGTCATCCTTACTATAATCAGCTTTTTCTACAGGTCTTTTGACAGAAAGCATGTAGTTGCCTTTAGCATTTCTGTAATGGACAATAGCAGATTGAGGAAAGAATCTTGAGGCTTCCTTCCTTGCAGCTTGAAGTTGACTAAGAGACTTGAACTCTTGTGGAGTATTGTACATTTTTCCCCATAGTTCTCTTACAGATTTACCAGACTCTTGATAATGAGAATTACCAAGTTGAGCCTGGATATAAACATCTGTAGGAAAGAGAGTTTCATTGCCAGTCTCTAACCAATACTTGTGAGTGATAAGCTCAAGGGTATTGTCAGCAAGATTGTTACGTGCTGCAATATCCTTGAACTCTTTACTACTTTTATTTACACATCCCATAAATGTTATGTTTTACTATTAAAAATTAATGGCAAAGATAAAGAAATTAATTATGTGATTGAGGGAGTTAAGTGATAAGGTTAGAAGAAATAAGTAAGACTATTTTATACTAATGATTATTAATCGTCATAATTCTTTTTTCTATATGTTTCTAACTCTTTCTGATATGCTTCAGTATTAACATATCCACAACAATTAAGTTCTCTACAAAAGCCACTATATACGCAATTAGGAACCATCTTATCAGCCATGACAATATCTTGTTTAGCAATCTCAGACTTGACAGCTTTCCATGCTTCTTGTGTTTCTTTAGATGCACATTTACAGAGTCTCTTTCTGCTGATGTTAATCAGAGTCTGAGCATTGACAACAAAGTCTTGATCATTCTCAGAACCTTGTGGAAGTTCATCTCTACTACAATTAAGTTTTCTTCTATCTTCCCTTTGAGAATGAATAAAAGGTAACATGTGTTCATGTCTTAACAAATGAACTCCAACCCACTGTCTAAGATTTTTAAAATGAATACAATATTCAACAAGTTTGATAGGACTATGCTCTGCAAGAAGAACTTTTGCCTTCCAGTTATCACTTGGTTCTTTATGCAAAGGTTCTTTACCAATAGTTCTTCTTGCTGCATCTAATGCTCTACTCCAAGGAGTTTCTTGTAGTACTGTTACTTCCATTACTTATAACTTTTTAATTGTTCTTCTAATGCTTTCTTTAACTCATTAAAACACTTTACTACCTTAGGATTTACAACTTTATTTTCAATAGTAAGCGCACTATTTTCATAAGTCATTGCCATATCATAGACAGGTTTAGCAAAATGCTTGTATATAATGTTAAACTTCTTTTTGTCAATACTTTAATCTTTTTCTATAGTAAAATCTTCACCCCATACTACAACTACATCATCGTAATTATGACCTAAAGATTCAACAATATCTACTGTAGTAGCATTATCATCATCAAATATAGGATGTTTATCTGCATTGTAAATGTAGATTTTATTATTGTCAATTACTACTAGTTGTTCCATATTGATTTATATTTTTTTATTACCAATCAGTTAAAGTAGCACCAAAAGTGATTATAAATGCAATCAATGTTATGAGACCATATAGGAAAACAACATCTTTTTTAGAAATATAGTATGCTAATATTTCTAAAGCAAATAATATAATATATACTATAGCTACTATAATTGTTTGTATCATACTAAAAAGCTTCTATATAATCAGCATCAGGGAATGTTGCATAAACATCATCCCATGCAGCATCTCTTTCATGTTCATCATCTTCATCATAATGATTGCTGTAAGTTTCTCTGGGCTTGTCTTTGAAATGTATTATGAATGTCATAGTTGTGGATTTTAAAAGTGGTTATTTGACTAAGCCTAACTGAGCCTAAATAAGCCTTTTTGAGCTTTTAGTGAGGCTTTTAGATTTCTTTGATGACGTCTAAGTCATCGATGATCCAATCTTTAGTGGCTTTGGAAATGTTTTTGTAGTGAGTCAATTCTTTTTGGACTATAGCTTTGGCTGTAGGAGTGGGGGTTATGGAAAGCTCATCTTCCAAGTGATTGATTTTTTCTTGTGAGAGGTGTTGTAATTCAGTGAGTAGAGAGAGAATGCCAAAGGTATTGTTATCATTTTCAAATTCTTCAATAAAATTGGTATTATCGAAGTTTGGCTCATCGTCAATGATTTCATAATTCTTTATTGTGACAGGTATAGACTTGCTGAGACAATAAGAAACACAACAGTCTACTTGAGTAGGTTCAGGATCTTTCTGATTCCAAGGAGCCATACGTTCCTCAGACTGAGAAAGAAGGGGATAGTTATCTTTCATAATAATAAATATTAAACATCAGCATAAATAGTGTAGTTATCAAAATCGTCAGAGATAGATATAAGAGCATTTATATATTCCTTAGTTCTTCTAAGTAATTGCTCATAGGTACCCCAACCATTAGAAGGATTGAATTGCTTGAAGAAATCCTTTTTTTCTAACAATTTTCTGTAACACTCCATAACATCTTCCAAGTAATCCATATTAGGTATGGATATTCCAAGATTATCTTTTGGATGCCATAGAAAATCATATAGAGTCGCAAATATATCTTGTGTTTTAGGAGTACATATACTTATAATCTTACATTTAATAGCCATTTCTGTAAGATTATGAGTAAGATTTAAGTGAAAATAAGTGTCACTTTCATAAGTACTCTCCTTAATATCATCAGGATTAATATCAGGAAAATGAGTTAATACTTCCTGCTTGGTAGCAAGTTCTTTAGTCTCACCATTGTCTCTAATATAGATTCCTGTACCTCTATGAAGTACAGGAGTATTACTCTTTATATATAAATCTAAACTCATTGTTTCTGTTTTATTAATAACATATTAATCTTATCCTTAATATAGAAAATTGCTTTTTGCAAATCTTCTATAGCTTTAGTTGTATCATCATAGCCTTGCTCAGACTTATGTCCAGCCCTAAGAAGATACTTTAAAGCATTGCCTGTATCAAAGTCCATGTGACGTGTAATATCTATCACTTCTACACCACAAAGCTCTTTTAAATAAGAGTAATGGGAAGGATGATTGACTTTATCTTTTGAAGGGGAGTCTTTTTGTTTAGAGGTAGATTCTTGAGGATGAGTGCTATTGTAAAGTTTCTCAAGATTAGAGACTTCATCCTGTAACTGCTTTACTTCTGGTGAAATAGACTTTATACATATATAAGTATTAATGGCAAAGGTGTCTCTATTGGGTTTTATGACAACAGCAGAGAGTTTGTTAACTAAATCCTTTATTTTCTGTATTTCTTGTTTCATTGTTTTGTAATTTTTTTTGTGAGAGAAATGATAATGATAATGAGCCTTGCTGGGCCTCTATGAGCCTAACTAAGCCTTTGAAGAAAAGGAGATTGGGAGATAGCCTAACTAAGTCTTAATGAGTCTTTCTGAGCCTTTGATTGGAAGATATTATTATTTAGAGTCTTGGTTGGTGTTGACTATTAGCCAGTCAGTAGAATGCTCATAAGGAACCCCTTCTTTGTAATTGATACTCCAAGGATAGGACTTACGCATAGCAGTGCGTAAGGTTTCAATGTCAGCAAGTTTTGCTCTGATAGCATCTACAGCCTTGATACATCTTAAGTTGTTAAGGTCAACAGAAGGAGTCTTCTTATCATTCTTGTTATAACCAAAACATTCAGTAGCCTTGTCAACAACCTCAGACCACTTCTCAGAGAGAGAATGAAGGTCATAAGTAGAGAAAAGAACAGTAGGGTCTTTATGAAGAGTCTGTTTCATGTCATGACAACACTGAGAGAATGTGACAGAAGCAATCTGAAGCATGGTGGAAATGTAATGCAAAGCAGCAAGACAATCAAGATGCTGCATCTTGGCATTCCTAAAAGAAATGTATAAAGCACGATGAAGCTCTTCCTCTTCCTTTTCAAACTGTTCTTCAATATTGTCAGAGAGAATATTCATATACCTAATGTTCTGACTGCTGACAGCCATAAGACTATCTGGAAGAGCTTCCAGCTGTTTACCAATCCTGTTAATGGATTGCTTGTTAAGATGACGATAGAAAGACTTTTCAGCCTTTATGTCATCAATGTAATCCAAATAAGCATACCTTGCCATAGTGATGGAAGGTAGGCAACAATACTGGAAGTATCTCCAGATAGTAATTAAATCGTCGTCTGTTATAACCATAATAAATTAATGTTTCCAAAATTGACCAACCTCTTCTTCAGCAGGAAGAGGAAGTCTGTGACAATACTTTGCTCCAACAGTTTCCATGAAATGCTTTGTTGCAGCAACAACCTCAGAAGTAAGTTCCTTTGGACATTCTTCACAAATTTCATCATGCACAGGGACACAGAACTTAACCTTATTCTGATAACCCTTATCAAGAATCCAAATGTAGAGAGCATAAGTAAACTCCTTAAAGATAACAGCACCAAGACCTTGAGTAGTGCTATTGACACTGTTCTTGTCATACTTGTTTCTTGCAGCAAAGTGCTCATTAGCTTCTTCAGTTCTTGGCAATCCAGCAGCTTTTCTTTCTCTGTATTCATCCCAAAATTCAGTAGAGCGTTGTCTTTTAATCCACTTCTGCCAATCCCACCAACGAGAAATATGCCCAGTTTCACGACATACTCTGATTATGCCAGTGGACTCAGTATACTTCTTACATTGTTCTTGATATTTTGTGGCACCAGCAAAACCCTTCTTGTAGTTTTCCTCAATCTGCATAGCTTCTTCTTTAGGCATACCATAGTTGCCTACAAGAGTAGCCCAGTTACCAAGGAAAGCAAAAGTGAACTCAGGACCTTTAGCAGATTGTCTAAGAGAATGATACTTCTCCTTAATGCTTCTGATATCAACATCACGAGGAATCTTGTCAGGATAGATAAGCCATGCTACATAGCTGTGCATGTCATAACCCTTTTCAAAAACCTCAAGCATACCCTTGTCTCCAGATAGACTTGCAAGAAGTCTTGACTCCTCACTGTTATAGTCTATAGAGATAAAGTCATTACCTTCTTCTGCTATAAAGCAAGAACGGACTTCATCAGTGTTAGGAAGATTCTGAATTTGAGGATAAGCACAAACCTCTTCAGGATGACTTTTTCTTGGCTGTAAAGGAAGACCTTTGAGAGAAGCTAAATCCTCATTCTGCTTTTGTGAACCACAAGAAAGTCTGCCAGTGACAGTATCAAGTTGACGAAACTCAGTATGAATCCTTTTGGTCTTAGGATTGATGGCATTGATATATTGTGGACCATAGGTAGAACAAAGCTTCTCAAGGCGTGAAAGTTCAAGGTATAAGGCAGAGAACTCAGGATTGACATGCTTTTGCTTCTTCACCAAATCAGCACCTTTGCTTTCAGTCTCCTCCTTCTTCTCTTTATTCCAACCCTTAGTGTTGTAGCCAAGGAACTTCAAGAGAGGAACAACATCATCAGTACTATTCCAATTGATATTACATTTAGACTTGTCAGAGGTATCAACATCCTCAAAGAGGTCAAGTTGAATAGTGTTTCTGATGAAATCCTTATTGCCGAGATTAACAACAAAAGCATTAAGTTTGTCCTTGACTTTCTGCAAGTCACTACAATTACGTTTGTAGATGCTTAGCCACTTGGCTTCATCAATTTTTACACCACAATACTCAAAATAAGCAATAGGAAGAACAGCACTGCACTCAATCTTTAAGGCAGGCATGGCATTTATGGACTTAAAGTAAGCTACCTGTGCATTCATGATGTCTGCAAGATGAACAACATCATTGGCACCATAGACAATGACTTCTTCAGTAATGCCAACATACTTAATCTTACCACGGACAGACTTATCAATATTAACACCAAGATACTTATAGCCAATGGCATCAAGAGCAAAACTAAGTTCATAATAAGTTCGGCTTGGACAATTCTTCTTGGCTTTAGAAGTCTTGATATGATAAGGAAAGTCATATTTTTGTTCCTCATATTCCTCTGGAGAAACAGGGATTCTTGGGAAGCCAAAGTATCTAAGCATTTCAGCAATCATAGTGTCATAACATCTACGAATAAAGATACCTAAAGCCATAAGCATCTTGGCATCATACTTAAGATTTTGTCCAACAAGAAAGCCCTGTTCAATGACATCTTTATAAAGAAGGGGGTCTATTGTAGTACAGTCAACTACAACTTGTGTAGTTTTGTCCATACTACCAAATTGCATAAGAAGAACTTTAGCAATGTGACAATCAAGTCCTGTACCCTCAGTATCAAACTGAAAGATTTTCCAGGACTTGATAAGAGCTACAGATTCCTCTACAGACATAGATTGAAAGCTATCACTTTCAAATAGAGTTTTTTGATTAGATACAAAATAAATCATTCTTTACTATAAGCTATCAGTTCCTTGAAATCAAGGACATACTTGTAGTCATTAAAGAACTTAGAGCCAAGTATGCCATGAATGGTGACACCAGTCTCCTTCTTGATAGAATTGAATACCCCAGACATATCCTGAATGACAAAGGCATACTCATAGATCTTGTCTTTGTAAGACATGGCAAAAGTACATACACCTTCAGCCTTCTGACCATTGCCTTCAATGCCAGTAACAGTATTCTCAACATCGCACACTATTCTGTGATTAAGATTCTTGAGATAAGAGCTGTCAATGATACAATTATTAGAGCCAGTGTCAAGGAGGAAATTGATTTTCTTGCTGCCTTGGTAGAATGTGACTACAGGAAGTTCAGCCAAGTCAATACTGTTCTTGAAAGACATGGCATTAGGATGAATATCAAGGAATTTGTTGATTATTTTTTTGAGCATAGTGATGATTTTTTGATTGATGAGTGATGAGCCTCCCTAAGCCCTTTTGGGCTAACTAAGCCTTTAAGAAAGGAAGAGGCTGTGACTATTTACTATTATGTTTTTTCTTTTACTTTTTAGTTTTATTTTGTTCGGTATTTGTCAGAGCCAGTGCCTAAACCACCTCTGTTTTCATTGTGAAGTTCATCTACTTTGACAAGCTCAATCTTTGGAGAGAAGAGCCAACGAAGTTTCTGCCAGATAGTGGCTTTCTGTGAGAGCTGAATTTGAAACTGAGCAATAGGAGTGCCTTTAGGAATGGTAACATTGCGAGTGGCAAGGGCAGGAAACTTCCATATATCATTAGGACCACAGTAGCTATTATCAATAATGCCTACTGAATTTGCCAAGAGAATGCCCCACTTTTTGAATGTAGAACTGCGAGGGTAGGCCTTAGCTTCAAAGCCTTTAGGAAGTTCAATGACAACACCAAGGTCGAGGAGAGCATACTGAAATGATACTTCACCTACTCTTTCTATAACTTTGTTGTTACCTTTGTACTTGCTATATTTTTTAATACTGGGACCCTTGAGAATGTATTCCTCAGAAGTCATGAGGTCAATGCAATCACCAACTTTGAGGATTTCGGGCATACAGCCTGGGGTAATTTCTTTTATTTTGATTTTCATATTTTTGTTTGTTTATTGTTATTAATTAAGCCTTACTAAGCCTTACTGAGCATCTTTAAGCCTTTGGGGATTTTAATAAGCCTAACTAGGCCTCTTTGAGCTTTTCTAAGTCATTGGGTAGAAAGGACTGATTAATGCTGTAAGAATAGGCTTGTGATATTAGTTAATTTAGGAGAATCATTATCTGAGATGGATTCTACTTTATAAAACTGTTGATTGGTGAGGGGACTACCAAGACCTCCAAGTTCCTGATCATAATAACCAATTTTGACAAAATCAAGATACTTTAGAATACCTATCTTGTCCTTAGGAATCATGTCAAGACCACAATACCATGCAGTCTTTACTCTTTGATGAGCATACATGAACAATTCAATAAGAGAATCAATGTTATGCTCACCACCAAGAAGACAGATACATGTAATGCCTTGGTGCTTGTCAAGGAGAGACTGAAGTTCCTTAATAGTAAGAGGAGTACCTTTGTCTTCCCACAACTCTCTGGAATGACATCCTTGACAATGAATAGTACAACCTGAGATAGAGATGCCAAGGGATATTTCCCCTGGCACCTCACTGAATACTTCTTTACAATAAATATACTTTAGCATACTTCATTCTTTTTAGCAAACATACGATGACTACCTTCTTGCTGACGGCTTTCAGACCATGACTTCATAGGCTTTAGATAACCTATAACACGAGTCCATAGAGTAGTATTATGACTACCACACTTAGGACAAACATGGAAAGGATGCTTGGCAATAAACTTACAATCATCACACTGGGTCTGAGGGACATTGAAGGTGATGTAATTGTTACCTACCTTGATTGCATATTCAAGAAGTTTGGTGTATTGTTCTTTAGAAAGATTGTCTTCAAGATTAAGATGGGAAGCCTGTCCACCATCAATGGATTGGGCAATCTGACCACCCTGCATGGCAATTTTGTCAAGAATAGAAGTGTTGTCATGAGCATCATAGATGTAGGAGTTATATAGATTCTTATCAGAGGGGACCCAATAGCCATCCTGCTTGTCCCAATTATAGTTCTTCACACCAAGGCTCTCAGCAGGAACTAACTCCAAATTGAACATGAACTTCTTGGAAGAGTGCTGCCTGTTGTATTGCTTAATGACATTAAGAACCCATGATGCAAAGTCAAGATACTCCTTGTTGTTGCTGACAGTAAGTCCGAGGAATCTTGCAGCTTCATTAAGACCATTGACACCAATAGTACAATAGAGTCTATCAAAGTTTATATAGCCAGCTTTGGTCTGAGGGAACATACCATGAGCATCCATCTTGTAAAGACCAGTCTTATAGGCACGCTGATAGTCATAGACTCTGAGAAGAATGTTTTCAAGATAATTCTTTATGAAAGAAGTGTTTTCTCTCCATCCACCATGTTGTTTTATACCATAACTTCTATTACAATCTTGAATAATTCTATTGAGATTAATAGTCATGACATTGCAAGAGCCTGTCTGTACACCAGTAAGACCAGTGGTAGAGGAGAATGTATTGTCAGTAACTTCATTGCGCAATCTACAGCAAGAAGAGATACTATCAGCATTCTTGGAAAGATAGGCAAATAAAGAATCACCTTCAGCCCATTGAGTAGTAATGAAATCCTTATACTCCTTGTCAAGAGCATCATTGTCATTAGTAAGACAGCAGACTGTAACTACAGGAAATGTAAGTATAGTTTCAGTGCGTTCTTTATTGAGCCACCTAATATATCTCTTCTGTAACCAATTGACAGCATCCCAATTAGGCTTAGAACCATCTGGGAAACAGAAATCATCAAACATAGCATGCCAATAGTAGCTATCAAAGACATTAAAGTTGGTAAATGGTGATTGATAGCCACGATTGCCAGCAGGTTGATTGATATAATGAGTGATAGACTGAAAGAATTGATCAATGGTCTGACCAATAGTTTTCTGCTCAAGACAATGTTCATTGGTAATAATGACATCTTCCTTCTTATAATATTCCTTACCCCATTCTTTCTCACAGAAATAAGAAAAGAAATTGAAGAACTCACCATAAGCTCCAGCACCCTTCTTTTGTGCAGACAATAGGAATACGAGATTCTGAAACTGTCCACAAAAGGAACTAAGATGATGAGGAGCATGATTCTTGGTGCCATCAATATTGTCAGTACCATCAACAAGAAGAGGATAGAGAGTATAGGCACTACAATAAGGCTTGAGAATAGGACAACTCTCATCATGCTGATAAAAAATGTGATGCTCAAGGTCCTTAATGTACTGGTCTCTATATGGAGAATTAATCTCAGCAAGAAGTTCCTTCATTTGAGAACGCTGTACTAAGCGAGAGGTATCTTTATAAAGTTCACCCTCAAGAGTGGCAGCATTCTTATTGATGGTATTAGCATTGTCATCAGTATTAGAAAGATTAGTAGCAGAGGATTCAGAAGCATTATACTTGTGAATATACTGTACCTTATCCTTAATAATACGAGCTTCAGTATGTTTCTTTCTATAGAGCATGTAAGCCTTGCCTACAGGGAACCAACGCTTACAAAGATACTTCTCTACCTTATTCTGAATGTCTTCTACAGATATGTCCTCATGTGCTTCCTTCTCAATGTTATCAAGAAATACTGAGACATCCTTTTTATCCTTTTCAGAAAGTGGGAAGTGGCAAGCCTGGAATGCTTTGAGCATAGCAGACTTAATCTTTTCTGTTGAAAACTCTTCTTTGGAGCCATTGCGTTTAATTACAAACATTTCATATTGTATTATGCAGTTAAAAAATTAATAATTTGGTGGAGTGAGGGGAGAGACTTCTTTTACTAAGCCTTGTTGAGCCTCTCTAAGCCTTTTTAAGTTCTTTTTTTTTGAAGGCTTTCTAATCTTTTAGCTTTAGGCAGGTGATGGTGTTAATGCCATCCTTGTCAATGCCTACTGGGACAGTGGGACGAAGATTAAGATAGCCTTGCAGTTCCTTGCCTATTTCAAAGGGGTCTCTGAACTCCTTACCTTCATTGTTGACAAGAGTGCCTTTAGCCCTTGTGAGAGGGAACTCCCATACAAGAGGAGTAAGAGATTCCTTGTTGACAACAATAAAACGATAGTCCTCAAGAGTGAAATCCTTGAAGTAAGGGTCGTTAGACATGTTGGCTTTGAGAATGCGCCAATACAGCCTTGCCTGTATCATGTAAGACCATTGCTCAAAGCTGTCTTGAAAATCCCACTCTTTGTGACCACTGGTCTTGAGGTCAATGGGATATATCTTCTTTTCCTCATAATCAACAACAGCCAAGTCCATCATACATCTGTAGCATACACCTTCAAACTTAGCACGGAACTTAAGCTGATAGTATCTCTTGACAGAAGACATGGGGTCATTGTCAGCAAAGTAGCCTTGAGTGGCAGGAGAGGTCTTGAGAGCTTGAACCATCTTAATGACTTTATCATAAGTAGGTCTGTCCACAACAGTTTTAGTACCTGCCTGTGTTATAAGATTATAATACATAGCAACTCTTTCAGACAAAACTCTAACTCTTGTTTCATCTCTCCAATTTTTTTGCCATCCTACTTCATTAATCACAGAAAGAATAACATCATTTGGGATATATGAAAATATCTCATAGGAATCATGGTACTTCTCATATAACATTTTAGCTATCAACTGCTCCTTATCACCGATAGAAGGATAGTCAGCAATATAATACAAGTTATCAAACTCCTCTTGTGAACCAGTGATAAGACAGTCAACCATAGAACCCTCTAACAATGACTGAGTAGAGATATGGTCAAAAAGATGGTCAAGTTTGTTAAAGCCTTCACGCTCAAACTTGGCAAGAGTGGAGTAACTGAGAGCTGGGTCAGCTCTGTAAGTAGACTCTGGAACTTGCCAGGAAATATCTTTTAATTCTTTGGGAATATTCATTGGGATTGAAAATTAAATAATAAGCCTTACTGAGCCTAACTAAGCCTTTTTATGCCTTTCTTTTAAGCCTTTCTGAGCCTTCTTGAGCCTTATTAAGCCATTGATGGTTAGACTTCTTTGGACTTTTGAGACAAGTCTTTGATGATGTTGATGGCTTGAAGAAGCTGCTTCTTGGTGTAAATCTCGAAGTAAATACTCTTTGGATGATTATCTTCCAACCACTTGCGGAACATCTTCTTTTTGAGATAGAAGCAATCATTCTCCATGCCTTTAGCTTCAATGATAACAAGAAAACCATTATATGTAAATACAAAGTCAGGGGTGTAAGTGATGTCTATAATCTTCTTACTCTCAAGCTTAAGCATTCTTGTATATTTGTCCTTATCATAGAAAGGGACAGTAGGACGGAAGCCCTGCCATAGAACAAACTTATGAGGCTCATACTTAACAGGGAAGCCTTGCTCCCTAAGAGTCTGATAAATCATCTTCTCAAGTTGAGACTTAAAGTAGATGTCATCATACTCCAAGGGAGAGGCATTCTTAATCTTCTTATTTTCGTGGAGACTTGTTGGCATTGTGGTTGTGCTGAAGCTTCTTGATAGTCTTGTTAAGAGCAGCTATCTTGGCATCCATCTGCTTAAACTTAAGAGCAAAAGTCTCAAGAGTAGAGAGAATGATCTGTGCTGCTTCACAACACTCAGCATCTGAAGTTTCGGTGTCCTTACTCTCAACCTCCTTTTCTATGATGATTTCCTGCTTAAGGAGCAAAGGAATGAGGTCTGGGATAAACTTACACTCCAAATGATAATGGTGAGTGTGACCATCTTCTGTGTCTTTGGTGAAATCCAACTCAATAATGTCACCAAACTTAAGCTCTTCGTTAGAGTCTTTTAAGAAATACTTTTTCATTGTTTTTTTTTTGTTTTTGATTAAATTTTTATTAAGCCTTACTAAGCCTTTTTGAGCCTTTATGAGCTTTTGATTG